CCTAAATCAAAAGGTACAGCAAGACGTCTTGCTAAAATGTATTTTAACGAAATCATGGGAGGTCGATATGATCCGGCACCAGATGCGACAGCGTTCCCAAATGACAGCAAAGATCGCTACGAAGGTATGCTTGTGGTTAGAAGTGAGCTTCGTAGTATGTGTAGTCATCATCACCAGCCTGTATCTGGCGTTGCTTATATCGGAATCATTGCCGCTAATAAATTAATTGGACTAAGCAAATATACTCGTATTGCACAATGGTGTGCTCGGCGTGGTACACTACAAGAAGAACTATGCAATGACATTGCTAGAGAAATTAGCAAGGCAACACAAAGCGAAAATGTAGCAGTCTATATTCAAGCCACACATGGTTGTTGTGAAAATCGCGGCATCATGGCACATAGTTCATTGACTCAAACTACTGTACTTAAAGGTGCGTTTAAAGACGATGCCGGTACTAAGAAAGAGTTTATGGATAATATTAAATTGCAACAAGAGTTTGCACCGAGATAATGAAGGCCATAGCTCTTGTAGCACATCCGGATGATTGTATTATTTTTGCCAGTGCGTATATGGATGCCCATCCAGAATACGAATGGACCATTGTATATCTAACGTGTTGGCGATGGCACAAACGTGGTCGTGAAATTTCTAGATATTGGCGCCGTCGAGGAGTTAAGACTCAATTCCTAGGTTTTAAAGATCACGGTAGAGATTTAGGTTTAAATGGATTACATACTTGGGATAGGTACGATGCCATTAGAGCCCTACGACGAGCTACTATAGGATATGACTTAATTTTAACACACAATGCAGAAGGTGAATATGGACATCCACATCACCGCGTAGTTCACGAGTCAGCTCAGGCATTTGGTTATAGTAAGGTTTATTTTTCAACAGATAAAACAGACTTGATGTTGCCCATGAATGTAGGAATGGCTGAATTGCCTAGACATAGAGAATCAATTAAAATACACGCACCAACAGGTGTTTCATACTATAAGGAAATGTACAATGACAACTGCTAAAGACTTAACCGATCAATTAATTAACCGTGCTAAAAATTTAAAAGAATTTGTAGTTGAACGAGATTTTGATAGCATACCCGGCGGTGTTGTTCGCTTTAACATACAGCATACTGTAGGAAATCCTGCACGTATTTTTGTACCAGCATTAACACAGCAAGAAGCAGAAGAAATGGTTGACGAATGGTTTGAAGAGGATGTTGAATGAAAAAGATCACGTTTATTACTGATCCTATTAACATAGACGCAATACCATATCCTGTTCCTGCAGGCAAGTATACCCCCGACTGGTTTAAAAGTATGGGGCCAAAGGCTGATGTAAGTAAAAAAAGCCTCATCAATAATGTAACTATGAAAGTATGTCCAGGTGTCCACGACATATTTAATGTAGGATATATTATCCCAGCATGGTGTGATTTTTACATTGATATCACCGGTGGTGGTTTGAAATTCGAATCATCAAACAACGAACAATTCTTAACAGTTTTTCCTCCACCAACAAGTCCGGGATTTCCGTTTCCTAAAACACACCAACCTACATTTTTTAAATTTAAAACTCCATGGCGTATTCAATCTGCCGACCCGTTAACCGCACTTGTTAGTCAACCTAAATATCAATTTGATTTGCCGTATCAAGTATATGAAGGCGTAATGGACATTGGGCCATATGTTGCCGATCTCAATTTTATCATCAGCATGGAAAAGAATAGATATTTAGAATTTAAACGTGGTGACCCGTTATTACACGTAATTCCGTTTAGTAACGATCATTTCAAAGCTAGTGTTGGGCCAATAGATGATTCGTTATTACTAAAATTAAATCGTCAAATGCAAGCCATTAAGAGTTATGCATTAGGCGGATATTTTAAAACATTACACAAGAAAAAATCATATGAGTAAAGCACAAAAGCCAGCAGAAGGTATTTTACTGCACAAAGATTGGGGTGATACTAAAATGTATAGTGTTCCATGCGAATGTTGCGGTAACGACTGTGGACACAATGTTTGGGTAGAAGCAGATGACTGTAATGTCAGCGTTACTACCTATGTTAAATTAAAAACCAAATGGTGGGAATCAAATCGTTTTCGTATTATTTGGACTTTACTAACCAAAGGTTATGTTGAATACGAAGCAAGTATTATGATGACTGAACAGCAAGCTCTAAATTATTCAGAAACATTGAAATCTGCTGTTAAAGATGTTAAACTGTTTAAAGAGGCACGTAAAGAAAAGTCAGCAATGGCAAAATTAGTAGAACAAGGTGATTGTATATGAGTAAATTAAAAGTAGCTGAATTGTTTTATTCAATTCAAGGTGAAGGACGCTTTATGGGTGTGCCTTCTGTTTTCTTGCGTACATTTGGATGTAATTTTAAATGTGCAGGTTTTGGTATGCCTAAAGGTGAACTAAGCACAGAAGTTGAAGATATTGCACAAGTAGTTCATATGTTTAACAAATATGAAGACTTGCCGTTAGTATCTACAGGATGCGATAGCTATGCTAGCTGGGATCCACGTTTTAAAGATCTCAGTCCAATGCTCACTAGCGATGCTATTGTAGATCGTATTATGGAAATACTTCCGTTTAAATCCTGGATGGATGAACATCTTGTAATTACAGGCGGTGAGCCTTTGTTGGGTTGGCAACGTGCTTATCCGGATTTGTTAGATCATCCTTACATGAAAACATTACGTGAGATTACATTTGAAACAAACGGTACTCAATCACTGACTCCAGAATTTAAAGAATATCTTCAGGACTGGTCTACTAGAGATAGCGTATTTAAAGGCATTACATTTTCAGTAAGTCCTAAACTAAGTTGCAGTGGTGAAAGTCGAGCTGAAGCAATTCGTCCAGACATCATCTTCGACTATCAAGAAGTAGGTGCTACCTATTTAAAATTTGTAGTTGCCACTGATGACGACGCAAAAGAAGCCCTTGAAACTATTGATCTTTATAGAGAAAATGGTTTCGAAGGACCTGTATACTTAATGCCAGTTGGCGGAATTGAAAGTGTTTATGCTATGAATAATCGTCGAGTGGCAGAGTTTGCAATGAAGAATGGTTTACGATATAGCGATAGACTGCAAGTACCATTGTTTAAAAATGAATGGGGTACCTAACATGAAGAAATTAATTAAAAAACTTTTTGGCATTGACAAGATTGAGGCTCAAAAAGAACAAGCTCTAGCCGAAGCCGCAGTTGCTGAAAAGTTAGCCAAACAGAAACTACAAGAAGTAGTTGATGCTGAAAAGGCTGCCGAAGAAGCAAAAATGACTCCGAAAGAACGTGCTACACTCAAGGGAGAACCTTGGGTGGCTGTATTGGATACACATGTTAACAAGGATAATGTACGAAATGGTTTCTTTGAGCTTGACTGGAACGAAGAGTTTGTAGTACAATTGAAACAAGCTGGATACGGTTTTGATGGCGATCCAGATGAAGAGATTGTAGATCGCTGGTTCAGAGATCTTGCCCAAAACATGCTAGCAGAGGCAGGTGTTGCAGAACCAGAGAGACACAGTGCAGGTTTTATTAACGTAACTAAATTAGCTAACGGCAAAGCAGAAGTCGAATGACACATATCATCGTTGACACAGCAAACACTTTCTTTCGTGCTAGACACGTGGTACAAGGCAGTGCAGACATTAAGTTGGGCATGGCCTTTCACATTACCTTCAACAGTATTAAGAAGGCATGGCAAGACTTTGGCGGTACCCATGTAGTATTCTGCCTCGAAGGTCGTAGCTGGCGTAAAGATTTTTACGAGCCGTACAAACGCAATAGGCAAGAAACCCGTAGTGCTATGACTACTAAAGAACAAGAAGAAGACAAATTGTTCTGGGAAGCATTTGATGAATTTAAGAATTTTATTACAGAAAAAACTAACTGTACTGTAATGCGACACCCTGAATTAGAAGCAGATGATTTGATTGCAGGGTGGATACAAAGTCATCCAGAAGCAAAGCACGTTATCATTAGTACAGACGGAGACTTTGCTCAACTAGTAAGCCCCAACGTTAGTCAATATAACGGTGTAGGCGATTTGCATATTACACACGAAGGAATCTTTGATGCCAAAGGTAAACCCGTTAAAGACAAAAAGACAGGCGAGCCAAAGCCAGCACAAGACCCAGAATGGATGCTGTTCGAAAAATGTATGCGTGGTGATACCAGTGATAATGTCTTCTCGGCGTATCCAGGTGTGCGTACTAAAGGTTCTAAAAACAAAGTTGGTCTTACTGAAGCGTTCGAAGACCGTAACGCCAAAGGATTTGCGTGGAACAATCTCATGTTACAGAGGTGGGTTGACCACAATGGCGTCGAACACAGGGTCTTAGAAGATTATCAGCGCAATGTAACATTGTGCGATCTAACTGCACAGCCTGAAGATATTAAGGCTAAGATTAAAGAAACAATCCAAGCAAACGCAATGCCCAAAGCCGTAGATCAAGTAGGCATACGTATGCTCAAATTCTGCAATGCGTGGGACATGAAAAAGATTGCAGACAACATACAGTCGTATGCTGAACCGTTCCAAGCCAAATATAAGGAGATTTAATATGGCATCATTAGGCAAACTAGCAAAAGTAAATGAAAATATTTCTATCAATCGTTACGACAACGGATGGATGGTTGAGATTGGTGGACGTGATAAAAAAGAAGATTGGAAAAATACCAAGACACTTTGCAACTCAGAACAAGAAGTTCTTGATCTAATTAAAGAGTGGAATACTCTTCCGCTAGACGTCTAAGGAGAACAACATGGCAACATGGACTGTTAGCACATACTATAAAAAATCTTGTCAAGAAGTTGAGCATTGGGTTCGACGTGAGGGCGAAGGCCGAATCACAGTCACTAACGGTTTCCGCTATGGTGAATGGACTGTAGAAACTAGTGATGACGAACTTCCAGAATTTGAATTTACCGAAGTTCCTGGCGGTGATGGCAAGAAGGACAGTATCAATATGTTAGACTGTTCTGTTAACAACATTGAAGAGGTTGAACTTGTTGAAATGTTCGACGGCGGTTGCTGGTACGATGTTGAATTTGAAGATCTCACTGAAGAAGAGGAAGAAGAGATTCAAGAGTTTATCGATGAAAATAGCATCTATGAATTAGAAGAACGTGAAGACGGTTGGTACAACGACGACACAGAATGGTGGATTTGGGGTCCTATTGAAATCAAGAACGAAGCAGGTGATACTGTGCGTATTATCTGTGCAGATGCAGATGGTAATGTAGTCGATTTTGTTGAAGAATAATATGTCTAAAGTATATCTAATCAAACCCTTACATAAGAAAAGCATCTGTTGGCACATTGAAATGTACCGGATGAACGCAAACGGTAGTGTTAGCTGGTTTAATATTGATGATCACTATCGTTGGGGGCAAGGCTTTGTTGAAGAAGATATGGACTGTAATTTACCTATAGAAGGCGATGCTCAAGCCCATGCTAAAATGGATTGCGGATGGGGTGCAGAACTAGACGACCAACACTCTTGCTGGTTCGAGTTTAGTGATGACATTACCGAAGAAGAACAAGAGGAAATTAAAAAGTGTTATCTTCAAGGTGACGAGAACGACGACTGGGAGAGATCCGGAGCTGCCTGGCTTTTTGATGCCGAACACGACTGGCAAGTTGAAGATGACTATCTGGTTATTGATGCTCCCTATCAAGTGAGTCTTTGTGAAGATGACGGTACAGTTATTGAGGAAAATGTTAAACTCCGTACACGGGCAGATTTAGAAGAGGCCGCACGTAAATGGCGTGAAGAAAACAACGCTAATAAATGGCCGTTTGATGCTGTCGAAAGTGAAGGCGGGGAGACTGACTAATGGTTAGTTTAATAGCTCTAGTAGTTCTTGTAGCAATAGGCCTAAGAATTTTAAGATTAAAACCAGGTTGCTGTGGTAACTGTCGTCAAGGCCGAGATCCTTGTAACTGCCAACGAAATGAGAGATAAATATATGCGTACATTAATAGAGTGCCTACGGGGCTCTTATAAAGGGGACTAAAATGACAGAAATACACGCAAAGCCCATCGTCGATGGCAAATTTTGGATTGTAGAACAGGACGGTGCTAAAGTCGCTACTCTACATAAAAAAGAAAATAATAAATTTGTACTATCAAGTACAACCGGTGAAGTCATGTTTAATAAAAAACAAGACCTTACTAAACAATTTGGAGAAGGTTTCTTTTTAACCAGCACCAAGGTTAAAGTTACTGTTCCAGAAAATCACGAATGCCACGGTTATCCAACCAGTTGTAAACCTTACAATGCTATGTATGACGTAAGACGTAAACTACCATTGTTTACCAAAAGTAATGCTAGCAAGAGTTTATATTGTGCAGGCTACTATGTAATTAAATTTGACAAAGGATGGGTAAAGTCATTTTGTCCTAAAGCAATTACAATAGAACGTTATCCATCAAAAGGTCCGTTCAAATCTGAGTTAGAAATGAAAACGGTATTGAGCCATGCAAAATCAGATTAATCTTACGCCAATTACACAATTTATACAAATTCTCCGTGCGGCAGAACAAAGCCAACAAAAGGAAGTAAAACTTCCTATACAGCAGGCAAGATTGCTATCGTTGGCTTTGGCTGAAATTCAGGATAAACTTATACAAGATTACGATAACTTGTACAATGCTCTTAAAAATAGTAGCAATAGCGAAGTTATAACCATTAACATGGATGGTGGCGGGTTCGATCCGACAAAATAAGCTAAATATATACGTACTTTATTTGGAACGTATATATGAGCAGACCTAAACCAAAAGTTCTTTTAGAACATGTTAATAAAAAAACCTACAAAGCAGAGCAGGTTTTAGAGGCAGAAGCAATTTGGGCTGTCTTCTATAAAAATGAGCCTTTTAATCTAAAGAGCTTTAATAGCCTCACGAGCTATCCTGGTCCAAAATATAAAAAAGTTAGTTTTTCAAATCCAGGCCACGCACATAATCTTGCCAAGAAATTAAATTCAACATTCAATTCCGAAGACTTTCAAGTAGTCAAATTAACCAGCGGTACCATCGTAAAATAAAATGATTCCAAGAGATGCATTGACAAAAATTTTCCTCCAGCAATGGGGCAAAAGTATTGACGATGCAAACTTTGAAATTTATAATCGAAAATGGTGGCAATCCAATCGATCAAGTAAACAAACTGCATTCCGCCTTAGCGACGAAGGTTACGAATTTTTAACCGAAACACTAGATCTACGATCTTACGAAATCCCATTTACTGAACCAATTGAGCTAAGTCCCCAAACTTTAATATTTTTGGAAAGATATGTTGATTGTCCATACTACTTAACAATAGAAAGTATTACAGTTTTTTCCGAAAGAAAGAGTTTTGAGCTGTTTATGTTCTCCGACGACATAAGAAAATTTGGACTCATAAAAGCCATGTCCGAAAGAGAAAAAGAGTTAGCCCAAAACACCCAAAACAATCCTAAAACAGATTGACAGTACCTCCTATCTGCCGTATAATACATACATAAACAACGCAAGGTTTATTCAACCACACTTTTAAGATAGGAAACAAAATGGCAGAAATTACCAGTCGCACAGTAGGTCCAAGCGGTGCCAAAAAGTCTTTGCGTAAGGCTTTTAAAAACAAACGTCCAATTTTCATCTGGGGTCCTCCCGGAATTGGTAAGTCAGACATTATCAAACAACTCGGCACTGAACTAGATGCTCATGTCATTGACGTTCGTTTGAGTTTGTGGGAACCTACTGACATTAAAGGTATTCCATATTTTGATAGCAATGATGGTACTATGCGTTGGGCTCCGCCAGCAGAATTGCCAAGCAATGCTCTTGCATCAAAACATAAATCCGTTATTCTTTTCCTAGACGAAATGAATTCTGCGGCTCCTAGTGTGCAGGCTGCCGCTTATCAGCTTATTTTGAATCGCCGTGTTGGTGCTTACACTTTGCCAGACAATGTAGTACTTGTTGCCGCAGGTAACCGCGAAAGCGACAAAGGTGTTACTTATCGTATGCCTGCTCCGTTGGCTAATCGTTTCGTTCACTTAGAGATGGCTGTAGACTGGGATGACTATTTTGAGTGGGCGGCAGAAAATCGTGTCCATAAAGACGTGGTTGGTTTCCTTACTTTTAGCAAGAAGGACTTGTACGATTTTGATCCAAAATCTAGTTCACGTGCTTTTGCAACACCACGTTCTTGGTCATTTGTAAGCGAGTTGTTGCATGACGACGATACAGATACTGATACATTAACCGATTTGGTTAGTGGTTCTGTAGGAGAAGGTCTTGCTGTTAAGTTTATGGCGCACCGTAAAGTTGCAAGCAAGATGCCTAACCCAAGCGACATCCTAAGTGGCAAGGTTAAAAAGATGGATACTAAAGAGATTTCAGCAATGTACTCTTTAACTGTATCATTGTGCTATGAACTTAAGGATGCCTGTGACAAGAAGGCTAAGAATTGGAATGAACAAGTTAATAACTTCTTCCGTTTCATTATGGATAATTTTGAAACAGAATTGGTTATCATGGGCACTAAATTGGCATTGAGTACCTACAAATTGCCATTAGATCCAGACGAAATTTCTTGCTTCGATGAGTTCCACAGCAAGTTTGGTAAGTACATTAGCCAAGCAACTGAAAAGTAATATTGGTAAGATTGACACCGCCTCCGGGCGGTGTTATAATATATACATACAGTTAAGGAGCATTCATGGGACATCAAGATCCAATTATCGATAAAATTATTGTAGCTCGCGTAGGACTACTATTACGTCATCCGTTCTTTGGTAATATGGCTACACGCCTTAAAATTGAAGAAGGATCTGAATGGTTGCCGACTGCCGCAACTGACGGTCGCCATATCTATTTTAATCGTGAGTTTTTTGAAAAACTTACAATTAAACAAATCGAATTTGTCATTGCACACGAAATCCTACATAATGTATTTGATCACATGATGCGCCGTGAAGGCCGTGATGCAAAGATTTTTAACATTGCCGCAGACTATTGCGTTAACGGACAATTAGTACGTGACCGCATCGGTGATCACCAAATTCCCGACATTAAAATCTTCCATGACCAAAAGTACTACGGTATGGGTGCAGAAGAAGTATACGACAAGATTTTTGACGAAATGGACGAGGAAGAATTAAATGCTCTTGGACAATTACTCGACGAACACATTGACTGGGGTGACAAAGACGGTTCAGGTAAGCGTCCTTCTTATACCAAAGAAGAACTTAAACAAATCCGAGACGAGATCCGCGAAGCCACTGTGCAGGCTGCTCAAGCCGCAGGTGCAGGTAATACACCTGCCAGTGTTCAACGAATGATCAAAGATTTTACTGAGCCTAAAATGAATTGGCGTGAAATCCTACGTCAACAAATCCAAAGTGTTATTAAAAATGACTATTCGTTTATGCGTCCTAACCGAAAAGGTTGGCACATGAACGCAGTATTGCCGGGCCAACAATTTCAAGAAACAATTGATATTTGTGTTGGCATTGACATGTCAGGCTCTATCGGTGACGACCAAGCAAAAGACTTTTTGTCAGAAATCAAAGGTATTATGCAAGAATACCAAGACTTTAAAATTAAAGTATGGTGCTTTGACACCCGAGTGTATAATGAAGCAGACTTCGACGGTTATACTGTAGGTGAGTTTGATGAATACGAGCCAATGGGCGGTGGTGGCACTGACTTTGACTGTAACTGGGAATACATGAAAGAACATGATATTAACCCTAAGAAGTTTATCATGTTTACAGACGGATATCCGTTTGGTTCATGGGGTGATGAAAACTACTGTGATACAGTATTCATTATCCACGGCAATGACAAAATTGTTCCACCATTTGGCGAGTACGCATACTACGAGTTCAGTAAGGTTCCTGCATGAGCTTAAAGAATGGTAAACCCAATCCTCTAAATTATTTCAACTTGCGGAGGGTTGAGTTTGCCGCTCCGCATTTTAAGTATACCAATATAGAAAAGTATAACCCGCAATTCGTTCAAAAATTAGATACCTGGATTAAAAATAATCTAAATAATAGGTACTATATAGGACAGGGAATTGCACTCGGCGATGGTAACAGTTTTATTCATGTTACACAAATCGGTTTTGAAAGTGAAAAAGAACTCAGTTTCTTCAAGATTGCCTGTCCTCATTTACAACTCAGATAATTAAGTTTGTATTTTAAGGAGATACCATGACAGATACTACACAACAAGCCGCACAAAACAGTAACGATCTTACTATTAACGATTTAAACGCTATGAAAGCTATCATTGATATTGCTAGCCAACGTGGTGCATTTAAACCTAACGAAATGGTCGCAGTAGGTTCGACATATAATAAGCTATCATCTTTCTTAGAGAAAGTAGCAGAACAACAAGCCGCCGCTGAAAAAGCAGGTGCATCACAACCAGAAGCAGACGCTACAGCAAGTGCCGCCGCCGGTCTAGGAGTTTAATATGGCTGAACTCAAACACGTAGGCCGTATTATATCTACTAAGCAAAGATGTTTAGTAGCATATCGTACGCTACCAGGAGAATCATCATCATGTTTGGTTATTCCAACTGACTCATTAGATGATGCATTCCACAACGCTATTATCAATTTAGTTGAAGGCCAATCAGCACAAGATGCTTGGGAGTTTGCCGAACTGCTAATGCGTTCCACATTCCCAGATGGCAGTAATATGCTTGTTTGGTTACACCAAAATGGCCGTCTACTAAAAATGGGCACCAGCACTATTGAAATGACTCCAAGTCCAGGTGTGTCAGTTCAACTATCAGAGTTGAATCAACTAATCGCAGAACAACGCGGTTTGACTGTTGACCAACTTGCTGTTAAACCAACGTTTGACGAAAAGCAGGCTACACAAGCTAAAGACGCTGCCGAAGTAAAAGAACTTGCTAAAGTTGAAAAGCTAGATGAATCAGTTAAAATTACTTCTGCTAGTGTAACACCAGATGCAGTCCTTGACTCTAATGCAAGCCCAGAAGAACAAGCAAAGTTTTTCCGTAGCCAAGCAGACAAGCTAGCCAAGCAAGCCGCTGAAATGCGTCGCAAAGCTGAAGAACTAGTACCGACACAAAAGAAGGTTAAAGCTACAGCGTGACAAAAAGGGGAAGGAAACTTCCCAAGGACGTTGTTGCACATTGGCCAGAAATATTCGGCGAGGTAGATTTAAATGTCTTACCTATAGGGTATCTCCATTCTGTGTTGGTGAATTTTAAAGACGGCAAAACTTGGGAAATAAAAATAACATCTCGTACCAAAAAAGAAGGATGGGGACGATTTGAAAAACAACTGTCGGAATTAGTTAGTAACTATGACGATAGAATAGAAAACGTTGATTTCAAATTGGACACCCATCGTGTACGAAAAGATATAGAAAAAGAAACTCAAAAATTCCTTAAGAAAAAGAAGCTATAATGAATGTTCGATTACTCAGTTACTCACAGCCCACACAGGAATTTACAGATCTTGGTATCACAGATGCGCAGGAACTCATTGCGTATTGCGCCCGTGTCAGCAATCCTAGCAACCAACTTAACACCGAAACATCAACAAAACTCATCAAATACCTCATCAAACACCAGCACTGGAGCCCACTCGAAATGGTCTCAGCCTGCATCGAAATTACCACAACAAGAGACATTGCCCGACAAATCTTACGACATAGATCTTTTAGCTTTCAAGAATTTTCTCAACGATACGCAGACCCTACTAAAGATCTTGCATTCGTTACCAGAGAAGCAAGACTCCAAGACACCGCCAATAGGCAGAACAGCATCCAAACAAATGATACAGAGTTACAAGCATGGTGGGATGCCAAGCAAAAGTGGATCATTGAGCAGGCTCGCGTAGCCTACGAAGAAGCTATTGCAAAAGGCATTGCCAAGGAGCAGGCTCGCGCAGTACTACCAGAAGGACTTACTGAAAGTCGTTTATATATGAACGGCACATTGCGTAGTTGGATTCATTTTATTGAATTACGTAGTGCTAACGGTACACAATTAGAGCATCAAGAAGTTGCTATTGCTTGTGCTCGAGTGATATCTGAGATTTTTCCGCTAGCCACAGATCTTCTAGCCAAGTAAAATCATTTATTTTACCCAGTGCCTCTGGATTGGAGGCATTTTTTTCTCCGTACCTTCGACCAGCAAGTGCGCCCATATATGCATAAAATCCATATTGCGCATTGTCATTTAATGTACACCAACCATTTAAACGTTCGCTAGTTTCTTCGCTAATTTGACCTTGTATTGATCGAGAAGCTAATTTGGTACACTCTCTAAATGCCGATCTCCAAGCACTAAATGGATCTGTATTAAATGCAGTAATATTGCTTACTTCGTCTACTGCAACAAACTTAGAACTAATACTAGTAGTCATATCCGGTTTAGTAATGTCCATAGACAGGGTTAATTTTTTTGGTAATAGCTTTACACCACCATAACCGTATTCTAAATTATTAATAGGATTGCGACTTCTCCAAACAAATACAGAATCCTGATTGTGTCTAATTACCTGATAGTTAAAATTAAAATCAGGAACTATTTCTGCATCAGCATCAACTACCCAAAACATTCTAGTGGATGCTAGAGTTGCGGCTTGTATATGTGCCTTATGAATTCCTTTTACACCGTTTACACGCTGAATAGATTTGTTTAATCTTTTCTGCAATATTTCAAAATTCTTGTCTGCAAAATTTTCATAAAAACTTATAAAGACAACATCAAACGGTTTTGGTAAACTAGCCTGTATGTCTATTTCTTTTTTACTAGCATAAAATCTATAATCTAATTCTCTATTAGAAACAGAAACACTTTTTGGAAATAGTGTTACACCGTCATAAAACTTTCCATTTTTAAAAACATGAATGTAGTGACGATCGTAATCAGGAACTTTATAATCAAATTTAAAAGATGATTCTAAAATTAAATCATCCCATACCACCCAAAACATTTTTGTAAAGGCACGTTTTTGTGCCTCGGCAAAAGTATCCACCCGATGAGATAACGGGTATTTTTCTTTTAGTTGTATCCATTGGTCAGATTCTTGACCGACATAAAATATATCAAACACGTTTTCTTATAATTCTAGGAGTGTTATTGTAAACCGATTTAAAGAATTCGCTCCAATCTGAATCTGGATCAACTATTTCTAGTTTACATTCGTGGTTGAGGGTTTCGCCCAATCCCATAATTTCATAGGGTAACATTTCAGGAGTCACCTTGCTGTATTTTTCATTCCACTCGTTAGTCAGCCATTCAAAGTCTCGAACATTGGCATAGTTCCAATCAGTACAGTTGGTTAAGTATGCGCCTTCTCTTGCACCATACATACTCCATAAACCATTTTCAACATCGGCTCCGACATTGCACCAAATTAATAATCTATGATAGTTTTGCCACCAAACATTTTGTAAGCTAGTTACCTTCGCTCCTTGATCTAATGACATTTTTACACCTTCACGGAAGCCTGCTCTCCATGCTTGGAATGGTGTTGCATTGGTATAACTCTCACTGTAGTTTTCATTAAACTGATAGTACTTGTCATCAAAGCAGAATTCTACAAGTCCTTTAGCATCATTAGGATCTGAATTTTCATGTGTGCGCATGTTGTTTACAAACTTACGTGTCCACATTTTTAGACCGCCATTGCCGTACATTAGTCCGTTTACATGAACTTTTCCACACCAACTAAACACGTGATCCGGAGTTAATCCTAATGCATCTATATCTATTTCAACCTCAAGAAACTTAGGATCAACAATATTATCAGCATCTACTGTAACAAAGTATTCAGTATCGCTTAGTTTAGCACAGGCTTTGTGTGCGGCATCGCTTCCTTTAACTCCGTGTACTCGTTTAGCCCACGGCGCTTTACTTAATAAATCAGCATAATGTTTTTCTGCATTAGGCTCATCATAACTTAAAAATATAATGTCTTGTTCTATAACTTTAATCATTTACTAATAACCCGTAAGATTGATAAACTATTTTTGTAGAAATAGTTATTTTATTAATTTGCGTTTCAATGTCATGTTCAAATGGTATTTGAATTTTTTCTTTTGCCATTAAATCTTCATTGTTTAGTACAATCGTCCTAACAAGAAAATCAAAATCATTTTCTAATGTAACAAAAAACACAATTCTAATGTCACCAAATTTGAGTGCTATTGTTTTTTTAGCATCTTCTGATAACGAAAAAAACCAAGATTCTTGTTCTTTGTTCCATTCAACTATTACATCGGTATCGTCAGCAGGAGGTAGGCTTACTACTGTAAGCATTGTATTTTTAAATATAAATGCAAGATCTTTTTTAGCAGTTATAGATAATATATTTTTCCCATCATCCGACCGAAGATAACCAACTGTGTAGTCGCTAAACTTTTCTTTTCCTGCTACTAGTCTAGAATGTAATTCTGGTGTTATTTCAATTCTGTTTTTTTGTTTTTTATCATCAACATTTGTAACTGCTAAAATATTTCCTGTAGCTTTATCATAGTAAGCCCAGAACGTAGGTTCGATCCAAACATTATTCCGTGCCATACGCAGTTGCCTCCATGTTTGATAATATTTTTTTCGTAATGAAATCTTTTTCCACGTAATGAAATATTTTACTTTGTTTTATATTGCCAACTACTAATGAACCACTTCTAGTATGAAAGAAAGGCACAGTATCTTGCCAACTAGCTGGAATTGGATCCCAACCTTGTATTGCCGGTTTCATGTGTATAAATTCTAAAGGAGAATTTACATCGTATACTAGGTCTTCTGCGGCCAGCATCTTAACAGCAATGGCACTGGCAAGATCCATACTTAACCATTTTTGGTATTCATTTGGGGTAAATTTTCCGTAAAAGAACTCTCTATTGAAGGATATAAGCTCGAGACATTTATAAAAGGCAAATGCTAAATCTGTTTTCTTAAAATAATGCAAGGCAAAATAAGGATTAGATAAATCATTTTCTATAAATGTTTTTCTATATGGAGACTCATCAACATACTGTTGTTTATAATTTTTAATTTTATTACATAAACGAAAATCAAAATTACTACAGTATTCCCACCAATTTGACAAATCTTCTAGTACCAACATATCTGCTTCTAATACCATTGTTTCATCATATGGTGTAGCATGAATTATTTTCCAACGATTTTCTATCTTCCAATTTGAGTCAACTGCATCGTCATTGAACGGTATTGGAATTATTTTGTCAAATGCTTTTTTATAATTTTCAGGAACTACATCATTTGTAACCAAACTAATATTATTAATATCAGGTTGACTTATTTTAATAGATAACGCCAATGCATAAGCCTGTTGGACATAATCAACCTTTTCAGTATTTTGTGCCAAGACAATAAATCCTTTAGACATTCATGACTCCATCGATGTATCGTGTTAGACTAAATTTATTCATTACGTGGACATCAACACCTGATGTTTTTGTTGCATAGTATTCACCAATATAGCCTGCCTTCTCGACTAAAAATTTCATTTTGTCATCTTTAATATCTAATAACAAATCTTTATCTGTTGCATATATCATAGAACCGGGTAATGGTGTTGCAAATTCACCTTCCGTTTTACCGTTCATGATATTAATAGCAATACTAAAAGCCAAGTCATTTCTAAACGTTGTAGATTCGATATTATATAATACTCTAAAATACGTATAGTTTTCTTTTACATAAGATACTAGATCAAAAAATGCACTGTTGACTGGCGTTTTATTAAAAACAAAAACAGTAGCCCAGTAAAACGGAATACTATATTGATTTAATCTTTCAAATTCAGATCTGGGAACATCTGGTGCGAGAGAAAAACTTTTTCTATATATCTGGAAGTCGTGATCGTTATCAATTGCTGATTTTAACAACGAAGAATTGATAATGTAATCACTATCAAATACTATAGTTCGATCATAGGGAGTGAGATCATAAATCATATGCCGAGACTGATTCCTCCAGTCTAGCATTTTATAGGCAAGTGCCCCGTCCCTGAAAGGTTTAGATTGAGTATACTTAGCAACCGGTATTGGGATAACTTTATCAAATGTATGAGCAGGATATGCCTTGGCTAACCAATCGCCGCTATCTGTAATAATGCTTACCGGAATGTCTAAATATTTTCTAATTCGTTCGGCAGCAAAAACAGCCATCTTAACATAATCAATGGTTGTATTGTTTTGAGCAAAAATAATTGCTCCTGTCGTCATAGTTCAACCATGTCTGATATTTTTCGCTTGCTCTTTATTTCTGCAAACTTGGCCGAGTATTCGTTTAATGATTCGAAGTATATAGAAACAATACTATTAAAAAATTCTTGAACATCAGGAATAATTACAGGAAAATTATTCGAATCTAAAAAAGGCACGTTTGTTTCGTGGCCTAAATCAATTGCTGTTTTGGCAAGATTTATTAACTCGGGTGTGATTTTAAAAGTTGCTCCGCCAAAATAATAAATTACTTTTTGGTTAAACTCTTCTAAAATGATTCTTCTTTGATTAGATAGCGTTGCCATATAATTAGCAACGGCAAAGGCTTTTTCAACTCTTTCGTCCATAGATAACTCCGTAGTGTACGATGATACACTACAGTAATTAGCTTGTCAAGAGTTTAGGGGATTAAGGTCCTGAACTTGCAACTGTTGGAGCCGAAACTTGGACATAAGCTCCAGTTGCTCTATAACCACGCACTGTACTTACTAGTGTGCCTGTTACGTTTTCGTCGACGCCGTAACTACCGTGTCCCGAAGTAGTTGCCAGATCTGAAAATTGAATACTAAATGTGATAATATTTCCGCCAGCGTTAACTGATGCGTAAACATCATACTGGTTTGGCGTGTATGTTGGTTCTTCAGTGAGCTTTTGGAATAATAGCTGTTGGCTAGTGTTTAATTGATAAAAACCAATACCGCCAGATGCTGTTCCAGAACCTGTAACAACTGTGGTATTATAATTCATAATAATCGAACCCATGTTAGTTAACATAGTTTGCCAAGAAGTATTTTTTAAGTTTGCAACATCGGGCGTCATGGCTGCTGAAAATTGGATATTTCCGCCAGTGTTAAAGAAATAACGAGCCGCATTGGAGTCAGTAAATGTTAAAATAACTGTATTAGTAACTGTAGCGTTCCAAGCCGTTGTTCGAACAGATGTTGAATATGTTTCAAGCGTGCCTTGCGATGAAGGAGGCGTAATTAATTTAAATGTTGTAATAGTGTCAGCATAAGCATTGTATGCCGCGCGGTCTGCTTCTGTAATTTTTACAGGCATAACTGCTCTTAGAGAAACTGTTACATTAAGATTAGCAGTTGTAGTATTAACAGTATAAGTTCCTACGCCGCCAGCACCACTACCTAAACCAATAACAGCCGTGTTAGCTGGCACACTTGTTCCAGAAATTCGTTGTCCAACTTGGATTGTTCCCGATGTTACCGTTGTAACTGTTAGTACGTTACCCACAAGTGTTCCTGCAAAATAGCAAGTAGGAGCCGGGTCTGTTAAGTTCCCCTGCTCGTTAACGCCTGTTTGGTGTGTTCTAGCATTGATCAAATCTGTTCTTAAATTTGACCACTGTGTTGCACTAATAATTGTTCTTGTAGACGGAACTTGACTACTGCTGACAAACTGTCCGTACCCTGTGGTGGAGGCACCGGTACCTAAAATATTTTGAATTTTAGTTTGAATATTATTATAATCCAATGCTAATACTGATGTACCTTGTCCTGCCATGGGGTTTCCTTATTATCTGTGCGTGATATTTATTATTATAAAACTAGGCATTCAACTGTTTTGACGCCTTCGTCGCTGTTATCTTCTAGTGCAATAGCAAAAATTCTATTTCCGCATTGAGTGGCATCACTTCTTGCATATCCGCTACCCGATGCCATCATTTGATCACCTTTAGCAACTGGTCCAATAACTTTAACAGGAACTCGTCCTTTTAAAGCAACATATACACCGCCTACTAGGCCTTCATTCATCTTGAACGCAGGCTTATCACTAATCACACCAATTGGGAATGATCCAAATCCGGCGGCTGTTACTTCTTTTTCGCCACCGATCATCATTACTGTTCCAACTTCATAATCTGCATCTGGTAGATATTTTTCAGCTAAGTCAGCATAATAAGCGGAAGTAGCTGTACCATTAAAGTTAGCGGCTGTTAAATTACCACTAGAATCACGTGCGGCGATTGAGCTAGGTGTTGATAACAAACTAGCAGAGACATAATTGCCGCCAACGCTTAGTGTATCTGCCTTTGCTACAGTTGAATATACATAGTTAGCATATACGTTATTCCATAACAATGCAGATGTGCCTAGGTTGCTTGTTAAAGTAAATCCAGGAACCACATCGTTGCCAACAAGTTTCAATGGTGTTTTTGTTGTAGAAGATACAGTTGTCTGGAATTGAATTGTATCGTTAATTTGATTCTGAATTGTTGGAGTTAGTGCTCCAGAATTATAAACTGCTAAACGAGCAACCGGATTACCTACAGTAAAACCAGGATCACCAAAGTTAACTTGCGCATTAAAGTTTGCACTTCCTGATTGTACAAAGTTGCTAGCTGGTAAGCCACCTAGTTTTTCTGCGTTTGTAGCAGTTCCCCAGAATCTGTGACTAGTTGAAGTAATACCTGGTTGACTATCATTGTTAGTATTAACTAGTGTAACGCCTTGATGTATTTTAGTAAAACCAGTAATAGGATTGATCGTAGTATCTAATGTAAATTCGCCGTCTGAACTGATGACAAAGACAATTTGTCCGTTATCAACTGCTTCGATTACAGCATGAGATGCTCCATTAGTGTCGACAAGACTTACAGATCGCATCTGTGTTGTACCAGAACCAGATACTGCTTGTGGACCAATTAAAGTAAAAGTAGATCCGTTGTATGCATATAGTTGTTGGTTTACATTATCAAACCAGAAATCGCCAGTAGTTAATCCCGATGGCGCTGTTGCACTAGTTTCCGATCCTCCAGCTGAACGAAATTTAGTCCCGTCGTAGAATTTTAATTTATTATTGCCGGTATCGAACCAAATTTGCCCTTGAATTGGGCGCGGTGGCTGTATGCTGTTAGCAAAATTTTCTAGCAAATATACAAAATTTTCGTTCTGAATTGCGCCGTATCCAGCATAGTTTTTGCCGATTAATTTTAGATCAAGCGTTGCATCAACTGTACCGTCTGCGACGGCTGTGATTAACGTTCCATTGTAGCGATTGATTGTGTATGACATCGATCCTGTTCCTTTTACTCTGTATATTTATGCTATTTTAGTTATAGATTGTTTTGGTACTGCCATGCTCCGCTAACTAACAAGAACAATCTAATAGTCAAATCGCTACATTGGACTCTACAAACTGTGTTATTTTGATGTTCTGCCGGAGGAAAAATTGTAGTTAAAAGCTGTGATGCAATCTGTGTATTTGTTAATCCAAGGGTAGTTAGACTAATTCCTAGCGGGGCTGCCTGTATGCTTTGATCGACATATAATTTATTGGCCGCGTCAGTTTGACTAACTGGAGCAGCCACATCTATGATATTTTTAGAACTTACGCTAACTGATCCAGACCCTTTTGGTAATAAGATAATATCGCCGTTAGTTTGTACAACATTACTGAAACTAATTGTACCGTTATTAATACTTAAATTACTAACTGTTAAAGATGTTAATGAACCAACGCTAGTTAATCCAGGGGCGCTGGTAATAACAGAACCTAAACTATTACCAGTTACAACATCAAAACCATTAATTTTATAAGTTTTACCTGTAAGTAAGTTAAAATTTTCAGTGCTAGACCAAGCAGTTGAATTTCCGTTCCAAGTTATTGACTTAGTAGTAGTGCCCGCTAGCTGGATTCCGCCGCCTTCAGCTGTGGTGTCTGTTGGTGATGCTGTTTCACCTAATACAATAACTTTATCTAAAATATTAACAGTGGTTGAATTAACCGTAGTTGTTGATCCGTTAACTGTTAAGTTACCTTCAATTAATACATTTCCGTTAACATCTAGAGTAGCTTGTGGGGTATTGGTATATATTCCAACGTGCTGAGTCGTTGAATCAATATACAAACTAGGCAATAGTCCTGTTCCATTCAACAAACTAACTTCAAAGTTTTGATTTAAAATGTTAGATTTAATATTGAATAAGTTTCCAGTCAATCCCACATTAATATCGAAGTTAGAATTAACTCCAAGTGTTAACGGAATACTATTTTGAATTGTTAGCGTGCCAGTTGTTGAGGAATTATCTGTAGTTGAAACAAAATTTTCTGCGGTTTTAAGACTGCCATCTGCACCTTGTAACGCCGATGCTTTAGAAGTTAATACATTAAAAGCAACTCCGGCGTATGAAGATGCATTAAACCCTACACTAATGTTTCCACTAAACCCTGCAATAGTAGTTGCAGGAGTAAATGCATCTTTACTAAAAATTCCCATTAGTACCCTAGATACATAAAGGTATACTACAGTATGATTTCCGCTGTTTACGTCAACTATATCACCGACAACAAAACCCGATTGGCCTTGATCTGCTGTGTAAATCGGTCCGGCTAGTTTTGTGGAATTACCGTCATTAAAATACATCTGTTGGCGCTTGTTATCTAACCAGATATCGCCTGTGGTCAAGCTACTAGGGGGAGTGTTTGATACAATAGTACCGCCACTAACTTTAAAAGTAATACCATCATAGACTTTTAATCTATTTTCACTAGTATCAAACCATAACTGTCCAGTTTGCGGTTGGGTCGGTTGTGTGCTATTTGCAAAGTTTTCTAATAGATGAAAAAAGTTATCGTTTATATAAAGACCATATCCGCTAGTGTTCTTACCTATTAATGTAATGTCGCTAGAAGTTTGGTCGATTGCACCGTCATTAATGTCAATAAACTTTGACCCATTCGTTCTTAAAATTGTATATGCGCTCATTATATCACACCAGTAAAGATAATATAGTTAATTGTTTGGTAAGGATTCATAGTTTCAATGCTTGCACCCAATTGACTTACTCCTGTAACACTACCAGTTCTACCTAAACCGTATGCTGTTGCTGTTGAAGTACTAACTTGTATATTAGCAGATGCATTTGTATCACTTGCGCCAGTAGATTGATTACCAGGCATTGTGTAGTATTGTCCGCTTGAATCGCTTAATGTATGTTGGTGGTCTGGTAAGTTTGTTTGGCTAACAGTAATTGACTGTGTTCCAGAAGCTCCGCCAGTAGTTCTAGCAGTAACTTGAGATACGCGACTAGCTTGTCCGCCTCCTGCACTAACTAATGTACCTGATCCGTCACTCGACGGCACAGTGCCACCATTAGACATGTCGTCTCGACCTAACGGGAATCTTCCGCGCAAGTCGGGGAGTGCAAATGTTTGATAACCAATGAGCAATCCTTGAGGTCTATATAGATAATTAATCACACTAAACAATAACGGATAGTCACTAATTAAAACTTCACTTCCATCGCAAAGCAGATATCCCGCTGGAACATTGTTACCAGCATAAGGAAATATTGCGCCTGCTGGGATAGTTGCTATATGATTAAACAATATTTGTTTAGTCATCTGCAATAAACCAACATTGGGTCTATAAACTAATAGGGTGTCTGCAGGTACTGAATCAGTAGCTGAGGTTTTTGATGTTATGATACCCTGGTTAATTAAGGTATTAAAAATTACAGTACCTGTTTCAGTTTGTCCGTCAAAGCTGATTGAATTACTAGTAACGTCACCTGTTAAACTAAAAACTGTAGGACTTGCTAGCTTTGAAGCAGATCCGCTAATCTGTCCTGTAATATTACCAATAACGTCACCGTTAAATCTTCCCACAAACGAGTTGGCATAGATATTTCTAAAAGGTCTAGCAGATGTACCGATATCATATAATCCTGCGGCAGCATCCGACGACGGTAACATTACTGATCCAGCAACTTGATTACCGTTAGTATCAACACTAGTAAAATGCAATAATCCTTTAGCAGAGATATCGCCGTCGACTGCTAATCCCTTGGCAATAGTTGCTCCGCCTGTAGTGCTAATACTAGCACCACCAATTGCATTAACATCATTTGTTCCAGTAATAATTAGTTGGCCAGCAATGCTATTATCAGAATCATCTTTGATTTTTAAAGATCCTTTAACATCTAATACTGTAGAAATATTAGTATTGTTATAACCTATACCAACTTTATTAGTTGCATCAATATATAATGCAGTAGAAGTAAGTCCATTATTAATCAAGTTAAATTGTATCGGAGATCCACTAACTTTATTATAGAGAATTGTTGAATTACCAGTTGTACCAATGTTAAAACTTAGGTTACTACCTACAGTTATACCACCATCTGAACGTATGTTTAATGGAAAGTTTCCAATACTCAATGCATCTCCGCGCAAGAAACTTGCGGCAGGCACTGTTGATCCGTTAACCAGTAGTCCGTCTGCAGATGTTGCTGTCCCGTTAAATCTAGTTGGATTTGTTGTATCAGTAGAACCTACAGAGGTTAAAGTGATACCTTGTTTGATACTGTTGAATCCTGTAATAACACTCTTTGGTGAAAAAGATTCTTTGCTTATAATTGCAATTCTATTGTTATTTGAATATAATGTAACTACTGAATGGTCAGTGTTAGTTGTATCTGTAATAGTTTCTACTTGAGGACCTGTTAAAGTTCCTGCACTAAACTGCGGGCCGACTAATAACCAGTTTGATCCCGAGAAAATATACAACTGTTGATTAACTGTGTCTGCCCATAAATCGCCAGGTAAGCTATTAGCTACTGATGGGCGTGAGCTGCCTTTCTTCAACGAACCTGCAGGAGTCCATGTAGTGCCATCATATACCAGTAGCGTATTTGACGTTGTATTATACCATAACTGTCCTTGCACTGGATTTGATAGTGCAACGCTGGCAGGAACGTTTGCCGACGACTGAGGGCTTGCAAAATTTTCTAGAAGATGTAATAAATCTTCAGCTATCGGTTTTGCATATCCCGGATAATTTTGTCCAACAAATGCCAAACTGGTATCAGTATTCAGCTGTTGATCTAAAACTTTAATAGGAACTTTTGTTGGGTTCGAAGAATCTGTAAATGTAACTTGGTACGTCATTTATTAGACTCCCACTAGGCCGGTAAGGCTTTGAATTCGCACAGTATAATCGATTTGAATTAAACGATTTAAACTTTTTTGCACAGGATGAAATATCACATGTGTTAATAATAAACTGTGTCCAGTAGAACTATAACTCTTAAGTCCAAGTTCATCAAAAATATATGCACTTGAATTAGATCCAGTATCAAATGCGTTCTGATTTGAAGGTTCACCATAGTCTAATAAACAGGTAACAAATACATCTGTATAGTTCGTCCCTGTTAAGTGTCTCACTTCAATATAGTTTCTTGTAGGATCTGTATTATTACTTGAATTTCCATCTACAACTTTATAAAATGTTTCATTGTAAAGACTTGCATTAGTGCCGGTGCTGTTAGGCGTAAGATATGTAATAATACCTGTCGGATCAACTGCGGTTCCGCCGTTACCAAATGACATTTGATAGATATGTCCTTCACCGCTATTAGCAATACTTGATGCTAATGCAACGCTGATATTTTCATAATGGATGGCGTTTCTTTTATCTACAAACACTTCTTGAGATTCGGGATTCCAAATCTTAATGTGTCCTTCAATATGAACTCCAGTTGTATCTTTACTCTGCATATTAAACTCTCTTTATCTAATATTTATCTAAACTTATTAACTGCTAGTTTTACTAAGCGGTTACTGCTTTAACTACCACAAATTGAAGCTGTGGTGCTTCTGTTGGTGTAGCTGAGCCGGTATTATTTCGTAAATAAATGGTAGCTGATCCGTTTCCAGGAGCGGCTGTTATGCTATATAATCCTAATGTACCTGCAGAAATATGCTGTACGTGTACGATATCAGTCGAACTAATGCAACTATTTGTTAAGACAAATGATTGTGTAGTGTTTGCTGGTATAGATCCGCTGATCATTGTAATTTGGCCTGTTGGTTTGTTTAAGGTAACGCTGGTCGTTCTACTAGTCCCTTGAACAACCGATCCACCCGCGCCAGTTGAATAACCGATACCGCCAGTACCGCTAGTTAAAACACTTGTTGTACCCACTAATGTTGTAAATTTTCCAGTAGATGCCGTAGTGAATCCAATTGCTATGTTATCAATATAGCCAGTACCGCCAGATGTCATAGTAATTGTAGCAGTTCCTGATGTGGTATAACTTTGATTATTACTAGTAGTATTGATTGCGATTGTGCCTGTTGCAGTTAACGATGTCCCTGTTAGGGCTGTAAATGTCCCTGCGGCTGCCGCAGTACCACCGATAGCTGGCGGGCTTGCTAGATATGTACTAAATCCTAAACCACTAACTGTAGAACTTGCGGCTAGTGTTGTAAAATTACCTTGTGCCGCTGTTGTTCCACCAATATTCATGTTATTAATGTTACCAGTAGCTCCAGAAGTAATCGTTACTGATCCTGTTCCGTTTGTAGTATAACTTTGATTATTAGTATTAGTGTTTGCAGTTATAGATCCAGTAACTGTTAATCCGGTTAGTGTGCCTACACTAGTTAAGCTACTGGTTACCACTGTCGAATTTAACGTTGCACCAGTCAATAATCCAGCGGCGGCTGTAACCGATCCAACTACTTTTGAACTAGATATACTTGTAATCCATGCAGGATCTGCATATGACCCTGTTGTAACTACGCCGTCTGTTACTGTTCCTGTTACATTTCCTGTTACATTTCCAGTTAAGTTTCCAGTAAAACCTGTAGTAGCTGTAATAGTAGTACCGCGGATCGTAGATGCTGTGGTTCCACCAATAGCTGGAGGACTTGCAAGATATGTGCTAACTCCGGCGCCACTAAGAGTACCATTAACTACTAGTGCCCCTGTGATCGTTTCAGTGTTAGTTACTGTTTCATTACTAACGGTAGTAGTAGTTCCATTAACTGTTAAATTTCCGCCGATGACTACATTACCGCTTGTAGTTAAACTTGAGAGTGTTCCTACTGATGTTAGACTAGAGTTAACGACGGATGAACCTAATGTTGTACCGGTGATACTGCCTGCGTCGACAGAATAAATTGGAATTACAATATCCTGAGACCCATCAAAATTAACGCCATTGATTTTTCTTGGAGATTGCAATTTTGTAGCAGTGCCGGCATTACCAACAATAGTACCTTGGATAGGAGAGGTAACTGTTAGGTTTGATAAGGTACCTACGCTGGTTAAACTACTTGAAACTACTGTGTTCGATAATGTATTTCCAACTAATGTGCCTGCGTTAATTGCAGACAGACCAGGAATTACAGTCCAGGACAATACTGATCCGTCGGTAGTTAAAACTTTTCCACCATTTCCTGTTTGTGGAGGAACTTGTTTAGCATATAATTCAGTAAAATTTGAATTAATTTTTTCAGCGCCAACTCGAAGAGGATCTCCCACTCCGTTGTTGGCTGCGCTACCGATGTTAATAACTTGTTGTACCATTGTCCTATTCCTTAATTTTTATCTAACTGCGTATTTAACCTTTTATTTTTTGGCATTTTAATTATCTAGCACCAGTAGTTCTTCGAGGATACGCTACCCCCGTTGCTGGTCTTGCGCCATAATTTAATTTAGGAAACGTTGTTCCTGTATGAAAATATTTGTAAATTTGATCAGCTTTGGGTGATCCTAATCCGGTAACTGCGTCCCAACCAGATGTAGTAGTATAACCATTAGTATATCCGTTTGCAGAAAGCACATTATCGCCGCTGGTAATATCATTAAACATTGTTGTTCTATTAGTATACCAAGTAGTCATATTAAATGGTATCCTTGTACCTAACAAGGTGTTTAGTCTAACCCATAATCCGGCTAGCAACGGTGCTGACGCACTAGTACCTCCCCATTGCTGGAGAGAGCCACTTACATAAAATGCAAATCCAGAGTTTGGATCAGCAGGTGCGCTAATATCAGGAACTCCTCTCCTTGGAAGAGACGTTGCAGTTCCTAGTACGCCTGCTGATGTTTTTGTTGTATAAGAGCTGGTGGACTGCCAAGTGGGCAACGCTACAGAACTACTAATGCCGCCTCCAGAGCCGGACCATGCTACTTCACTAGTAATATTATTACTGCCGTCGAGACTTATGCTTGTGCCACCGGCTGAAACCATATACTGACTACAGCAAGTTGCCGCCATACTTAAATTAACTGCTCCGCTATCACCCGAGCTAACAAATACTGTTATACCCTTTGCCACACAGGCTTGCAAGGCTGTGTCAAATTGTATACCGTCACCTATTCCCCAACTAATGTCAAGGGCACTAGGATTATTTGTGGTATCGTTGGCAGCAGCCAATATATTATCGATGATAGATTGATTACCAGTGTTCGGTGCTGTGTAGTAAGCAATCTTAGCTTTTGGCGCCATTCCTGCTGAACAGTAAATATCTAGCATGCTTTCAGCATCGCTTGTTGTACTAGCTGTAGCTCCGTCTACGTTTACCTGAACAATAGTAGGCGGAGTTAACCCTATACGAGTAAAACTACTTGTCACGTCTGATGTACTATACCCGGTTACATATCCACTATAGGTTAATTCAAAAATACCAATGCATCCACCGTTCCCATCGCCCGCTGGGACCTTGTAAGCAGTGGCCATTTGTATCGGTGTTACTGCACTTAGAAAAGGATTTACAACATTTGGATCAACTGACTGGGGTTCGAATTTTACCGCATGTTTTACTGCAAGAAAACTTTGATCAAAACCGGGAACTGATTCAACTACATCAGCTATTTCACTAGGAATAGTTATGTCACCGTCCGGCATCATATAGGTTCTTTCACCGTCTGTGACATCTTGAAGAGTAATATTAAAAAGATTATTAAACGTGCCAACTGTTCCAGTAACTTTAACAACTGATTGTCCGTGGTGCGATTCGGAAACAGTTAATCCGTTTCGTTCAGCCCAGGCAACAACGTTATCTAAATCATCATCAGTTGCGCCAAATTGATAAACAAATTCTGCGTGTCCTAGTATCGGCTGAGTGCCGGCAAGAACACCGTCAGCATACTGTTGCAAGGTCATACCATTCTCATGCTTATCTCGTTTGAGATATATGCTGATTAGTATTTCATCGTTAATGTTTTTAGCAACTGTGGTCATATTAAATTTCTAACTTGAGATATGTGATTGTAACTGTAATAGCACTTGTAGAACCACTATTATTATAAATTTTCAAATACATGTTTGTGCCCGGAGTTCCGTCTGCATTAAATCCAATAATAGCCGGAGTAAATGATGTAGTTGTTGCTGTTGTTGTGATTGTTTCTGCAACTACTCCGCTACCCGGAGTTGGGTCAGTTGTAATACTTCTACTGCTGTCATTACTCTGTGCAGTTGAACTTGTATATACTGTTACCCACGCTCCGGCACTGACTTGAATACTATATAACGCATATCCCTTAGCGGCTGCGACTGTGGCTGTGGCGCTGGCTTGATAGGCTAGGCTCGCAGTAGTAGTTGCAACTGTTAGTCTACTAGATAATGCACTACCAGTAACTGTAGTTGATCCGCCTAGAGCTACTACTGTTCCGTTAATAGTAATTGAGTTATTGGCAATATAGTTATTAGCAATTGGTGTTCCCTGCCAAGTTCCCGATGCAATAGTGCCAACACTAGTTAGACTACTACCAACTACTGATGCATTTAGTGTAGCGCCTGTTAGTGTTCCAGCTGCCGCTGATACTGTTACACTACCGCCTAGGCTTACACTTGTTCCATTAATTGTAACACTACTGTTTGCCAACGAAGAATTACCAATAGCACTGAATCCTGATCCAATCGCACCACTAGTTAGTGTGCCTACGCTGGTTAAACTACTTGATGTTACTGTGGCATTTAAAATATTACCAGTCAACGAACTTGCGGCCGCTGTAACTGTTCCACTAGCTCCCAAGTTAATTACAGTGCCATTAATTGTAACAGAACTGTTCTGGAGACTAGAGTTTGCAATGTTCGATATAGTATTATTTGAACCATTGATCGTTTTATTTGTTAAAGTTTGAATTCCAGCTAACGTTGCTGTTACTGCGGTATCAACAGCAATAGTTACTGGAGTGGCTCCGTTAAATGACGTTCCTGTTAATCCTGTACCAATTGTCAATGTTGAAGAAGTAGCTGTTGAAATTGTTATTGAACCACCTAGTGAAACTGTAGATCCATTAATGGTAACGCTGGCATTGGCCAAGGCCGCATTTGGAATGTTGGTAAAGGTATTACTACTTCCGCTCATCGACTTATTAGTCAAGGTCTGTGCAGTACTTAATGTAGCAACAACACCGGTATCTATCGACAATGTATTAGATGTGCCACCTTGATAAGAAGATCCTGCACTACCAGTTAAGCCTGTTCCAAATGCTAGTGCGTTTGGATTCGGTGCTGTGATTGATCCCGAACCACCTAAAGCTATAATTGTACTGTTGATTGTGAACGTACTGCTAGCCAGTGCGGTATTTGGGATTGGTGTAAATCCGACACCAATAGCACCGCTAGTTAATGTTCCAACAGTTGTTAAACTACTTCCGACTATCGAACCACTCAGCGAAGATCCTAACAAACTTCCTGCATTTGCCTGTATAGTGCTGTTGGCTATCGTAATACTAGCGCCGTCAACTTTAACACCTCCCAGTGTGCTGGTAGATGCTGTTGGTAATGAATATCCAATCGCACTAATTTGTCCAGTAATGGCATTAATACTAATACTTGTGCCATCAACTTTTACACCACCAAGGACTGATGATGTAGCTTGGGGTAGTGTATAAGTTCCCGGAGCGCCGGTTATTTTGCTGTAGGCTAAACTGGTAATCCAACTTGGATCAGAATAAACACCTGTTGTGTAAACTCCGTTGGTTACTGTTCCTGCATTTCCAGTAACGCTACCATTGATTGGATTTAATACCGTTAAGTTTGCCAGCGTTCCAACACTAGTTAAACTACTGTTAATAACGTTAGCTGCCAACGTAGTACCAGTAAGCGCATTAGCACCCACAGTTGCCTGATTAGAACTAATAACTCCGTTGTTAATTGTAATGGTCGAACCGTCGACTTTAACTCCGCCTAACGTTGTTGTACTAGAAGTAGGGAGAACATATGATGGTGGAATAACCGGTTTATCCAACAAGTCATTATAACTTCCACTAGTCGATACTGTCGACAAACCGGATATTTTAGATGATGCTAAACTAGTAATCCATCCCGGATTGATATAAGATCCAGTAGTGTAGACTCCGTTGGTTACAGTGGCCGCATTTCCTGTAATGTTTGCAATAGGTACAATACTGATCGTTCCGTTGACAATCCTTATAGTTGTTCCGTCAACAATAACACCACCGAGCGTAGTAGTTGATGCTACTGGAAGATTGTATGAATTTGCGCCCGAAGCTCTAATAACTCCGTTATTGTCAATGTTGATAGTTACACCGTCAACTTTAACGCCGCCCAATGTTGATGTTGTTGCTTTGGGCAATACATACGCACCTGAAGTATAAATCCACAATAAATTAGTACCATCTGTTGATAATACTTTACCAGAATTACTTGTTTGCGAAGGAATTTGATTCGCATACAATTCTGTAAAATTGTCGTTGATTTTTTGGCCACCGGTTCGTAACGGGTCACCGGTACCATCGTTCGTCCTAATTCCAGTATTAATTAATTGTTGCGACATCTTAGATTCCTTGATCAAATGTTATATCATTAGCGTCAAACGAGCCACTGCTATCAAACGATGATGCAAGTGAACCTGTTCCAACGGTAAATTGAATGTTTGTATTATCCCATGTTATTTCTGTACTATCAAATGTATAAACAGACTTTATAACTAGCGGTTGTTGTTTCTCGTCTACATACCAAACACCCGGTGTAGCACGTAAAAATCTTCCAATTTCTCCACTATCTTGTTGTATGTTTAAATTACTGTCCCAAGAAACACCAACACGTTTCACCACAGTAACTAATGTTCCATATGGTAATACTGTATTTAATTGTACTGCTGGTGTTGTACCGTCAACCGTAAAGTCAGCTGGTAGCGTCACGTCTCCCTCGGGACTATAAGGAGCAACATTTAAATTGTGTACAGCATATGATTGTTTCTTTAATCGTATATTACCGATAAAGAATTGATAAACTGTGGAAGGTGCCGCACTAGCTGACAGTACAGTTCCTTCAGGGCTGTATGTAGTAACATTACTAGAGAAAGTCAATCCGCTAGTATGGTCAATTAAAACAGTATATGTATACTCGCCTACTGAAATTAAAGTTCCTGCTGAGAAGAAAGTTAACGGAGTCCATTCTACATTGGCGCTATATCCACCTGCAAATACTTCAACCGCGCTAGATGCTAGGTTTGTTGCATCACTGATTGTCATGCTTGAACCCTTGTAAGTCCAAGTTGTATCAAATCCTCCAGGAACAAATCCTGTAGAAATAGTGTTAGAACCAGTTGATCGGATTTGTTCAGTAATTAATTTTTCAGTATATGGTATAGTTTCACTAGGTCCAATCTCTTGAACAATCGCACCGCGATTATGCTTGACCGGGATTCCAGTTCCTAATGTACCGCGGCGAATTTGTCCTAATACATTTCCGTTAATTGAAAAATATTCGATACGTTCTCCCCTGATCATTATAATACCAGGTTTATTTTTTGCAGGGTTTGGTAGATCAAATCCGCTAGCATTTTCTACTGTGATTGTAATGTCGTTGTAGTTTAAATCTGCTAGTAATCTAGTTCTCTTACTTGCACTTAAACGTTTAAAGATAACTCGATTTAACATATCTTTAAACTGCATATACGCAATACCAGAAGTAATTACATTTGATCCAAATGTAATTAAAGTTATTTGATCGTTTAAATCAGGATAGATTGCTAGTGTAACAGATGAAAAATCATCGTTCAATTTATAATCTATACCAGGAACTAAAAGTGTACTATTCTTAAGTACCCACACATAGTTGTCATTAATCACCGGCCTGTCTAGTGGAATTATACCGCTGGTTACTTCTTTATAATTAAAATATTCAACTGTATCCTGAGTAATTTGCAATGAAGATGTTATGGTAATAGCAGTACGCTGAATATCTAAGATATCATGTTTGTAAGATGAAATCACTTCAATTACTTGATTATGATTATACTGCTGTTTAAAAGTAATTTCACGTGTAGTCGGATTATATGAATACCCTGAAGAAGATTGTACAGCAATAATTAATTCTGTATTTTTATAAATTGAATAAGTTGTTTTATTAATTTTTACAGTAATTCCAGCTAAGTCAACACTATAATCTTTTCCTCGAGTAAGAACAATACCGTTAGCCAATACCTTAATATCATTCACAGAAACAGAATACGGCACGAATCTAGTTGGGTCGATCGTATAAGATAACTTGTTATTTTTTATATTAAAATAGCTATTGATCGGACCTTGAAGAATATTTTGATCTACACGAACTATCATATTAGTTTCGTTAGGCAAATTATCTCCAACCGGGTAAGACAGCGTATAGGTATAGCTACTACCGTTTGGTATTATTTTTTCTTTCTTTGTAATAGCAAAACTCTGCTGATTACCTGCCACAATAATAAATGATATTAGTGCTCCGCGGGCAGGCTCTGACGTGAATTTAATTCCAACAAAATTAGGTGTTGTGTAGGTGCTGTCAGTTTTAAATAGTTCAACATTTTGAGAAATACCATCAATGTAAACTAAAGAAGTAATTGAAGATAACCACGGAGCTCTAGTTATAAATTCAGCAGTTACACCGTCACCAACAAAGTGATCGATATCAAGAATATTTGAACCATTATATCCTATGGTGAAAATACTTATTGAACTATCGATTGCCGGAGTTGTTGTAAGATTTATAGTTTGATTTCTATAATCAAATGTATAGTCAACTTCCTGAGTTAAAATATTATTGTTTATTTTAACAATTACAGCCTGTGGACTATTTGGGATCTGTGTTACCAAATAAGAATTTGTAGATCCGTCAGCAATATAATTGTCAATTTTTATATTTGCAGAACCAGTACTTGGTTGATCAAATACTTTGATTGCTAGAGTATCTACTACCTGTCCAGGAACCACTTCCTCCGGAGCTGGACTAGTTGTTGGGGTTACAAATCCGTCGCCGTCGACAATAATATCATCTGCTAGTACTCCAGTTGCAGTCGAATACGCTAGATTTCCGCCATCTAATACTGTATCAAAATCAGAACTTTGTGGTGTTAATGATCCGTCACTAGTTGAACTTCTCCAAGTAAACGTATCTCCATCATTAACAGTAAAATCAGGAGGAATAACAAATACTGCAGAAGTACCGTCTGCTACTGGTGTATTAAAAATAGCATCTTGGTTTACTTGTCCCTGTGTTCCATAATCCGGATCGTCTAAACGAATTGTGCCAGAACGGCCAATAATTGTAATAACAGATCCTGCCGGAGCTGGTTCAGTTAATGAGAATTTACCGTCACCGTAGACATACGCATCGGTAGGTATTGCCAAGGTCCTAGTAAATGTTATTGCTGTGCTAACTGGTATAGTTAGATATAAAATTTGATCTAATAATACTATATTAGTCGATACATTAATTTCTTTTACCTTAACATTATATGCAAATGCATCTGTATAACTAGATACAGATGTAACAACGTCTCCAACTTTTATCCCCGATACAGATGTTAATTTTAAATAATATTGACCGCTATGGTTAGTGGTTGTTGTTGGAGTAGCTGTTGTATGTGAAATAGCAACTGTGATTGTAGGTGTTACGTCCGAATATACTTTACTAAAACTGTAAGTAAATACTGTTTGAGAACCGTCTGAATTGTGAGTATCAACTATGGCGGCAGTATAGTAAACATTTAACAATGTTCCAGCTGGCGGAGCATACTGTAAATTAAAAGTATGTGTGTTGGCCGGTACAGTTATAACGTAATCGTTAAACTGGCCGCTGAACGTATCCCACTTATCAGAGTAGTAAGGAAGTGTTCCCCAACCAGAGCTAACATCAAAATTGAATGAGTTAACGTTGACGCCACCGTAGTCGATGCCTGTCATCAGTTGTTTAATATCTTTACCAATATCTCCAACTTCTGGATTGTAGTAAAACTGTATTCTGTCAGCAGCCGACAGCATATTCCAGTCTTTTAGATACGTGATAACAATTTTATCACCTTTAGCTGGCGGTAATCCTGAAGGAAGATTAAAGGTTAATAAACCGCTGTATGTGGTATATCCTTTCGCTGTTGATTTCTTAAACGATAATTTATAAAAATCACGAAGAATTATAACATCATTAATAGTAACCGTTGTGTTGCCAACACGAACATCTGGAGCCCAGATTAAATTAAATTGTACATGGACACCGTCGCCTGCTAATGTTTCTGTTTTTGCTAAATCAGCCACGGTATAAGAATAGTTTAGACGATCAAATTTAATATTAATTAAGTTTGTTCGCACAACTGCATTTCCGATATATGCCACCGCTCTCGCCGGAGTGCCGCCGTCTTGTAGGCCGCCATCGATGATAACAGTTGGCGCACTTAGGTACCCACTACCTGAAGTAAGTAGTATAACTCGACTAACAGATCCGTTGGTAACAAATGCTATTCCGGATGCTCCAGTACCGCTAGAACTAATAATTTTAACTGCCGGCTGTGTGATATATCCGCTACCGCCTGACACTAGTTGTAACTCTAATACTTCGAATCCGATATTATCTAACCAATTTTTCCAAGGTACAACGTTAATGTTTGTATCATCAGCAACGATAGCATCGTTGACAATATACGGCAACACTGAGCGATTAGATCCTTGTTCGTATGCTGGCGGTAAATCAAAATCACTAATTGCTGTTTGTGTATTATCTACAGCATCATAAGAACTTACATATTCTCGCACAACAGTCCTGTATGGTTTTACCTCATTCACATAGTCTTGGAAATTACTCAGATTATCTGGAAGATAATTTACAGGCTGATTTAATTGCCCAACATTGTGTTGTGCTTTAACAAAGCTAGATTTAAAAATCCAATCAACATAATTTTGCTCAGATAAAACATATCGAATGGAAGTAAAGAATAGATTTAAATACGATGATTTTAATTCTCCTATAAAAATCTTATTTCTAAACGCTGTTAAAATAATTCTTAATTCTAAACTTGCAACAGTATCGAAAGTTACTCCGTCGTATGTGCTGGCATCATAACCGATTCCTGTGTTAGAAAAATTATACAAAGAAGAATTAAATTGTATCGTTCCATTTTCTTGTGCAACGACTTGATAATTTGTTGTCCAGTCGTTTGAATCAACTATTGCATATCGGTATAGTACTTCCCATCCGTTTCCGGCATACTTAACTTTGACCAATTGACCGATCGATGGATCGATGCTGTTAAGTTCTGCAAATGTGTTAATTAAATAGTCCGGCGCAATAAACTGATTATAACCGGTATCAAACCAATCTACCTTTGACCAATACTTGGTCACATCATACGTTTTAGATTTAGTTCTTGACCAAACATCGTAGTCCGGATCGTATGAATATATACTCCAGCTGCCGTCGGCCTGTGAATCAGAAAGTACTAAAACAGAATAGTCTCGAATCGAACACGTTGTCGAGTCGGTGTATCCAATACCTTGAGATAAGATAGTAACTCCGATAATCTTACCAGTTGAACTAAGGGTAGCTCTAGCAGACGCACCCTCACCCGTTCCAATAAATTCAATGAATGGTGCAACTAGATATCCCTGACCGCCTTGATTTATTGTAACTCCAACTATTCTTCCGTTTACTATTTGAGGCGATAGTGACGGACGTTTAAATGCTCCAGTATTGGCAAATATTAATTCAGCATCGGTATCTTTAGTCAGATCGTAGGATCCTGTTACTGTCGATGGAATAGGGTCAAACGATTCTAAATCTGTAATGTCTCTACTGTTAACTATTTGACGGTTAATCAACAACAAGTTAGCCTGTTCGATTACTTGCTTTAATGCTTCGAATCTATTAACAAACATTCCCTGTCTTGGACGATTCTCAATGCCATAGCGTAGTTTAACTGGTAGAGATACATCGGGAACTTGTCTTCCGTTTGTATCTTTTCCGCACAGGCTATCAAACCATTTTTGTTCAATAGCAATAGGTAATTCTGTAGTTGGATCTTCGCTAATAATCTTCCATTCGCTATGGACATTTTGATTTGTTTTTTCAGTCAACCAATATTCTAACGACAGTACAATATCAGTTCCCGCTAATAGATTTTTAGCATTTACAATACTAAAGGAATTGCTACTGGTTAGTCCGACAAATTTATATCCTTGGCCTCGAGGATTGGCAATCACTGAAGATACTTCTCCAGCAGATATATTTCTTCCAGAGATATTTGGTACTATTGTTTTGTTCTTAACCCAGAAATAATATGTATTTTTAAATGACTGACTTATGGTATCATATCGTTGACTAATAGAATATGAACTATTACCATACAACGATTGTCCGCTAATGCCCTGTGCTAGTCCTGGGGTAGTATCGGCTAGGGCGTCCCAGGCTTCGGGTAGCAATGACGACGATACCCACTCATAGATATCAATGCTTGCACCATGCGCTAAAGTGCTATAATTGCTGTTTCGATAAACAACATCATCTTCAAAAATATTAATAAATTTAGCAGTCCTTAAATCCCACCATAGTTGACCAACATGTTCAGAGCCCCACGATATTGTGCTGTCTACCGTAACAACTAACGAATCACCTTGAGAATAAATTGCTGGATCATAGAACGCTTTATACTTGATTTCTTCTTCGGCTATTCCAGGAATTTTTCCTTGTAACGGATCAACAACGTCGATGTATGTTACTAGTTGATTTGTATTTCTATTATACAAGAACGCTTTTTTAATTTTAGTAACGTCAGGAACATCAATTTGTCTATGAATTATATTCCAACTTTGACTATTTGGTTTTTTATCGTAGCTATAAATTTTACCGGATCTAGTTAAAAGAGATACGATGCCGTTTCCGCTTCCAGTAGCAACTGCAATAAATGTATCTCCTACTGAATATGTTTGTCTAACTCTAGTAGTACCTGCAACTGTATTCCAATCAGTAGTTCCAAGAGATACAATTTGATATCGATTTCCAACTTGAATAGCCTGTGGTGAAACTCGACTTAATACATCGTAAGCCGATGGCGCTCCAACAAACACATGATTTCCAGAAACTGCAATTCCTGTTCCGTATCCATCTCCTGCAACATTATCTGAATCTAAAGTTTCGCTATATACCCAGTTAGATACATATCGAGTATAAATGTCAATGCGACCGCTACCGGAATGTATTGTTACAAATGCTGTTGAATCTTTATCAAATGTTGTAGCCTTTGAATCAAATGTCATCGGTAAAACTGTTGATTCATTTAGACTAAACACTGCAATATTGTCGTCATCCATAAACGACACAGTATTTCCAAAGTAACCTGAAACTTCAGGTTGATGGTTAATTAATTCCTGCGAAGGTGTTCCGGCAACAAATAATGTTCCAACATAGCTTCCATAGTTTGAAGTTGTCGGATCATAACGATAAATGTATACTGCGCCTTGATTAGTCTTTGTTTCTGTTGCACGGCTATCTGTTATTATTAGATAAGCACCATCAGATGATAATGATATGCTTTGACCAAATGAACTATCGTTGCCTGTTATGACCTGATTAATTGACCCGCTATAAATGTCAACTGTTCCTAAACTTAAATTATCAACAGTTAATGTAGTACTTGAAATAGCTAGTTTTGATTCATCTGTACTCAGTGAGACATTAGTACCAAAGTTTCTTGAAGAAATTCTACCAGTTTTAGTATTAGATAAAACATAACTCCATCCAACTGTGACAAAATTTATGTTCCCCGAAGGAGTTGCGTTAGGTATTCCACTTAACTTTAAAGTTTTTCCATCGGCTAGTACTTCAATAACTGTTTGATTATCAGTCAGACCAGTGCCTTGTGCAATCATGCCTGAAGAAATTCCGGCTGTTGACGTCAGCACTATAGTTGTACCAGAACTACCAACAGGGTTATAAGATGAAGTGGCTCGTAATTTAGTTAGATAAGAAATTTCATACACTCTACCAACACCGCCATTATAACCCGGAGCTCCGATGAACAATGTAGATTGTCCAAACACTAAAGAAGAACCAAACAATTCTCCTTGGGCTGGGTAAGGACTGACTATCGTATCTACTAAAATGTAGTTGTTATTTGCATCTCGCTGATATAAAGATACCACCCCTTGAAGTGTTATCCCAGATGTATGTCCTTGATAATCAATAGCCACATATGATTTTTCTCTCCAGTATAAAATATTGTTAACTGGGGTGCTTACTGGAACTGCTAGAGTTGAAATTGCTTCATAATACACACGGTTGTGAGAAGAATCTAATACGTAAACAATCGTACCGGTTGTATAGGCATCGTAGGCAGAATCCCATAGCCCGGCATTGTGTGTTGATAATCTTGTATATACTTGTCCAACATTTGGAGAGCCTGTCGCTAACCAACTGCCGTCTGTACTAAAGGCAATCACTGTGGCAAAATCTTTGGTATAATTGAAATTATAAGGTTCGACGTAGGGTTTCTGAATTGTTTGACGTTGTATCCAAGGTTGTGCTACGCTAGACTTGTCGTAGGTAATTACTATTCCGTCGTTTGTTGATGTTGCAACAGTATACCCATCCTTGCGAATAGCTATAGAGCGACCATAACTTAACAAATATGCTGGAGATGTATTTGGAATTTCTTTTTTAGCAAAAACTGAATTATATTTCCATACCGCCCATTTACCACTACCGTCGTCATCTGTCCACAGCAATTCGTTTTCTTTTAATTTTCTAGGAACAATGCTGTCAATGTTATCAACAGACGATGCACGTTGAGTCAGTAGTGCATAGATTGTTATAGTATCTTGCTGTAAAAACGGAGATAAAAATCCAGGAACTTCTGTTTTGATTATAATATTGTTTAGGCTAACACTTGTTATTTTATAAAATCCAGGAAATCCTGTAACTTGAGATATACCAATATATGTTCCGGCTGTTAGTGTAACAAGATCTCGTGTAACAATGGTTAATGTTTTAATAGTATCATCATATGTAACATCTGTTACTATTAAATTTACATCTGTAAATCGATAGATATTCCATTCTGATTTTTCAAATGTACACCATACATAACTTCCATTAGTATACTGTGTAATATCTTCATAGACAATATCATCGATAGTGGTCAATGTTTTAAACACGTCTGAAGACCTTACATATCCTGCAGATCTCAAAATTGGAGTATAGTTTGTTGCTATAGGGAAAGGTTTTGAAGTATATCCCAATGGCTTAACGTATACGTCGTTCGGAGTTTGCCTTATAATAAAATCGTACTTGGTCGAATCAACACTGTTAACTAATTCAAAGCCTTGAGGATTGTTTTTAAATAAAGCCTCGTCTAAAACAAATTCAATGTTTTCAAAAGAGCCGCTGGCTCCGTATTGTCCAACACGCAAGGCCCATTCTTCATAAAATTTTAGACTTTCTTTATTTTCAGAGCTTAATACATCAAATAATTTATTAAGAACATTTTGTGTTCCCTTTTCACGTATCATACCTTGATAAAACTTAAACTCGCTTACATCATTTTGTATGATGTTTTCAAGATATTGTCGCTTTTGATAACCGATGAGATGCTGTGCAACTCGCTGTTGTGCAACATCGAAATTATCGCTATTTAAATTATAAAAATCTGTAAACTGTCCTGCCTTATATGTCCAGTTTGGTATTAGTTTAGAAGACGGTTTTGTCTTTAATTGCTGCCATTGCTTTGTATCTAATGTAGCAGATGCTGGCACAAACGATCCCATAGGATTAGCTTGAAAGTAATATTGCCCTTGTTTAACTAAATCGCCAGGATAGTAAATTTTGTAAGGCAACCAATTTTCTACAGCGGCTTCGTCAAATATAAAACCAGGAATATTTAAACCACCAGTCCAATCGCTACTAACATACGAAGACACTTTAATTTTATCTTGTTTATACCCAGTCTCTGGAGAGTATATGATATCATTAAATCGAGTAGTATTATTAAGAATAACTACATGTTCTTTTTGTACTAGGTAAAAACTTGCGCCATAAATTCCGTCAGATGTTCGAGAACCATAACTAACAGAATTGTCTTGTCTATAGAAATTTATGAAGTTAGGTGATAATGCAGTTGCATCGACTTTATAAATTTCGTATTGATTAAATCCGTTTGTGATACTATCAACTACAGCATTTTTTGTAGTGAATGATATTTTATTTGCGCTAGGACTTAGGCTTATAGCAGAGCTACCAATTGTGCTAAGACCATCTAAATGAACAAAATCATCATATGGAAATGATGCTACAGCAGGAACAGTTCTGATAGCCTTGTAATACTCTCCATTGATTCTCAAAATCGATCCGAACGGATAAGATGTATTTGGTTGCCAATCGGCCCACTTGTCTTGTCCGGTAGACCAATTCTGGATTGACCAGAACATAAACTCTCTAGCTGATGTTTCCCAGTTGGCTACTGCACTAAGTCCAGAATTAAAGTCGTCGAAAATAAATCCTTGATCTTTTAGATATTCTCCGTAGCCTAAGATAAAATCAACAACATCTTGTATTGTTGTAAATTTTGTCCCATAAGGTACTGTTGTTTGTACATTCTTGTTGAACATTTTTCTGAAATAGGCATTTGCACCACCTATGATTGGCAGTGAAGCCATCTTACTATAGTTCTGTGATTCAAATACTAGGCCGCTACTAATTGTTTGTAGCACTCTATAATATGAATTTCCATATAGAACAACATCACCCTTTTGATATTGACTATTTGTATTCCATGTTTGAAAACTTTCAGATATACCGCCGACATTAACTAAATTTCCAGATACTGACCAAGGATAAGATATAAAATAAGGTTTTGTTTGACTATATCCCTTGACCTCAAATCCGTCTGTCAACTTACTGATAACGATGCCGCTATAAGTTAATTTCTGAATTGGACTAGAAGAATTTAATATTATATCATAATCTTCTTGGGGTATAAAAATGTTTCCGGTGTTAGATGGACTCTTAGAATTTAAAAGTAAATTAAATTTTTCTTTTCCAGTAAATGCGCCGACTCTGTATGATAACTGCGCTGACAAATGCTGTAAATTATATTTGTACTCGTTATAAAATTCCGAGGTAGTTCCGGAAATATAGTTAACTAGGTAATTGACAATTCCAGCGGTTGACACTCGTGTGTCGCTGGTAATGACACTTGGTAAAGACAATGAGTCAGGAGATATTCTCAAGCCAGTATCAGTATAAACAAGTTGTCCCGACATGTCTCGGGCGATTCTTGATCTATCAAATAATAAACCAAATGTTTTTGCCGGAGTTAGTAGTATAGATGCTAACAATACACTAAACGGATAATGACTACTTCTTCTCCATGTTGATTCGACTGGACCGACATCGCCGAATACAAAATTTGTAGCTACCTTTTGAGAAATAAGACCACGGACTACGCCGGAAAATATTGGACTTACTAAATTTCCTGATTCGTCAACAGGTAGATGATTTAATAAAAACGGTTTTATATATTTGCTATTAACTGTAGGAGTACTTCCTGGGGTGCGAACCGTGCCAGTTGAGATATCAGTCCACATGACTATATTGTCACTAGTATATGGTGCCGGACCATACAGGCTTTGCCACCAAGATGGCTCTATTGAGAATCCTAGCATCTCCCAAGGACAAATATTTGGTCTGTCAGTATCGTACATCCATCGATATACTCCTCTCCAATATCCCGGAACATTTCCGTCTGTTAAAGAAGAGTAACCTCGATAGTTGTAGGTAAAACTATTATTATTATCAAAACTAACTGGACGGCCGATATCGAATCCCGATTGTGAAGCCCAAGAATAAAAACTAGGAGCTAGTGCTTGATTAAAATTTTCTAGTGAATATGGTAGCTGTCGCTTGAATGTAGGAATTACATCTGCAATATCCCAAATTGAAGTATCATATTTTATTTTAATATTATTAAAAATTCGCTTTTCTAATTCTAATAATACTGCATCTCTGTAGTCGCCATAGGCTTTGATAATACTACCGTCGTGTCCCTGTATCACTTCAACCGGATTTACCAGTGTGCGATCTAAAAACATCTTAGGTTGAAATTTTGGCCATATGCCTAGTTTAGTAGGCGTCTCCGGAACCATACTACCGTCGGTATTATCGTATTCAATTGTTTTAAGGACGTCACCATTACGCATAGTAACAGTATCCTGGATCGTTACAAATCCTTGATTATTAAACACATAGTCAATTTCATTTAACAGTTGTGTTCCATTTAAATAGACCAGTACTGATTTATTAGATAGAGAATCTAAAGAAAATACCGATGTCAATGGGTAAGATTTTATTCTATAATCAGCAACGGTGTGGCTAGTATCAATGCTTGCACCATATGGAACCATATCGCTGAAGTAATAGGAATCTTTATTAGATTTGTTGGCGTTTAATTTTTGTAAGACTAGATCAACTTGTGTTTTTGGATCTGCATCTACTCCTAATTTTTCAATGCTTGCTACAAAATCTTTCTTGAATCGAGAATAATCATATCTACTTTTTTCTATAGCCTTAATAATATTATTAGATTCATTGGCTACGTGATAAATGCTAAGGCTGGCTGGGCCGCTGTGCTGTATAAATTTTGTAGCATACGGAGTAATATTTCCCAGATCTCTTAAATTACTTGCACCAGGAAAACTTCCCTGAAAGTTTGACAAGTTTTCTACTATAGATTTTACATGCGCCGAAACTTCACCTAACGTAAATGTTGTTACAACGCCATTCAATGGATTGTTTTGTAAATTTAAAGGTATTTCATAGAACCCATTTGAATTAATAGGTTGTGAAGCAAATGCTTTTATAGTAAGAATCTGTGAAGAAGTAATGTTAGAATTTAAAACAACTTTTTTATAAACAGGACCGTCAACTATTTTATAGTTTGATGGATTGATAAAATCGCCGTCGATATAAATTTTTACTGCAAGGTCGTTGAGGTCGTTTAAATTATCAAAAATATCAATATTAAAATTATTTGTTAGATTAGAATTTTTATAAACTCGAATGGCTGCTTGTACATTGGTTGCTAGAGAAATCTGCCAACCATTTTTAAAGACTATATTTCCTCTGTAATCTCGAGAAGATAAAAATCCAAGACTAACACTCTTTGTAACTAATCCTTGATTTACCTTGTACTGAAATTCATCTGTAGCATAGTCAAAGTTGAAAACGATATCGCCGATATTGTTGATATTCTTATAGGTTAGTGCAAATCCAAGTTTAGTATCAATGACTGATGACGTAGAATCGACCTTGTATGAAAATATTGGAGTTCCAACAAATGTTGTTCCAGGGTAAGCTGTGGTATCTGAAAAACTTGTTCCAGTATTATCAATTACATCAAATAGCGGTGGCTGATTTACACTATTTTTTTGCTGTGTTTTAATCCAAGCTGTTCCGTTGTACCAGTACATTAAACCTAAATTCTTACTACCAGACTTTACTAAAACGGTTTGGCCAAACACTGGACTAGCAATTTCAACTAGATGGATCTGTATCGATCCCTCAATATTAAGAAAATTAACTTGAAATATTTTTCCGTTGACAAGCGTGTCAGGGTCGCCGGTAAACAATATTTTTTGATTTTGAGTTAGGGCGACGCCGTCAATATTATAACCGGTAGACCCTTCGATGGTAGAAAATACATCATATGTAAAATTATCAATAAGGTCAACATCAACAGTTGCAGTTGTTCCAAAATTATATAATTTCAAACCTGCTTCAAATTCGATAATCGGTCTAGTTGCTCGAGCATTTTGATCGATTGAGACTGGAATTTTATTGTAATTAAAACTTGCGGTGATCACATCAATGTGAAACCAACGGTTGTACCGTGTCCACGGGTTGTGGTCTTGACTGGCTCTGTTGATTGTGATATAATCTGCAGACTTGGCAAATCCGCTTGAATCGCTAAATGGTTCAGTATCAAAATTAGCCGAGTCGAACAGAATAGTTTCAGGAACCGAATAGGAATTAACAACTTCTAATACATCTTTGTTGATTAATTTTATTCCAGATCCCACACCTTCGACATAATATTCTCCAGAAGAATAACTTGCCGGGGTAACATTACCTGCAAAAGACACCTTCATTCCATTACTTAAATGTGTGCCGTCAATAAAGGTATAAGACAATTTTCCTAAAATTTCAGATTCAACATCAATATATGTTTCATCCGTTATGTCAAAAATTTCAATGGCACCACCTAGATTAATATCTGTTTCGCTTTGATAAAATAAAATGCTCGGTGCATCTACAGGAACTTGGAAGATTATTGTTCCTTGTTCAACTCCTTGTGCATCTATACCGCCGATTACGTATCTTGTTCCTGTGCCAGTTGCTCGTTCGATCATCAAGCTAAATGGATTTCCAGGACTATTGATTACAAATGTATATGTTTGACCTCTATATAATTTTACTAACGGATTCGGTGTTAGACCGTCGGGGGTAAACACATACTGGCTATCTGCTCCTACTATTTGTAAATCAACTTTGTAGGTACTTGATACTATTTGCTTTTGACCTTGAATTTTAATCGTTTCAGGGCCATAAGGTAACCAATAGTAATTTTGAAAATTTGAAAATTTATCCCAATCAATATGCGGATCCCAAGAATAGAATTCTTGTTGATTAAGTTTTGCATGGTTAGATGTGTTTGCACCAAACACATTTAGTTGATTGATATAATCAATATAATCTTTAAAAAATGTTACATTTCCTAATTTGTCTTTAACTACTAGACCCGGTTCTAGCTGATAGTGCTGGCGTAGACTATCGGCGGCTTCGACAAATATATCAGAACCGGTCGTTGCTTTTGAATATTGTCGACCGATAAATCCGTTTACTTTTTTAACAGTTCCAGGATTTACTAACTGATCAATAGTTGATTGAATAAACTTTTTATTTGCATCCGTGCGATAGAACGCAGGTATTAAACTTGATCCAATAGAATTATTAGCATTAGGGTTGGTACTGTCAGCCATTAGCTATTTGCTCCGTAATTTGCACTTGTAACATTCTGTGATGTAAGATTTGATAAGCCGCCTGTTGTTGTTACAGATCTAACATTGCTTGATGTTAGTCCTGCAACAATCGTTATATTGTCAATAGTCGCACCGTTGATAAAAATTTGATCACTTGGGCATTTGATTTCAAATAAACTTCCAAAATATAATCCTGATTGTTTTGGAACGATAACAAAACTAATAATATCAGGTGTAAGTTGATTCATTATATAAGTCGATAGTTCTGTAAAATAAAATGTATCTCCAAAATTCCAGTTATCTAAACTAAAAAATTGATCCATTGCTGAAATAATTCGAGAACGAACGTCACTGTCAGATACAGTTGAGCTTGAATTTTTAACTACATTAAATGTTGCCTGCACTTCAAGATCTGCAGATGCTCCGAATAGTATTTTATATCTAACTGGATGATAAATTATTTCGTCTGATATCGATTTAATTACATTTAAATTAGGAGATAATGTATTATACAATTCGTCTGAGCTTGGAGGCAGTGGCTTACTTACGTTAGCCCCTGAAAGCCATTGACGGTAATTTGTATCGTATGCTTTAGTTAAAACATATACATCAATGATGTTTGTTGATCCAGGATCAATTCTTGAATTATAATCGGCCGCATGTGTGTATTGAAACTTCAAGTTATCTCGACCAACATATACTTTGTAATCTAGACTAGAAATAAATGATCCAGTTACTGAATCATATTTCTTCACAGTGTCAGAATCAATAAAATAAAAATATTGTCCGTTGACTTTTTCTGATGCTAGAACACTACTTTGTGTTGTTTTAATCAGCACAGTATTAGAAGAGTTATCAATGTATTTGTAATCTTCTTGTCCGACTGAAATTAAATATCTTTGTTGAACAATATATTTGACTGTTGAATTAGTCTGTGGTGCAACGATGTCCAAAAACAGTTGAGGATTATCTACAACTCCATTATTGTCGGTATCTTTAAAACTGATCAATATTTTTTTGTTGTCAACGTATCCATCTAATCCGTTAAATTCAGCAATGACATCCCACAATAAATCGTTATTAAACGATGAAGTAGCATCAGGTTGTTTATTGATGTTTAGAATGTTTATTGTATCTCTAATAGTAGTGCTTACTGTAGTATCATAAATCTTGTTGTTGTTGTCAAAGTAAAAACGAGCTTGTTGATCACTTTCAAAAATATATCTTAGTAATCGAGTTGTTACTGTATAAAATTCGTTGTCAGTAGTAAACAATAGGAACCAACTGGCGTCCTGCTGAGCATTGGTGGCATCGCCTTGCTTGTTGAGACTAAAAGGCAGCGTTGTATTAAGATTTGATTCAAATACAATTTGCCAGGTTTGTGTTGCGCCATCGTATCGTAGGCCAAACGGTTTATTAGCAAATATTAAGTCTATCATTGTAGTTTTAACAGAACTGGTTAATACCAATGATAGTTTCGGAATAACTTGTGATAGCAATGCTCCAGACGGAATTGACTGATTTAATAAAATCGGACCAAATCCTGTAGTTAGTACTCCGGTACCGTTATTAGTTCCGTCACCAGTAACTGATACAACTTCTGCCCACACGTACACGCTTGCACCTGATACAGTTGCGGTTCCTGACACTAGCTTGTTGTTATTTTTAGTATCAAAATATTTAGAATATACTTTTTGTCCATTGACTACGGTGAATGGTGCTTCAAACTTTACCAGACTGCCTACAGTAAAATATTTTAAATCAGTATACGTATAGGTTCCGACTTGATAGGGTCTAGCATCAGAACTATCTCCAACATAGCCTGTTGAGCTACCAGTGTCAGAAGTTTTTTGATACCATGCTATAGATAAACTTGATGCTAAAAAGTTAATAAAATTAGCATAGTAGAAGTTTCTTAAATTAGGATCGGATAATAATTGAACAATAGTATTATCAATAACTCCTTCAATGTCTACTCTAGAGTTATAAGAAAATCTTGTTGACGAATTATAAGTGTCTTGGTATAAGATTCCATCGTCTGCAAATAAATTTGTCGAAGAATACTTGCCAGTAGGATCAGTTAGATCAAAATATCTGCTGATTCCAGAACTAGATCTGTTTATTGATTTTATTTTAGCAACTTCCTGTGTTACAGACAGCGGACTAATATTATAATCTTCCGCAGTTATCATACGATTTTGTGTATAGTATGTTTGCGGTGCGTTTGTTTTTATAGTTGCGTTTGTTTCTGCAATTTCTGCGTTGTTTACACTAGTGGCTAGTCCTAAACTTAAAGTTAAAGATTCTGTTGAACCTCTAATAGATGTATAAGGTATAACAATAGTAACATTTTTAATATCAGCAGGATTAATAGAATAAGATAAACCATTGCTTAATCTATAGTATACTCTAAAATCGCCTAGTGGCAAATTGCCAAAAGTTCCGTCGCTGAACTCTAAAGTTACTGCGTCGCCGGCTCGTGTAACAACTTTGTAGATATTTTTAATATCTTTACTAATACTGTTATAGATAATATTGTTACTAGACAAGTCTGAAACTTTAGTCCACAGTGTCGATTCAGCATTTGAAGCATCTAACTGATATAACCAGACGTCAGTGTTGTTAATATTTTGAACTGCAACATCTACTGATTCATTTGCTGAAGGTTGAGAAATAGTGAACGATCCTTGATTTAAAATTCCCTGTGTGAAATTAAGGAAGAAGCCCGTGCCTGCACTACCATTTCCATGACCATCATCTCTATATACAAACGCCGGAGCATTACCGATCTTTGGTGGCTCTTCGTAGATGTATTCTTTACCAGCAAATGTTGTACTGGTTATTTCAAAGTTCATTGTAACGCCGGCAACAGTTTTACTAAAACTGTAAACAGGAACACCGCCTGTACTGAGTGCGTTTATTCGATATTGTTCTGTTGGAACTCCGTAGATTGTACTACTTGCTATCGGACTTCCAAACTGCTGAGAGCTGGGCAATGATGCATTTATTATCTTAATAAATTGATCATACCAATTTGAGTTACTAGGATCGTTCCAAGTTATTGTTTGATTGGCTAAGTTTCTACCGTTGCTATCAATAATGGTCTCTGTTGTAGAAACATTGTTAAATTTTAGTAGTCCGCTTGACGCAATATTACGCTTGGCAGTATATCCCAGCATACGACTAAGTCTTAGTATGCTATCTCTACGTTCTGCTAATTCTAAAAAGTTTTCACGAGCATTTAAATCCACACGGAAGGCTATGCTTTGAGATAGATATGCTACTAGGTCAATTAATGCAAGGTATTCTGAGCTTTCAATATAGTCATTAAAATCTTCAGGAAAATTAGTCCTGAGATACTGGATCATAGTTCTACGAATATTGTCAAAGTCGTAGCTGGTGAAGTCAGCGTTTTTAAACGATTGGTATATCTTTTTCCAGTCCTGCGTTACTAGCAGGTTGTTTTGTCTATCAGTTGAGCTCATTCTAGATCCTAATAACAATATTTATTTGAAATCATTTTATGCGTAGTTTATTAAGCAATTAATAACCCGTTAGCTTGATCAAATCTTAATTGTAAACTTTGTTGTATGTTGTAGGGTATGTATTTTAATATAAGTTGAACTTGTATTCCCTGGTCGTAGCTGGTCAATATCACATCGCTGGCCTGCACACGGGGATCAAAATTAACAATTTGATTGACGTTTTGCAGGATTAAATCCTTAACTTGCTCAGTTAACGGTTCAAATAACAGATCCCATATAATACAACCAAATGTAGGATTCATTAGTCTTTCGCCCTGGCGAACATAAAAATTATTCAATAGGTCTTGCTTAATTAATTCAAAGTCGTACAGCGCATAGTTTTCAGTTGACGTACTTACTGTGCTAAATCCTCTATACATTTGAGGAGCCACTGCGTCAGGCTTAGTCACTGCCGGTATTGAAATTGTTTGATAAAGTTTAGGTGTAGCTTTCATATATTATCCCCCCGCTGGTCCAATTTTTAAGAACGTATCTGGTTTTTGTGTATACTTAGGCGCGGCTTTTTTACTGTAGTAAGTAGGTTGTGCTATATTTCCGCCAACATCTCTGTCAGTTTGTGCTGGAACAAATTTAGTAGGATCTAAATTTTCATGATGTGGATACGGTTCATGAGACGGTATACGTTTCATAATGCTGGTAATATTGCCTACATCTGTTTGATTTACATGTGTTGATAATTTAACTGCGGCTGTAGCGGCTGTTGAACTATTCATATAAATTTTGGCGGCTGTCTCTAAATGATTTCCAGTAGTTTTAAGATTTAAATTTCCAGTAGTCGTGATAAATCCATTAGCGCCAACAATAATTTCTAAATTAGCACCAGACTCAACATGTGCTTTGCCAGCGGCCTTAACATTAAAATTTCTACCTGCTTCGATGTTTACATCTCGCCCTGCATGAAAATTAAAATCTGCATCAGTATGAAAACTAATACTGTCTTTAGCATATACATCTATCTTACCGTTGCTGGTTAATTCAATCCAGGTCGTTCCGCTGGCATTACCGATGTAAATTAAATCTTCGCTATTATGTAAAAGTATCTGGTGTCCGGTTCTTGTACGGATTCTAAATAATTCATTGTGTGGTATTGTAGGATTGCCGCCCTGATCTTGTTGAGATACTGCGGCATAATCAGGAGGACCTGCACTGGCCTTGGTCTTTCTTAGATAGTTGTCGTCGCCATCATCCATTACAAACGTAGTGCCACCTAATCTACTCACAGGGGCATCGGGAATTTCCCATTCGGCTTTGCCTATTTTACCAGTCTTTGATCCAGAGCGTTTGTCTAAAGGACCCGGTGTGCTGATACCAAACACCATACTTGGTGTTTCGCGTCTTGCACTACTAGTAGTAATTCCTCTAATATCATCAGCTAGCAATCCTTGAGTTTCTAATACATCTGTAAACGGATGTGCGGCTTTAGGGATTTGTTCGGGATCGCCAGTTGATGCTGTAACTTTTTTGTTGTACTCAGCAGTTGGTCTCTTTAGACCATCGGACTGTCCCACTACTTTAGTCTGAGCGGCAAGACCTGGTACCATAAAATTCATATTAGTGTCAGCAACACACCCCATCCAATAACCCCGCTTTGGATCGCCATCAATAAAGAATACCACGACAGTAGTTCCAGGATCAGGTGGCACCATCCACATGCCGTAACTTTTTTGTGTATTGTTGTAGTCATCGGTATCTGTCAGATGGTTAGCACCAGTAACTCCGTAAAAAGGACTCATGTAACTGACTGGATGTATTTGACCAGATGATTTATCACCGCTCGATGTGCGTTTAATTTCTACTTGAAGGCGCCCCATGTAGGTATTATCTAAGTGACTAACAACTGTGGCCAAAAAAGGACCAGACGAAGACATCGAGCTTGCTTGCCCGTCTTGCGGTGAATAAGGAATATTGTGAACTTGATCTTGATCTGACATTATGGTGTAACCTGTTCTCCGCTACTTCCCGATGTGTCAGTTTTTGGTGGGGTATCACTAACACTACTTGCCGGATCTGGTGGGGCCGGTTTATTGATATTAAACAAGTCGAGTAGATTTGCAGGACGTTTTGTTGCTTCCGACCCGTTCATTAATCGATAGCCTGTAAGTGTTTGCGTAAATTTTCCATCGCCAAACTTACTTTCAACTATGGTAACTTTATATTGTCCAGTAAATCCCCCGACTGGAGCGATTGCAGAAGATTTAGTCATTGCATACAAGCCTGTTGATTGATTTATATCTGTTGGGGTTCCAAAATTAACCTGTATAATAACTTCACCTCGCTGATGATTTACTGAACCATCTGCGTTTAAATTTCGTACTTCAGTTGGGACTGCGTTATAGTTACCAAGACCACTATGGCCAATCCAATAAGGGTCGCCTATGATTTCTAAATTAAGGCGCATCATGTCGTAGCCTTTTTTGAGTATGTCATCTAGCTGTCTTGCGGCTATAGACACTGCATCATCCTTGGCGCCACCTAACTGCGAAGTCTTAGTTGTGTTTGCAGAATAACTTAGCTGTGTAGGAATAGTGCTGGCTTGTTTTCCTGCTGCCTGACCATTGACTGGTCCTTGTACAGATTTAGGATCTGCGGCTTGCGCAGATTCCTTACGATTTAAATCAATGTCTTGGCTTCTATTACTTCCACCGGCTAACAAAACTGTCGACCAACCTACATTAAAATCGATATCAAATTTAAGAATATCAACATTCTTTCCAGTGTAGATATAGTTATATTCTTTAACTATTGTTTTCTTTAGTTCAGTAAGGCCTTTAGTTGTAGTATTAACTGGAGCACCTTGGCTAGCATGGACTTCGTACGGCACTACCCTATAGACTATTAGCAACGGTTTTTTTCCAGTGTTTTTATCATTGGCTGTAGTTTCAATTGGATACGTTTGTGTTTCAACTGACCACCATTTTCTAAATCCTTTTTCGTCAACTGCTTCAGCTGGCAGTACCTGTTTAGGAAATTCGCTAGATAACATTACCTGATCTATAATATTAACGATGCTGGTCTTTTGACTGAATTTTATTACCCCGTCTGTGATACTAAACGCATTAAGATCCTTGCGCATGATTTTGCCATCTCTGTCATATACTACATTATCTTTACCTATAGGAGTATCTGGTGTCTTAGTTCCACCCCACCCCATCTCTGTAGTTCCTATCCAGTTTACTTCAGTAATTTGTTGATAGTTTAATTTTTCTTCGGCACCAGTAACTGTTACTCCAATTTTTTCTAATGCCGCAGTAGCCGGATCAGAATTTGCGCCAGATTGTGGATTAGTAGTAGCTGAGGAAGTAGTTTCAGTTGCACCAGGAGTGCCGCTAGCTGGTCCGGTTGATTGGTTTACTGGAAAAATTATTAAAATCTGATCTGCTTTACCTACCTGCTTTGCCGTTTCAAGTTGTCGTAAACTGTCATTAATAACTTTTTGAACACTCTGTTCTCCAGTTTGTAATACTTCTTGTATTGTTTTACCTGTGGCAGATATATCAGTTCTTACTTTATTAATTTGATCTGACAGTGCTTCTGCGTTAGTAACATATCCTCTGCAAGAATATACTGTACCGGCGGCTGAAGTTTTAGCATTGAATCTAGAAAATTTAAAAGGAATCCATCGAGTCGATTTTGGAACTATTCCCATGCTACCGGTTTCTGTATTCCCTCTAAATTCTATCTTGAGCAGGTATGGAGCATCTCTCCAGTTTTCAAACTTTGCCCTAACACCCGCTACCTGCATGGCTATCGGAAACATGCCAAAGCTATAAGGTTCAATAATATCAAAAGTTAAGACAGTTGGTCTAGTAGAGTTTCCGTCCATAAATCCCATAACACTCTTAATTTTTAAATTATTGATATAAAAATCAAAAGTACCATAAGGAGTCTTAACCCTATTGGTAGGATTCATATTCGCCGATGCCGCAATTATTTGACCTGATACTTTGTTTTTAACATAACTCTCGTAAGGAGATGTTGCTTCGGTCGCTGTAAGACAAACTAGAGTAATAACATAGTCGTATGATGCATATTTAAATAAAGGATTTGCTATTGGTAACTGTACACCGCCAGACGATGAAAAGAATCCGCCAATGGTTCCAAGCACCTTGCTTAGTGATCCTGCAATACTGCCAATTGCCGATGCTGGCCCGCTATTACTCACTGCTGCCGCGGCACCTGCTACAGCGCCTGTGGCAACAGTTGCAGAAGTTACTGCATCAGTTAATGCCATGTTAAATTCCTAACGCCGTTTTTAGGCTACTACTCTTTGGAACATATATCGATGTTCCTGGAAAAAAATCTAGAATTGGATCTTGCAATACATCAAGATTGCGTTGTATAAAAACCCACCACAAACCAGGATCTCCATATAGGTCATATGCAAGTAGATCTGGGCGGTAGGCATACTGACTTTCGATTTTATAGAGAAAGTCGTCAGGTTCTGCACTTACAGGTCGTATACTTAGTATACTCAAATAATTATTTGTTATTGTAGTATTGTAGTAAGGACTATTTGTATTGTAATTTGCAGTCATTAGATATACCCGAATGAGTTATTTAGATATCCGCCAGTGACAAATCTGTCAAGGCTGAAATTCTTTGTACTAGTTCTGCTGTATATAGGTTGTAGTGTAATAGTAAATGTGCTCTTAGTTGGCACGTGGCTTACTCCGCCGCTAGTAGTTCCACCAATGCCGAACGATCCTAATAGTCCTGCTACTTGTCCTACTCCGCCTGCGATCGAAGTAATAGTATTAGTAATTCCAGAAATACCAGTATCTCCACCGTTACCGAACAAATCACCAACAGTACTTGAAAGTCCGCCGATCGAATCTGCAACCCCTGCAACTTGTCCTGCGGCTGAGCCAACAACGTTTACACCAATATAATCACAAGTAGCGTCTAATGTTGTTTGAAAATTTGTACAAACCACAGGAACATTTTTAAACACATAATTTCCGTAGCCGTTCAACATGACTACCGGAGGAGGATTTCCTGCCTTGGCATCATTTCCGCTGAACATTTTGGTTAGACTGCGTAAATAATGCACGGCCGCAATCCAATATAATCCCTGTGTAGGATCTTCAACGTTCATAGGTGCAGTGATAGTAATTGTACCAGGATCACTATTTTGATATGCTTGAAATACAAAGTTTGTATGGGTAGTTGGTAACGGATTGTATTTTGCCGAACTAGCTATTGTTATTTGAGGAGTGTAAGGAAAAATTAAACCGCCTGCATTTACCAAAGGATTTAACACTGGACTCTTTTTAAAGCTAGACCAGTTAGGCAAACTTAGTCGAACTCGCCAATCATTAGCATTTGCATCACCACCAAACGCACCAACAGCACTGACTATATCGCCAATTGCTTCGCCTGCGGCGGGTAAATTAACTGCTCTTATAGCACTACCTACATCAGTTGCGTTAAATGCAGTTGATAATTGTGATGCAAGATTAATACCGGCATTTACGGCACCTACCCCGGCTGCTAGTGCGTTCTGCGCGGCGCCAATTTGCTGTGGTAAATTTTGTGCGAAACTAAAGCCCATATTTAAATCCTCTTTTGGTATATTATTTATTTGACTTTATTAACTACGTAGTTTATAATGTAACATCCGGAGAACTGATTAATGACAGCAAAAGTTAACTATTTGAACAACAAGGACATGTTAGCGGAGATACACAAATCCAAAACATCTTATTGTAGTTTTACAAACCCAGAATACCATCAATACGACCTTATCTTACCGAGTGTAGATAAAATCAATATTAGAAGTATTGCAGAAGCCAAACGTGCCAGAGCTAAACGGCAAGGCGATCAAGAATATCAGCGAAGAAAAGCCGCTGGTGAAAAAGTCAAACAAGCTGAGTGCGAAGTTGACTATAAAAAAATCCAAAAAACAGACGTAGTGTTTAGGATTATGACTTATGATCATATTCCATTAAACAATACTCGCAAAAAGAATCCTAAAAGTCAAGCTGATCACAGAGACAAGGTAAATTTTCCACCTTTCCAACACTGGAAATTTAACGATGAAGACGAACTTGTTTGTGTAGGTAAAAGCCACTGGAAGGGAGATTTAGTCAAAGGACACTTTGACAAAGATGCAGGGCAAATTACAAACACTCTAGCCCGCATGATGATCAAGCTGTGTGAGCGATACGCTACTCGCGGCAACGTGAGAGGTTATACATATAATGACGAAATGAAGGGTATGGCTATCTTGCAACTAACACAGATAGGACTACAATTTGATGAATCAAAATCTGATAACCCCTTTGCTTACTTTACTGCCGCTGTTACTAATTCATTTGTGCGTGTTATCAATACTGAAAAACGTAATCAGAATATACGAGACGATATACTTGAAATGAACGGTATGAACCCAAGTTATAGTCGTACTGGCGCAGGCGAGCACGAAGCCGCTATAAAGCGATATGGAAATAGTGAGGAAGCTAGCGAATAATGTCAATTAAAACGCTCAAGTGGGTGTCTACTGCATCTGCTATGATTGGTATTGCATTAACTAGCTATGACATATTTCCGCTCAATACGTTTTTTAATTGCGGAGCGGCAGCTGGTTGGTGTACTGCTGGCATTTTAACTAAAGATAAACCGCAGTGGGTAGGGTCAGGCATCGCTGTATTGTTTTATGTTAGTGGATGGATCCACTTGTTACTAAGGTAAATTATGAATTTGTTTAAAAAAGTCGCATGTTTTACAGACATCCATTTTGGATTAAAGAGCAATAGTTCTGTACACAATCAAGATTGTGCAGACTTTGTCGACTGGTATATTGCTAAAGCAAAGGAGGAAGGCTGTGATACTGGAATATTTTTGGGTGATTGGCACCACAATCGGAATAGTCTTAATATCACTACTATGGACTATAGCCTTAGGGCCTTGGAAAAGTTGGGTCAAGCGTTTGATCAGTTTTTCTTTTTTCCTGGTAATCATGATTTATACTATAAGGACAAGCGAGACATTCATTCTGTGGAGTTTGGTAAGTATATCCCCGGTATTACTGTTATTCCAGAGGTTACAACGATCGGTGATGTAACACTTTGCCCGTGGCTTGTTGGTGAAGAATGGAAAAGCATTAATAAGAAAGGTGGCAAATATTGTTTTGGTCACTTTGAACTGCCAAAGTTCTTTATGAACGCCATGGTGCAAATGCCAGAAACTGGCGAACTACAAGTAGATGCATTCAAAGGATTTGAATTGGGCTTTAGCGGACACTTCCATAAGCGCCAGCGCAACGAAAACATGATCTATATCGGCAATGCATTTCCGCACAACTACTCAGATGCATGGGATGACGAGCGCGGAATGATGACTTTAGAGTGGGGCGGTGAGCCTGTTTATCACGCTTGGCCCGATCAGCCCACATTCCGTACTGTTAAACTGAGCCAACTAATCGACGAAGCAGATACTTTGATCTTGCCTAAACAGCATTTACGTGTAAGTTTAGATATAGATATTAGTTTTGAAGAAGCTAGTTTTATCAAAGAAAAGTTTATTGCAGACTACGACATACGAGAACTTACGCTCATTGCTGAAAAGAAAGAAGTAGAAATCAATACCAACATCGATATTCAAAAATTTGAAAGCGTTGATCAGATTGTGTCCAATCAGATCGTAAGTATTGATTCAGACACGTATAATAAGAACACGCTACTAGCGATTTATAACAGCCTATGATAAAGATTAAAGAATTAACAGTTAAGAATTTTATGAGTGTGGGTAACCAAACTCAGGCTGTGCATTTTAACAAAGAAAACCTTACACTTGTGCTGGGCGAAAACTTAGACCAAGGTGGAGATGATAGTGGTAGCCGTAACGGTACGGGTAAAACTACCATTGTTAACGCACTAAGTTTTGCTTTATTTGGTACTGCACTCACTAACATTAAAAAAGACAACTTAATCAATAAGATTAACAATAAGAACATGTTAGTTACGCTGTCGTTTGAAAAAGACGGCATTGATTATCGTATCGAGCGTGGGCGCAAACCTACAGTCATGCAGTTTTTTGTCAATGACATTGAACAGTCAGGTGAAGAAACTGATGATAGTCAAGGCGACATGCGTGAAACGCAAAAGGATTTAGATGACTTGCTAGGTATGAGTCATGATATGTTTAAGCATATTGTAGCTCTTAATACCTACACTGAGCCATTCTTAAGCATGAAGGCAGGTGATCAACGTGTTATTATTGAGCAGTTGTTGGGCATTACCTTACTAAGTGAAAAAGCAGAAACACTCAAAGAGCTTATTCGTGAAACTAAAGATGATATTACTCGAGAAAGTGCCAGCATCGAAGCCGCTAAACGCAGTAACGAAGGTATTCAAAAGAGCATTGACAGTTTAACTACTAAACAAAGCGCATGGAATGTACAGCACGAAACAGAATTAGAAAAAATCGGTCGTGCCATCATAGAATTAGAAAGCGTAGATATTGAAGCTGAGCTTGCGAAGCATGCGGAGCTCAAAGTTTATGACGAGAAGGCAGCGAAGCTGAAAAGCCTGAATAAGGAGCGGGCTACGTTAGATAGCGCGATAGCGCAAGCGGAGCGAAGCGTAAAAAAGTACGCTGGCGAGCTTGCTAAGTTGCAGGATAAAAAGTGTCACGCTTGTGAACAAGAACTGCATGATCACAAACACGAAGAAATGAGTGCTGAAGCCACTAGGCATCTAGCAGAAGCACAGACCTATCACGACAAGGTTGCCACTGATCTGGCCAAGATACTTGCAGAAATCAATACTGTAGGCGAGTTGGTCAAGCGTCCCAATCCCTATTATGACACAGTTGAACAGGCACTCAAGCATCAGAACAATCTAAGCACACTAGAAACCAATCTAACTATCAAAGCTGGCGAAGCTGATCCCTATCAGGAACAGATTGACGAGCTGAAAAACAGCGCCATGGTAGAAATTACCTGGGATCATGTCAATGCGCTTACTACACTCAAAGAGCATCAAGAGTTCCTGCTCAAGCTGTTGACATCAAAAGATAGCTTTATACGCAAGAAGATCATAGATCAAAACCTAGCCTATTTGAATAACCGTCTGACCTATTATCTAGATCGCATGGGCTTGCCGCACTCAGTGGTGTTTAAAAACGACTTGACTGTGGAAATCACACAGCTAGGGCAAGACTTAGATTTCGATAATCTAAGTCGAGGAGAGCGTAATCGTCTTATCTTGGGCTTGAGCTGGGCTTTCCGTGATGTATGGGAAAGCCTGTATCAGGGCATTAACCTGTTGTTTGTTGACGAGCTGATCGATAACGGTCTCGATGCGTCAGGTGTTGAGTCGGCCTTGGCTGTGCTTAAGAAAATAGCCCGTGAACGCAAGAAAAACATATTCTTGATATCGCACAAGGACGAACTCATTGGTCGTGTCAACAATGTCTTGAAGGTTATCAAGGAAAATGGCTTTACCAGCTATGCTACAGACTTGGAGATCACTGACTAATGTACCCGCAAGATGAAGAACTGCATCAGGAACTCATGCGTGTATTCCGTCAGTACTTTAACGAAAATCAAACTTGGCAGGCGGATGCCAGCAAGGCCAGTAGCATACGGGTGCGCAACTGCCTAAATGAAATAAAACATCTGTGTCTCAAGCGCCGCAAAGAAATACTCTTGTGGCAGCGGGACAAGGATCAACAGTTATTAGAACGTAAACTAAAAAGAAAGGCTCAAAAGAAAGGCACTGGGAACTAGGGATCTGCTACATAGTTGATGTCTTGGTACTATCAAAATCAACTAGTGGAAACCTTACCCGAAGAATGTATAGGCTTCGTTTATATCATCACTAACACAACCAATCAGCGCAAATACATAGGCAAAAAACTGGCAAAGTTTAGCAAAACTACCTACAGAGTTGTTAAACAAAAGAACGGCACAAAGAAAAAGAAGAAAATTAAGTCAAAGATTGATAGTGACTGGCGTGAATACTATGGTTCAAGCCCGGAACTTACCCGAGACATCCAAGCAACAGGCGCTGAAAACTTCCGTAGAGAAATACTATTTTATTGCACCAGTAAGGCAGAATGCAGTTACATCGAGGCTCGTGAGCAGTTTGCACGCCGCGTTCTTGAATCTGATGACTATTATAACGGTCATATTCAAGTGCGTGTACATGGTTCACACATAAAGAAACTTCAAGAAAACAAGGCAAAATAACGCCAAATAAGCCCGCACTGGCGCAGTTAAAGTGCCCTAAATCCGCTCTGATGTGTGGCGGTACGGAAGCTCTGCTTGGCGCAGAGTACCAGTTTACTATCCTTAACAGGACGCGGATCGGATATGCCTATAACCGGTTTAAACTGCAAGCAACGAATTTCAAGGCTAAAAGAAGGGAGAAAAACCCTGGATTAGTGTGCATGGTAGCGAATGCCCACTAATTGCCGTCATATAAAGACTTGGCTCGAGGTACCGGATGACCGCCTCTGCAACGCCATATTGCTACTGTGTACATGTTCAACTCAGATAATGTCCATATTTTGCCCTGCTTGGGCAAAGTGTGACTGAACAATCTAGATAATATCTAAGTGCTTCGCACTTGATAGTTCTTAAAGATTAGAAAGAAAGAAATGTGTTTGAGCGGCAAGCGAAAACACAGAAGAACGCAAGTTCTTCTTTTAACACTAGATAAATATCATTATGAAAGTCTATGATATCATCTCTGTTAGCGAAGGCAAGTGGTTTAAGTTTAAATCGCCTAAGACAAAAACACCTAGCACAGGCCCTGAAACACCTGTAGAAAAACCCGCTTGGAATTCAAAAGGTGCCAAAGCACCTTCTGTTATTCTACGCAATGGTGTATGGTGGTTGGTTATCGGTTATGAATTCACTAGTCCTATTTCTGAGTACAGCGATGCAGTCATGCACTGGAAAGATGAATTAGATAAAAAGAACATTAGTCTAGAACAGTTTAAAAAGAATCGCCAAGCTGAATTTTGGAAACTAGAATACAGCGTGGGCTTGCTAATAGCCACATGGGCTCTGCGCATACCGTTTGGCAAACTAGCTTGGGTATGTAGAGAGTTTGGTAAATTTAAAAAATGGAACAGCCTGATCCAGTTTGGTGAGTTGATCACCACGGGCAACATGGCTATCCAAGGCGCTGTCATGCAGTGGTTAAACAGTCCTAGTGGTAAAAAGTTCTTTGCCACAATCTTAGCAGTAGGTGCTGAGGATTCTATCACAGGCTTGGCCGCTGACTGGCTAGCAACACCTGTGTTAAATCTATGGGATGAGCTTAAGAGTTATATTACCAAAGCCACTGGCTATAAGTTTGATATAGATCCGGACAAGTACAATCCTAAAGATCCCAATGCTGGTAAACCAGGATCAGCAGATGCCGGCAGCGGTAGTGAAAGAAATGCTCTATCAGGTAGCGGAGCACAGCCTTCGCCTAATACCAGTTTAGGAGTTCCGGGATTACGGGCCAATCCCACAGCTGATAATCCTTGGAATATCAGCAGATCAAATTAAAGGCATTCCTGAGTTTTTGGTTAGTTCAAAGTTGCCTTTGACAATTTCGTACATGGCTTCTCTATCGTCAAAGCTGTAGATATGCAGTAAATCATTTACTGTTACACCGCCTCGCATATACCAACTTAACTGAACTAATTCTTTTTTAATTTCTCTAACTTCTTTATCAAGCCCAACTAGATATTCTTCAATACCCGAGGCGTCTAATCTAATTAGGCGTTGACGAAAAAATCAGCTTGGTCTAGCGTAATAACTACTTCATCTTCATGTTTACAAGCTGTACAGGTTACAGTTTGTCCTGGGATTTTCATACGCTCTCTATTTTGATCAAAATGATCTTTGATCTTGTCATAGACTATGCCTTCGCAGTTTTCCAACCATTCAGCAATGAATGTTTTTTCAGTGACTAGACCTGTTGGAGTTTCAACACTTTCAATGATGTCGCAAAACATCTTGAACTGTGTTATGGCCATGTCTTTGAAAATTTGTGTGATCAACTCTTTCTGTTCTTCTTCAGATAGTGTAGATGACTGTTGTAGCTTCTTTTGTACTTCAAAGTTTCTAAGACTGTATTCTGTACTTTGTTTAAAATTTAACGGGTGCAGATTGATGGCTAGATTGTCTAGTACAATTTTATTGTCAAAGGACAGTGATGAATAGTGATCGATAATTTTGGTCAAATCCACATCGAATTCTGTAGTTTCACTGCATTTGCTACAGGTGTTGGCCATGGGCATGGTGTTACCATAGGTAGCTATACGTATGGCCGCAAATATCAAATCAGTATCGAGAATATTAACATCCCATGCGTCTTTGATATTAGGACAACAGCTTTGTATAACTGTTACAGTACTTTCACCTGTCATTAGAGCATCTGGAGTTTTCATCATGATTTCGTCCATGCCGGTCATACCAAATACTGGCAAGTTTGTAGGATCACCTTGGATACTGCCAATCTTGTTGTATACACCTTTGCTGGGCAAACTAATGTAGATTTTTGGTTGCCTAAAATACTGCTTTAACGGATTTTCTGCCATTTCACACCTCGGATAAATATTATATAACAGTATTTATATACGCAGTTTTTCAGGAAAAATAAATGAGCAGCCTAGAACAAAAAATTGATGCGCTGATTGATGAAATGCGAGCAAGCCGCAACGGCTCTCCAGGAGGCGCAACATTACGTGGCAGTAGCGATACAGCAACCTACAGTGGTAACTTTTTAGATTCCCTGTTTAAGGGTGTTGAAAGTTTTGTAAAAAATGTTGAAGGCGCCGGCATGAATATTATCAAAGGCACTGCCAGTGCCGCTGATATTGCAAAATTACTAGCAATGCCGCTTGATAATTTTGGCATGGTTGGACGACTTGCAGGTCTTGGTATAAAAGACATGATTGATGCTGTCAGTGATGTTGATCAAACGCTTCGACGTACTAGTGCTGTAGGATTAAATTTTAGTAATGACCTAGGGGCAGCCAACAAGGCAATCAAAGGCGCACAGCTGACACTTCCTGAGTTTGAACAACTAATCAAATACAATTCTAGCTCGCTTGTTGGTTTAGCAGGTGGTGTTAACCGATCAGCTAAGGCATGGTTGGATATAACACAACAAGTAGTCAACAGTGACATCGGTATTGAACTAGGTAAAGCAGGTGTTAGTACTAGAGAAATGGCAGAAGCTACACTACTAGCCAACTATAACTCTAGAGGATTTTCAAAAGTTGATGCTGAGTCTAAGCAGAGAATGATAGCCAGTGCCGCTGGACTAGCCCTGCAAATGGACGAGCTTGCTAAGATAACTGGTAAGAGTAAAGAATCGCAAATGGAAGCTACTAAGCGTGTTCTAGACAAAGCAGAAGTTGATGCAGGTATTGCAGAAAAAGGCGAAGAATATCAGCGACAAGCTACTTCGGCTGTTCAGAAATTTTCAACTATGGGCGATGCTGTAACAAACTTTATCGGAGAACTAGCATCAGGACCGATCCGCAGTGAAGCCGCAAATGCAATAGCAGGTGCATTACCTACAGCAGTAGTCAGCAGACTGCAAAATTCTTTTGCAGAATTAGAAGCCGCATCAAAAGCCGGTGATCAACAACGTATTGAAATAGCACAAAGACGCTTAGAGATGGATAGGACTGAGCTGGCTAAGGCTATGAACAATAGCCAGTATAGGCAACGTGTGGCCAACAGCGATGAAGCTGAAGTTAAAGCTGTATATTCAGGTGTAGTAACTTATACTAGAGCGGTAGAAGCTGAACAAAAACGATTACAAGCTCTAACATCTGATCGTGTTAGCTTTGAAAGTGCAGAATTAAGTTTAAGAAAAAAAGTTGAAAGAGACACACAAGGAAAGGGACCAGACGGTAAACCTTTACCTGGAGCAGAACTAGCAGAAGCGATCCGTGGCGCAGATCGTATGGGCAAGCTAATGGGATCTATGGCTGCTAACGAATTAAAGAAAATGAATGATGAAGTCGGATCTGCTGGCGGCAATCTAGCTAAGTTTAACAGAGCATTAACAGGCATTCGTACAACACAAGGCCTTGCATCAAATATACAATCGTTGGTTCCAAACGTGACTGGACGTAGCAATACACCAACTGGTGGTGGGCAGACATGGGGACAGCCAGAACGAGAAGAGTTTGGTTCTAAAGCTATCTGGGGTGATTGGTTTGCTGGTCCTAAAGGTCGTATTATTCAAGTTAACGAAAAAGCAGGTGAAGCGGAAGCTACGGTTCCGTTTGGACAGCGTGGCGAGTTCGTTAGAGATCAATTGGCCAAGTTTCCAGAGATGTTCAAAGACATTATAGGTAATCCACAGACACAGCGTATGATGGGCCAGATGTCTAACTTTGGCAATGACTTTGCAGGAAATGTTGATAGAATAGCACCAGAACTTGAAAAGCAGTTTAAGACATTTCCTAAATTTAATGCTGGTACAGAGTTACCAGACATTAAGACTATGTTCGGACCGTTCCAACAGATGTTTGGTAATCTTGAAACAATGGGCAGGTCAATGCCTAACTTTATGCCTCCATCTATTGACTTTAATCCTCCAAATGGTGCAGATATTAGACAAGAAATTCCACAACAGCCAACGGTATTTGAACAGCCAAAACCGCAGACAACTTCATCTTCTGTAGACGAAACTAATCTACAAAAAGATATGAGTGAGGGTATAACTATGTTAAATAAGACTATGAGCATGGCTGTTCATTGGATGGAACAAACAGCCAGCTATAGTGAAAAACTAGCGTCAGCTGTTCAATCCGGCGGTAATAGATTAGGCTAAAACATATATGTCATGGAAAAAATTCTTTACACCTGTACCTGTTAGTGGTTCTGTAATCACATCGGGTAATTTTGGAACGGGCAACCGTCCTGGACCTGCGCGAACAAACTACAGCAGTTATCTTCCCGACGTATATACTGGTAGTCCCAATCGTATTGAGCGTTATAATCAGTATGAAGTAATGGACAGTGATCCAGAAGTTAACGCCGCACTAGACATCCTTGCAGAATTTTGCACACAAAAATTAAAAGATGGCAAGAGTCCATTTACAACATATTGGCGCAGTAAAGGTACAAACGCAGAAGTTAAAATCCTAAGCGAATATCTACAGCAATGGAACAAACTACAGAAATTTGACACACGTATATTCCGTATCGTACGTAACACATTCAAATACGGTGATGCGTTCTTTATTCGTGATCCAGAAACACAAAAGTGGTCTTACATCGACCCAACACAGATTGTTAAAATTATTGTAAACGAAAGCGAAGGTAAAAAACCTGAGCAGTATATCGTTAAAAATCTAGCACCAAACTTTGAAAGTCTAGTTGCAACACAGATTACTACAAATATTAATCCTAAAAATAATGCTGGCGGTACAGCAGGTGGCGGTGGTGCAACTGCTGGCCAGTCTAGCTTTGTAGGCGGCGCCAGCACACCTTACAACAGCGGCCAAGGCAGATTTGGACTAAGCGAAAAAGAAAGTGCTATTGACGCAGAACATATGATACACCTAAGTTTATCAGAAGGTCTGGACAATAACTTCCCATTTGGCAACAGTCTGCTTGAAAACATCTTTAAAGTTTACAAGCAGAAAGAATTATTAGAAGATGCGATTCTAATCTATCGCATACAACGTGCTCCGGAACGTCGTGTGTTCCACATTGACGTGGGCAACATGCCAAGTCACTTGGCTATGGCATTCGTAGAACGTGTTAAAAACGAAATACATCAACGCCGTATTCCGTCACAAAGTGGTGGCGGACAGAACGTCATAGACTCTGCATACAACCCTCTAAGCATTAATGAAGACTACTTCTTCCCTAAGACAGCAGACGGCAAAGGTTCCGATGTGACAATGCTAGAAGGCGGTAAGAATATTGGTGAAATTGATGACTTGAAGTACTTTACTAACAAGTTATTCCGTGGTTTGCGTATACCTAGTAGCTACTTGCCAACAGGACAAGACGACAGTCAAAGTAACTTTAATGACGGTCGTGTAGGTACAGCCTACATTCAAGAACTACGTTTTAACAAATATTGTGAACGTCTACAAGCATTAATTTCTGGTGTATTTGACGAAGAATTTAAGCGATTCATGTACTTCAAAGGTCTTAATATTGATGCTAATATCTTTGAATTACAGTTTAATCCACCGCTTAACTTTGCAAGTAGCCGTCAAGCAACAATTGATGCTGAACGTATCAACACATTTAATACAATTCAAGCAGTACCATTCATGAGCAAACGCTTTGCTCTTAAACGTTTCTTAGGTTTAACAGAAGAAGAAGTAGCAGAAAACGAACGTCTATGGGCACAAGAAAACGGCAAAGGCGAGCCAAGTCATACTGATGCCGCAGGAGAATTACGTTCAGCAGGCATCAGTGCCGCAGGCATTGAAGGTGATTTAGGTGCAGCCGCAGACATGGAAGCCCCAGAAGATATGGCTGAAGAACCAACTGGAGAAGAAGGTGAAATGCCTCCAGTAGGTGGAGCACCGGCACCTGCGCCAGGCACTGCTCCGGCGCCTGCGGTATAAATATTACTATGATTTTAAGAGAATTGTTTTATATTGATCCGGATAGTCGCCGTGTAGCAAATGATTTGCGCTACGAGCCTCAACGCGATGGCGGACAACTGCATAGAGCAGATACACGTAAGACTAGATTAACATTAAAACAAATTAACGAGCTAAGAAAAACTAGCGAAGCGCACATACTAGAACAGGAGAATGAATTAGATTTTATTCATTCAATGTACGTAACACCAGTAGCCCCTACTGTATAATTTGAAAAAACGACAAAAACAGGCTGTTTTTTCGCTATATCTGCCTATATTTTTACCACTTTGTGTAAATATAATACAGCCTTGTATCACTACATCACAGGAGAATTAAACATGACTGACCGCGCTCAATTTGAAGCCATGCTGAATGCTCTGATCAACGAAGATCAAGACACAGCCAAGGAAATATTTCATAACATCGTAGTTGCTAAATCTCGCGAGATTTACGAAGAACTACTATCAGAAGATTTTGATTTAGAAGAAGGTATCACAGCCGCTGACACCAATGCCGCACAACCTGTTTCAGAAACTTTCCCTCCAGCAGAAGAGGAAGAAGAAGGTGAAGAAGAGGAAGAAGGTGAAGAAGAGGAAGAAGGCGAAGAGGAAGAAGAAGGTGAAGAAGAAGCCGGCGACGAAGAAGGTGAAGAAGAAACTCCTGATTTCGGCGATGAAGAAGGTGAAGAATCAGACGGCGCAATCGAAGATCGCGTTATGGACCTAGAAGATGCCTTAGAAGAGCTAAAAGCTGAATTTGAAGAGCTATTAGCTGGTGAAGAACACGAAGAAGAAACAGAGCCAGGAATTCACGGCGACGGAGAACCAATGCACGATTTAGCCGCACAAGTAGGTGGTGACGATCAAATGGGCGGCGGTGACGACGAGCTAGCTGACCTAATGGAATATGTTAACAAAGTAGGTGGCAACACATACAACACATACGGTAAAATGGGTGACGACGGTTTAAACACTAAGTCAATCGTAGCTGGTAAGAACGATATGGGCGGTACTTCTGCTAACATCGCTCAAGGCTTTTCAACAACTACTGGTGGTACACAAGGTGGTTTAGCAAAGCCAACTACTGAAGATTTAACAGCAGGTTTAGGTACAATCCAAAACCGTGTTGATTCTAAAGCAGGTAAAACAGCTTTTACTAAGAAAGAACCAGGACACGGTGCAGAGAAAGCAGGTTCAAAAGAATCAGCTGACAACAAGCAAAGCGTTCTAAAAGCAATTAAGAAATAATAAGAGACTATTAAAAATATGTCTTTATACCTCCGAGAGAATCTCAGTTTCAACGAAGCACAAATGATCGTTGAATCTGATGACAAAGACGGTAAAAACTTATACATGTCAGGGATTTGTATCCAGGGCGGTATACGTAACGCTAACCAGCGTGTTTACCCTGTGAGTGAGATTGGCAAGGCTGTCAAAACCCTTAACGATCAGATTCAAAACGGTTATTCAGTACTCGGAGAAGTGGATCATCCAGATGATCTAAAAATTAACCTGGATCGTGTATCCCACATGATAACAAATATGTGGATGGACGGGCCAAATGGTTACGGGAAGTTGAAAATACTTCCTACCCCTATGGGACAACTAATTCGCACCATGCTTGAAAGTGGTGTAAAATTAGGTGTTAGTTCACGCGGATCCGGAAACGTCAGAGATGACGGATCCGGTGAAGTATCAGATTTTGAGATTATCACAGTAGATATGGTAGCTCAACCTAGTGCCCCTGGAGCATATCCTACACCAATTTATGAACACTTGATGAATAATCGCGGTGGTCTTAATGCCTTTCGCATAGCGCAAGAGGTAAAGGGTGATCCTAAAGCACAAAAATATCTCAAAGAGAGCTTATTATCAATAATAAGCAAACTCCAATAACAAGGAGAATCATATGTTGGATGCACTAAAGCAGTTATTTGAAAACAATGTGATTTCCGAAGAGATTCAGCAATCAATTCAAGCCGCTTGGGACACGAAGATCAATGAGAATCGTCAACAAGTAGCTGAACAACTACGTGAAGAGTTCGCTCAGAAATACGAGCACGACAAGGAAGCAATGGTAGAAGCAGTTGATCGTATGATCAGCGAGCAACTAGCCGCGGAACTTGTTGAGTTCTCAGATGATCGTAAGCAATTAGCAGAGATGAAAGTCAAGTATGCTAAAAAGATGAAGAAAGATGCCGAAGTAATGAAGGAATTCGTTACACGTCAACTAGCTTCTGAAGTTAAAGAATTGCACGAAGATCAAGTTGAGATGGCCGGTAAATTTGGCAAACTTGAAACATTTGTTGTTGAAGCTCTAGCACAAGAAATTACAGAGTTTATGCAAGACAAACGTGATTTAGCCGAAACTAAAGTTCGTCTAGTGCGTGAAGGTCGCGAAGAAATCAAGAAGGTAAAAGAAGCTTTTGTGCAACGTGCCGCAAAGATGGTAGAATCAGTAGTAAGTCAGAATTTACGTTCTGAAATTACATCACTGAAAGAAGACATCGAAGCCGCTCGTCGTGCAGATTTTGGTCGTAAGCTGTTCGAAGCTTTCGCTCAAGAATATCAATCTAGTTACCTAAATGAAAAATCGGAGACTGCAAAATTACTCAAGGTCATAGACACGAAAGATTTAGCAATGCAAGAAGCCGCTCAAGCAGTGGTGCAAGCTGAACAAATCCTAGAAAGTAAAGAAGCAGAAATCCGTGCGTTGAAAGAAGCGCAAGAAAGAAAAGCAATCATGAGCGAATTACTTGCTCCACTTAACAGTGAGCAAAAAGCAATCATGGGTGAATTAATGGAGAGTGTGAAAACATCAAAACTTAATGAAAGTTTTGACAAGTATCTACCAGCAGTTCTAAATGGACACGCAGGTAAAGCTCCGCAGAAGAAACAGGCACTTGTAGAGGCAAAAGAAGTTACAGGAAATAAAATTTCCAACACCAACCGTAGCAGTGAGGACGATAGCAATATTATTAGCATTCGTAAACTCGCAGGACTAAAAATTTAAGGAGAATTTAAATGTCAGAACTACTAAACGGACGTTGGGCAGAGACTAAAGAAGCATTATTAGAAGGCCTACAAGGCACTAAGAAATCAGTAATGGGCGTGACTCTAGAGAATACTCGTAAGTATTTGCAAGAATCTGCTTCAGCTGGTGCTACTTCTGCTGGCAACGTTGCAACACTAAATCGCGTGATTCTTCCAGTAATCCGTCGAGTAATGCCTACCGTTATTGCTAACGAACTATTAGGCGTACAACCAATGACTGGTCCAGTTGGTCAGATCCACACTCTACGTGTGCGTTATGCTGATGCAACAAACAGCACAGTAGCTGGTGAAGAGGCTCTAAGCCCATTCAAAATTGCTAGTGCTTACTCTGGTAATGACTCTGAAGGTACTGTACCTCCAGGCGCTAAGGCAGCTTCAACAGCTTCTTTAGAAGGTCGTCCAGGTAACAAACTAAGCATCCAGATCTTGAAACAAACAGTTGAAGCTAAGACACGTAAGTTATCAGCTCGCTGGACATTCGAGGCTGCTCAAGACGCACAAGCCCAACAAGGTATTGACGTTGAAGCAGAAATCATGGCTGCTTTGGCACAAGAAATCACTGCTGAAATCGACCAAGAGATCCTATCAAGCCTATCAACATTGGCTGGTACAGCTCTATACACATACGACCAAGCTGCCGTAAGTGGTACAGCTACATTCGTTGGTGATGAACATGCTGCCTTGGCAGTTATGATCAACCGCGTAAGTAACTTGATCGCTCAACGTACACGTCGTGGTGCAGGTAACTATGCAGTTGTTAGCCCATTTGCGTTAACAATTCTACAGTCTGCTACTACTTCAGCTTTTGCTCGTACAACAGAAGGCACATTCGAAGCACCTACAAACACTAAGTTTGTTGGTACATTGAACGGTGCTATGAAGATCTATGTAAACAGCTATGCTTCAGATTCAACAAGCATCCTAGTTGGTTACAAAGGCGCAAGCGAATCAGATGCTCCAGCATTCTACTGCCCATACATCCCATTGATGTCAAGCGGTGTTGTATTGGATCCATCAACATTTGAACCAGTAGTAAGCTTCATGACACGTTATGGATATGTTGAGTTGTCAAACACAGCATCATCTCTAGGTAACGCGGCTGACTACTTAGGTTTAGTTGGTATCACATCAGCAAACGTAAAATTCCAATAATATTGGTTTTTGTTTGTCAATCTAAAAGGGCTCTTCGGAGCCCTTTTTTTATGTAAATATAGTATGGCCCGCACAGAATTCCTAATTCCTAATCAAATAGTGCAAGTACAAGATACTGCAAAAGATATCCTGTGGAATCATTCTGATGAGATTATTTCAAAAGACAGTTATGCTGTTAGTTCAGATACATTGCACACTATACCTGGGCTTTATCAAGAAGTATTTGCCAGTAGAACAGCTAGACTAGTCTGTACTAATTTTAATTTTAACATTGCTGGCGCAACTATACTAGGTGTAGAATTGCGTTTAGGTTCTATTAGACTGGCTAGAATACAAGATTTTCTTATACAGCTTACCTTAAACGGTGAACCTATAGGTGATAACATTGCAGATGTTGTCATATCTGATCTTAAAATTTATGGCGGTGCAAGTAACACATGGGGCACACCTTTAACTGTAGCTGATGTAAACAATTCTACGTTTGGTGTTTCTATAGCACTACGTAGCAACATATTAATACCACATAAAGACCTGGCCTATATTGACCAAGTTGCTGTCCGTATCACTTACGCATAAATACAATGTACGACTCACACGGGGTGAGTTTTATGCGGAAATCCAACCGCGTACGGCCTAGAACGCCGTTGTTTCTACAAAGGAGAAAACAAAATGGGACGTCCCTTAAATAAAAAATATTTTGGTAACCGCAATATCGGTACCAATCGCCCAACTGATGATGGCATCGGTGGTCAAGGCGTAGGAAGTGTTAGCCAACCGGCTGGCGGTGTTGGTAGCTTTGTTGTTAACAACACATATCAAAACTTTCCAACACTAACAGCATCGGCTCCAACTATTGCTAACGGTACAACAGCAGTTTTATCACCAGTATTTGAAATTGAAACAGTTACATACGCTTCGGGTGGTGCTACTGGTTACACAGCAGGTCTTTCAACAAGTATTGTTGGCCTAGGTGGTGGTGCAGTTGTTAACTTTGTAGTTAACGGTGGTGGTGCAGTTACATCGGTTAACCTAACAGGTGGCAATCGTGGCGAATTCCGTCGCGGTGATTTTACTGGTTCTGGTATTACAACATTCAACGCAAGACAAACTCCAACTGGTACAGACGTACAAATTACAGTAACATTCCGTGTTAAGCGTATTGATGTTACTAACTCAGGTTCAGGTTATGTTACAGCTCCAACACTATCATGGGGTGGACATACATTTACAACTCAAACAGCTCCATCGTTGAACGTTGTAACAATGGCAACAGATACTGGTGCAGTTGGTTCTGCAACATACGAAGAAAATGCTATCATTGCCTACGCATACATCGGTGGTTCACTAGTTGAAGTTGATATTCAAAAGCAAATTTCATCTAAACGTTATCGTGTGAACAAAACAGGCGATACTAGCGCACTATACGAGCGTGTAGGTACACGTATTGCACGTATTCGTTATGACGCTGAAGCAGACGGTACACTTGGTTATACAGCAGTTGAAGGTGTTGAAATGAACATCGTTGCTAAAGATAGCGCAGGTGGTACATATCTAGTACGTAAGCTAACTGCTCACACATGTACACTAAATCCAAAAGCAATTACACGTTTGAGTTCAAGTGCCGGTTCACAGTTCACAGCAGGTAAACAAATTCCTTGGACATTTGGTTCAGCTGTTAACGGTTACAGCGTACAAATCGAAAACGCTTAATTAATATAGGGAGGGCAACCCCCCTTATTAAGGATAATACATGTCAAAGATTTTAAAAGTAAGCCAAGGCGATTATAGAATCCAGGTACAAACTGGTGGTAATATCACGTTGGATGCTGGAACTAATCCCGATACTACTGGTAATATTATAGTATATGGAAACTTAGATGTTAAGGGCAAAACAACCACTGTTGAGTCTAGTAACATTAATATTAGTGATAATATTCTATATTTGAACGTAGGCCAAACTGGCAACGGAATTAGTTCTACTCTTGGTTATGTTTCTGGTATTGCAATTAAACGCGGCAATTATCCAGATGCACAATTTTATTTTAATGACTCGGTAACACACTATAATCCAACAACAGGAACTTATGTTTCTGGAACTTGGGTTATGAAAGATTCTGCAGGATCCTACGGTGCTTTACAAGTAGGATCTCTTGCAAACAGCGGCGCAACAGACTTCGTATTTGACATGCAAGGCAGTAACCATGCATTGTTAGTTGCTAACAGTCCAAACTATGAGCAATACGTCAGTCAAGACAACCACTTGATTAATAGAAAATATCTAACAAACTATGTAGCGGCCAATAACGGAGTTGCTACTGTAGACCGTATCTATTTCCCAACTAGTGGTGCAATTAACACAGCTAATACTAGTATTCAAAGTTTTGGTTCAAGTATTAACTTTTCAGTAGCACAAACTCTAGTAGCTTCTGTAACAGCAGGCGGAGTAACAGTTGGTAATATCAATCAGTATCAAAACACCATTGGAAACACAAGCCTTGGCAACAATTTAATATTAACGGCAATTAATTCAAACGTAGAAGTTAATGCTATATTAAATCTCGATGATCAAACACCGACGGTTATAACAAATCAAGGTGGAGTTGTTTCTGGTAAATCAAAAGTATATTCAAGTGCTACAGTTGGCCCAGGAAATACTGGACTTTATCTAGTTAGGTCTTCAGTACAAGACGAATTGGTAAGTAAGAATAGAGCGGTACTATTGGGAATTTTATTGTAAGGAACAACTATGGCATTAACATCGGCAGCAATTGGAACATCTAACACAACAATATATTCTAGCACTGGCAACAATGCTATTACCTGCATGATTTTTTGCAATATTGTTGCATTTGACGCATCAAATCCTAATGCAAATATAGCGACACTTACTTTGTATGCTGTACCAAATGGCGCAACACTATCAAATAATAATTTAATAGCCAAGGCCATTCCTATCACAGCAGGTGAAACATTAAGTTTTGATCAAGAAAAATTAGTATTAGGTAATGGAGATACACTGGTAGCAGTTAGCGACACAGCTAGCAGACTAGTAGTAACAATTAGTACATTGGCGGTATAATGAGATTTTTACGCAGACAAACTCTAAATCGCAGAGCAGTATACGATAATGCGTTGTATGTAGATACTACAAACGCAGTAGTCATGGGTAGTACAAATACCATGAAGTTACCTGCTGGCGCAACTAGCGAAAGACCAGCTGTTCCTGACAATGGTATGATGCGTTACAACAAAGACACAGGCGATGTTGAAGTTTATCAAGGATACTCTTGGAGGGCATTACGATATCGAGAGTCCGGAGCAATTATCCTACAAACTGTGGGCTACGGTGATGCCAGTGCTACATATTTTGGTCCATTAAATCCTGCACCTCCACTAGTATCTCAAAGCGGATATTCGTGGACTGGCGCGAATCTTATTGTGCTAGTAGAAAACGTTATACAAATTTTCAACACTAACTATACAGTAGTTCCTAATCCAAGTATTCCAGGCGAGACATATCAACCGCAAACTACAGGATCAACTAGCATTGGTGCAACAACTATTAATTTAGACACATCAGCGGATATCATTTATCCTTCTTTGAATCTAGTAGGATCCGCAGTGACTATCACTGGTACATATTCTAACAGAATACAAAGCGCAACCACAGTGTCTAGCTATACAACCAATGCATCTGGGCAGTTGGATACTATCACTATTAATAAGCCAACAGTAACTGGCAGTATTCCGACTGGAACGTTTATAAACATCGTTGTTCCAACAGCCACAGCCACAGGCAGTTACTTAAATTTCAGTTCAGCAATACCCTACGGAAAACCAGTAATAGTATTATCTGGATTTGATTCCTAATCAGGAGCGAATATGGCCAATCAATTTGGTAGAATCAGCGGCCCGTTACTAGCAGATAATCTAAAACGCAACGGTGTTGACCTTGCGTTTGACACTAGCCTACTCTATCTAAACGTAAACAGCGGAAATACCAACATTGGTATTAACAACAATACACCTGTGGCTGCCCTGCATGTTGGAACCTTTACTAATCAAGGCGGAACAACCACTGGTAATATTAACACTATAAATTTAATTGGTACTGGTACTAGCGATCTAGCAAATTTTGAAATTTCCGGTAGTACAATTAATAATATTATCACAGGGCTAACAATACAGCCTAATCAATCGACAAATCCTTTAATAGTTACATCAGGTGTTAGCACCAGCGATTTATTATTAACTTCTAATGCGATTAGAGGCAACGGCACAAACAGCGATATAAATTTTAATCCATCAGGAACCGGTAGTACCGTCATTAATAATAGTGTGCTAATTAACGGTAGTTTGCATGCAACTGGAAATATTACCTTTGACGGTGATCTGCAACTGGGCAATGATCCTTCAGATTTGATCACAATCCTTGCTGAAGTTAACAGTGACATTGTGCCTGCTCCAACTGATTTTGTAGGATTAGAAGTTACTGGAGATCAATGGATCACTGAAGATGGACTAGCAGTATATGATGAATCTGGAATAACAGCTTACAACTTAGGGTCTGGTTCTCTACAGTGGAAAAATTTATATGCTAATAATCTAATAGGTGGGGGACTCACCGGTACTATGAATGTAAGCCAACTTGCACTGAGCACCATGCAAGCTGGCAATGTTTATTTCAACAACGATACGATCAGCAACGTAAACAGTTCAAACAACGTAGTTTTTTCAGTATCAGGAACAGGCAAAATCAACATGCCAAATTCTGGAATAACAATTAAAGACAGTACACTTACTACAACTCCAGGAACACCGTTGACTCTAGCAAGCACTGGAACTGGCTATTGGAAGATCGCAGGTTCCAAGGCGTGGGTAGTGGCCGCTGGAACAACAACTCAACGCCCTCCGAATCCTGAAGTTGGTACTTTCAGATGGAACACTGACAATAGGGCAGTCGAAGTTTACAGCGATCCGGTTAACACATGGGTTGGTATTACAGGAACATCTCCAATCCTAAGTCAAGAAGCAGTTTACGATACTGCCGATGCTTGGGCCCTTATCTTAGCCTAAAAACCAAAAACTGCTAAATACTTGTACTGCAAGATCAGACCAAGATTTTGCGATATTCGACTGTGGTAAACCGACAAAGAGCTCCGTGCGCAATGGAGATGCGGGTAATGAACCCAAACATGGTTAACCGTGAAACACGGGGTATAAGGAGAGCATAATGGCTGTTGGTCGTATTTCGGGTCCGCTCTTAAAGGATAATTTACTCCGTAACGGAAATAATTTAGCCTTCGAGACGAACTTACTCTATTTGGATGTTGTGAACAGCCGCATTGGTGTTAACACAACAGCGCCAGCATACGACTTAGATGTAGTAGGTACAACACGCTCAACAAACTTATACGTAAACAACTCAACAACACTTGGTACTATCACATTTAGTGGTAATACTATCAGCAGTACTTCAAATACTATTAACATCACAGCCCAGGGCACAAATGCAAGTGTTTACTCTGGAACGTTGCAAGCTGGAAATTTACAATTAAGTGGTAGTACTATTAGTGCGTTGGGTACTAATACCAATATTAATGTTACAGCTAGTGGAACTGGAATAGTTAGAATTAATTCTAACACACTAGTCAACGGTGACCTACATGCCACTGGTACTATCACAGCTGATGGAAATATCACCCTAGGTAATGCAACTACAGATACTGTTGCTTTTACTGGTGAAGTAAACAGCGACATTGTTCCTTCAGCATCTAATACATATAATTTAGGTTCTAGTCTACTACAATGGAACAACATTTATGTTAACACAGCTAACATCACAAATATTACAATTACTAATTTAATTGCAAGCGATGTTAGAACTAGTTCAATTGACATAACAAATAATACAATTAGCGCACTATCACCAAATACTGATATAAATTTAACTACATCAGGATCTGGCGGAATCGTGTTAGGTAATTTTAGATTCAGCAACAATACAATTACTAATATTGCAAGCGGCGGCGTATCGACATTTGTTGAAGATGCCACAGGTTACGTTAAGATGGCTGGTACTTACGGTGTTGTTATTCCTAACGGAACAACTACTGATCGCCCGCTTACAGCAGAATTAGGAATGTTACGTTTTAATACACAACAAATCCTTGTAGAAATTTTTGACGGTAGTGGCTGGACTAGTGCCGCAGGTAGTGCCGCAGGTGTTACAGCCGCAGCCGCAACTGACATTTCTATTTTACAAGCATTAATATTTGGCGGATAATTTTAAATGGCAACATATTTTAGAACAACAGCGGTTACAAACATAGGAACAAGTCCAGTAACATTATTGGCTCCTCCGTTGACCAGCGTGTATACACTTATTGGGTGTAATATTTCAAACAAAACAGATTACGATGTAATCATTACAGTTACAGTTACAGATACAACTCCTACTACTGCAAATTACATTAACGGCTTAGTAATTCCTCCATACACTAGTGCCAAACTTATTAATAATGGAGAGAAATTGATTATTCAAGGCAATGCTACACTTGGTATTGTTAGCGATACCGCAAACAGTGTCGATGTAACAATGAGCTACGCTGAGATAGTCTAAGGAGCAAATAATGTCAGATAACTATAGATTTGGTAGATCACAGGACGAATTACTTGGCGGCATGCCGAGGTATATGTATGGCTTGCGTAGAGATGATACTACAGGTGAAGTATACTTTGTTCGTATTGATCAACTGAGCAGATCAGATTCGGTAACTATTAATAATCCAGGTGCTTCAGCTGACGATTATCAAGACTTCCAGGAAGGTGTTGATTTTTTTGAAGGTCGAGACATCAATCATAATTTGCAATATCCAAATTTAAATTACGAACAATATCGCTGGAGCGACAAGAGTACATACTATTATATCGACGCTAACGGAGAATTAGTTGCCCGTACAGGGTCACAATATAGCTACCCAAGCGGTATATAAATATTAGAAATTATCGAGAATACTAAATGGCCGAATTTAAAATCAGTAGAATACGCTATACATGGAAGGGTGCTTGGGCCGCTTCTACTTTATACACTAAAGATGACATTGTCAGCTATGGCGGAAAATCATATGTTTGCTTGACCGGTAATACTGCCGGCACAAGTTTTTATACAGACCTAACCAGCGGGATATGGACTGTTTGGTTCGACGGATACAGCTTTAAAGGTGCTTGGACTCCTAGTACATTTTATGATGTAGGTAGTATCGTTGTTTACGGTAGCATCGTTTATATTTGTACACTACAACATACTTCGGCAGCTACAACTGCACTTGGTCTAGAAAATGATCAAGCAAAATGGGCCAGTTATGCAGTTACTGACAATTGGTTAGGCGCTTGGGCTAACGGTACTCGATACAAACTTAATGATCTAGTCAAGTACGGCGGAAACATTTATCGCTGTAATACTGCACATACTAGTGCTCCAAGTATAGCATCGCTTTCAGTTACTAGTGCTTCGGGTTCTGGTACTGTGGCAACCTTGTCATTTGCAGTACAGCCAGTACAACCATATGTAGTTGGATCAAGTATTACAGTTACAGGCATGGTTCCTGCAGGCTATAACGGAACATATACTGTTACTAACATATCAACAAGTTCTGTGTCATATTCTAATGGCACATCTGGTTTTACAACTAGCGGTACTATTAGCGGAACAAGTCAGCTTGGCCTCGAATTAGATTCATCCAAGTGGGATACTGTTGTTCTAACAGACAAATGGCAGAAAGATTGGCAAACTAGCTATCGCTATAAACTCAACGACATAGTTCGTTACGGTGGAAATGTCTATCGTTGCACTACAGGTCACTTGAGTCAATCGTCGGCAGCTAACGGTTTAGAAGCAGATATCTTAAACTGGCAAGTGGTCATTACAGGTATTGATGTAAAATCAAACTGGACTACTGGCGTCAGATACAAGGCCAATGACCTTGTAAAATATGGAGCTGATTTATGGCTGTGTACAGCAGGCCATACATCTGTAGCAACACAATACTTAAATTCACAACCTGTCGCAGGTACAGGATTTGACATATCAAAATTCACAGTCTATATTGCCGGTATGGAATTTCTCAACGGCTGGATCAATAACATTGTATATCAAATCGGTGACATTGTATCCTACGGTGGTTACAACTACTATAGCGCAATCAACGGCAACGTTAACAACGTACCATCGACAGATTCTGGTAGTAACTGGACACTATTAAACAAAAACTATAGACTTAGAGGCGATTGGTCTTTGACTACTCAATACTATATCGGTGACACAGTCCGCCAAGGTGGAAATTTATATACAGCGATTGCAGACAATCTAGGACAAGAACCAATTACATCAGCATCGGCTTGGCAACTAGTAATTCCAGGTAACAGATGGCAAAATGTTTGGAACACTGGTACATCATATGTAGTCGGCGATACTATAAACTATATTAGTACTAGCTATCAGTGCATCTTAGGACACGTATCATCTGCATCAAATAGTCCTGCCGCAGACACAACTAACACCTATTGGATTACATATACTCAAGGTAGCCCGTTTGAAGTTATGGAATACGTTGGCGACTTCCAAATGTATAATAACGGCGCCGCGCAACGACTAGGCATAGGCACGGTCAGTAACGTATTACAAGTAACTCCAGCGGCAACTCCTGGTTGGGATAATTTTGGAGCCATAGTCGGCGGAGTGTATTATGTTGCACCAGGTGGTGTTGATGCACCAGGTTACGGACAAACATTACAGGATCCGTGGGCATCGGTAGCCTATGCATGTGCTAATATTGTCGGACCCGCAACAATTTTTATTAAAACAGGTTTATACAGCGAAGTGCTACCAATCAGCGTGCCAGCCGGTGTAGCATTAGTTGGTGACGAACTGCGCGGAACTACAATCCAACCTCTAGCATCAGGATCTGTAAGCACTACTGCAACAGCCGCAACTGTAACAACGGCTACTTTATTAAATTCATCAATCAGTGGTATAACGCTAACAGTTGGCACAGTATCAGCCGGTACACTACAAGCTGGCATGTACCTGTCAGGATCAGGCGTAACAACTGGAACATATATTGTTTCAAATATTTCTGGCACAGGAGCAGGATCAACTTGGATAGTTAGTGTTAGTCAGAATGCATTGTCAACAACAATTACTGCTTCTAAGAATTTAATCACAGTTCTGTCTACAGCCAACATGACTTATAGCAATGCTTCGACAACAACTGCAAGCATTAACGGTAATATTCTTTCAGTTACTGGCACAATTACAGGTACTTTTACTAAAGGAATGGTACTTAGCGGTTCAGGAGTATCAAACGGTAATACTATTTCGCAAATTAATCAATTTACTGGCACCGGCACAATTACTGGATCACAAGCTTCTATCACTCTAGTAAGCGGCTCAGTATCAATCGGTCAAGTATTATCTGGAACTAATGTGTTACCCGGAACATACATTACTGGATTTGTGTCAGGAACAAACGGTGGTACAGGTGTATATACTGTTAGCAATGTGCATTCTGGCTTACTAGTTCCTGCGATTACCAGCGGAGTTAGTTATACTGTAACACTAGCACAAACAGTATTGAATACCTCAATCAGTGGAACCGTTAGCACCGCAGTCCAATTCTCAACACCGCTTGGTGGATTGATACAGGGACAAACATATTATATTGTCGGAAGTACTTTGACATCAACACAATTCAGTGTTTCTCTAACACCAAACGGTGTTCCAGTTGCACTAACTAACGATTCAACCACAACAACAGTCTATGGCGGATATGCTATCAGCAACATGTTCTTTGTGAGAAACGGTAGCGGTATTAGAAATATGACCTTAAAAGGTCTAAGCGGTGTACTAACAACAGCAAACGCTAACGGAACAAAACGTCCAACTGGTGGTGCGTATGTATCGTTAGATCCGGGATTTGGAACATTAGACTCCTCTGTACAGATCAGCACAAGATCACCATACATACAAAACGTAACCATGTTTGGCATAGGCTGTGTCGGTATGAAAGTCGATGGAACACTACATGCCTCTGGAAACAAATCAATCGTTGCAAATGATTTTACTTGCATTTTATCAGACGGTATTGGTGCGTGGGTAACCGGTACAAATGCCTTAACTGAATTAGTATCAGTGTTCTCATATTATGGATATTCAGGATACTTTGCAGAAAATGGTGGTAAGATTCGTGCTACCAACGGTAACAGCTCATATGGTGTATATGGTGTTGTTAGCGAAGGATATGATTTATCTGAAACACCATTAAGTGCCGTTGTCAACAACCAAACAAAACCTGCACAGGTTGCCTCAGTATTTGCAGGACAGGCACAGAATAAAATCTTAAAATTTGAATATAGCAATGCCGGACAAAACTATACATCAGCATCATATACAGTTAACGGTGCTGGTTTAGGCGCTGCCACAGTTGCTGATGAATTCCGTGATAACGCAGTATTTGAAGTTCGTGTTACAGGTTCAACAGCAGCCGCAGGCGGATACGGATACATTACCGCAGGTAACCAAGCACAGGCAGGTAACACTACATCAATAACATTGGCCAGCAATGATCAAAATACATCTACAAACTATACTGGATTGCGATTAGTGATCGTTAGCGGTACAGGTGTAGGACAATATGGATACATTCAATCATACAACTCTGGTACAAAGGTTGCAACAATCTATACAGAAAGCACAAACTCACCAGGATGGGATCATGCTATTCCAGGAACAACTATTGCTTCAGTACTAGATTCAACTACAAACTATTTGATTGAACCGCGTGTTACATTTACAAGTCCAGGTTTTACTGCTACTGCAACTACTATAACTTCTGGTAAATGGAGTGCAGCCACATACGGCAACAACAAGTATGTTACAGTTTCGACAGACGGTCTAGTAGCTTATTCAGCAGACGGAACAAGTTGGAGTCTTGGTGTAGGAATGCCTACAGCAGTATGGACTGATGTTTATTTTGCCAACAATACGTTTGTGGCAATTTCAAATCAGAATACAGGAAATTATTTTACAAGTTCAAATTCTGTAACAGCTTATAGTACAGATGGTATCAATTGGAACTTGGGTGCAAACACAGGATCGACTAATAACTTTAATTCATTAACTTACGGTAATGGTACATTTGCCGCAGTTTCCACAGGCACTTCTACAGTGATTGTTGGCGATGGAACAAGTACTATGACAGCCTACAGTCTTCCAAGTTCAACAACATGGTCAGCAATAGCATACGGTTCTGGTCCTGGTTATTTTGTAGCAATAGCAGGAGGCGGAAGTGCATCGACAGCCGCAGCCTATAGTACAAATGGACAAACATGGACAGCCAGCACACTACCATCAAGTAGTCAATGGATTGACATGGCCTACGGTAACGGACGTTATGTAGCAATAGCAACTAACAGCACGGCTGCCGCATATTCATTAGATGGTATTACATGGACTGCATCGACACTCCCAGCTAATACTACATGGAGTGCCGTTGCTTACGGACAAGGATTATTCTTTGCAGTGGCATCAGGCTCGGCTATAGCCGCAACTAGTCAAGACGGTGTCAATTGGACGATTCGCACAATGTCAGCAAGCTCATTGTGGTCAGACATACAATTTGGTAATTCCTCAGCCGCAGGCAGTGCAACTCCTCTATGGATCGCAGTAGCTGGAAGTGCGTCAACTGCGACTACAGTGGGATCAAATATTGTAACTGGCGCAACTGCTCTAGGTAGAGTCGTTATTACATCGAGTAAAATTGCCCTAATTAAATTATGGGAACCAGGTAGCGGATATGCTTCAGCACCATCAGTGACCATTTATGATCCAAATCCGTCACTAAATGGCGGAACAGTTGCATCTTTTGTAGTTAGAACTGGCAAAGGTGTACTAGGCAATCCTTCGTGGACTAATAGAGGATCTGGATATCAGACAACAACTACAACTGTAGTTGTATCAGGTAACGGATTTGCAGACATTTATCAATCTGGTTCAACTCTAATAGTTGGAGGAATTGGATCAAGTCCTGGTTTAGGTTCTGCATTAACTATTAGTGGAAACTCAACAACCTATAAAGTTGTCTCAGCAACGTCATTGGGGAATAGTAATTACACCCTGGGAATCGCACCAGATATAGATAACTCGGTTGCGTCGATACACAATACATCAGTAAGCATTAGACAAAAATATAGTCAGTGTCGTTTAACTGGACATGACTTCTTGTTAATTGGTACTGGAAATCAAGCAACAACAAATTATCCAAACACTGACATAACTACCGCAGTGGGTTATCAGCAGATTGTTGAAAACAATCTAGGTCGAGTATTCCAAACAAGTACTGACCAAGACGGTAACTTTAAAGTTGGTAACTTGTTTGCAGTTCAACAGGCAACTGGTATTGTTACTGTTAGTGCTAGTTTGTTTAATTTGTCAGGACTAAGCACATTGAGTTTAGGTGGTGTAAGTTTAGGTACTAATCAAATTGTTATTAATCAATTTAGTACTGACAGTTATTTTACAGCAAATTCTGATTCAGTTGTACCTACACAACGAGCAATTAAAACGTATGTGGCAAGAAACGTATCAGGTGGTGGTTCAAACGCACAGACAGGTACATTGATTGCAGGTACAGTTGCAGTCGGACCTTTTAAGATATATTCAACAGTTGCTGGTACAATTAAGATAGCAAATAAAATGAGTTTTCAAGGTAAAGGCAATAACGTACCTTCAGGTGTAGATGGGAATATGTTAGCAATGGCTTTCTTTGCACATGGGTTTAAGAGTGCTCCAAGTAGTGCTTCAAGCGGTGGTTTTGCTGAACAAGCGATCACTAACTCTCAAACTGCAAGAAATGGTTCTAACATTTATAACAATAGGACCACGTAATTTAGTGATCTGATAAGTTATAAAAACGGTGTAGATAAATAGATATTATAAAAGAAAAACAGATTCTGGAGCATTGAATGGCTGAATTTAAATTAGGTAGAATACGCTTTATTTGGAAAGGTACTTGGACTACAAGTACAGTTTACGTTAAAGATGACGTAGTTCGTCAAGGCGGTAAACTATTCCTTTGCGTAACTGGACACACTGCCGCGGCAGACTTTAGTACAGACTTAGCATCTGGCAATTGGCAGTTAACAGCTGACGGTTTAGCCTGGGCTGGTGCATGGGCAACTAGCACATATTATAAACTAAACGACCTAGTAAAATACGGTGGTGTAGTTTATTTGTGTAATACTACTCACACATCGGCTTCAACTAGTGCGTTAGGATTAGAAAACGATTTTTCAAAGTGGACAGTATTTGCCAACAGTTTTAACTGGGTAGGTAATTGGAATACTTCTACTCGATACAAGGCTAAAGACGTAGTAAAATACGGTGCTGAAACTTATGTTTGTAAAACTGGACATACATCAGCTGCCACTACAACTCTAGGATTAGAAAACGATCAAAGTAGCTGGGATGTATTTTCAGATGGTCTACTATGGACTGTTGACTGGACTACGTCTACAAAATATCGTGTCAACGATGTAGTACGCTACGGTGGTATATTATACATTTGTAATCTTGCACATACTTCAGCTGGAACTGCTACACTTGGTTTAGAAAACGATCAATCAAAGTGGGATTATCTGCACAAAGGTTTCAACTATATCGGCGCATGGAGTGGAAGTTCAGTACGCTATAAGGCCAACGACGTAGTTAAGTACGGTGCAGATCTTTGGATTTGTACAACAAACCACACAAGTTCTGCTACATTCTCGACTAGTAATTTTACAAAATTCATTGAAGGTCTACAATACTTCAATACCTGGAGCAGTTCAACAACTTATCAAAACGGTGACCTAGTTACCTACGGTGGATTCGTTTATATTGCAACATCAGTTAATACCAACATTACTCCATCTACAGACGGTGGATCAAATTGGGCTCTATTTACATCTGGATTTACCTATATCGGTGCATGGTCAAGTGCAACAGCTTACCAAGTTGGTAACGTTGTAACTGTTGGTGGCTATACTTATGTGGCCACAGCAGATGGTACAAATCAAAATCCTGCAACAGCATCAGCATACTGGTCAAGATTAAACAGTGGTTTCCGCTGGTTAGCAACTGCTCAGACATTTACAGGCGTAACTACTACTAACGTAACTGGTTCTGGAAATGGCGCACAATTTACTGTAGCCACAAGTGGTACAAACTACACAGTAACTAAGACAGCCAACGGTACAGGCTATTCAGCAACTGCTGGTTCAAATACTATCAAAATTTTAGGTACAAGTGTTGGCGGTACAACACCGTTTAACGATATTACCATTACAATCACCGGCGTAAGCACTGGCGCAATCAGCACATTTACCTACACTGGTATTGCAACAACATGGGCTAGCGGAACAGCATACGTGTTAGGTGATACTGTATTCTACGGTCCAAGCACCTATGTCTGTATTCTAGGCCATACTTCTGCTTCGGGCAATAGTCCAGCTAATGATTCAACTGGTACCTATTGGAACTTGATGGCACAAGGTACATCAACATCTGTACTAACAACACAAGGCGACATGGTCTACTACGGTGGAGCAGGTCCTACACGCTTACCAATCGGTACAGCAGGACAAGTGCTAACTGTAAGCGCATCTGGTTTACCAAACTGGACATATTGGGGTGTTGTTAACCAAGTCTACTATGTTAGCACATCAACAGGCACTAACAGTCCTGCTCCAGCGTTTGGTACAAGTGTAGATAAACCTTGGCAGTCAATTCGTTATGCAACATATCAAATTGAACAGGGCGCACAATTCCCGGCCGCAACAAACCTATTAACACGTAATCGTAGCTATATCCAAGCTGAAGTTATCGCATGGATCAATGCACAGATCGCCCTTAATACCGGCATTTGGGCTAGCTTTACCTATAATACAACCAAGTGTTCACGTGATATTGGTTTTGTAGTTGATGCACTGGCCTACGACTTGTCACACGGTGGCAATCAAAAGACTGTGGCAGCGGCCCAGGCCTATGTTAACGCATTGACAGGTAGTAACCCAACAACAACAGGTACCTATACCTTGTTGTCAGGTCAGTATCTACAAGACGTTGCCAGCTACAATCAAGTATTGGCAGTAATTTTAAGAATTATTCAAAATCTAGCACCAACAACTACGTATCAGTCAAGTGTTACTAGAATTTCAGACGCTACACAGGTATCAGAAACTGGAGCATCGACTTTATTAACTAACTTGATGGGTGTAATTACTAGTGCTCTAACAGCACAAAGCAGTACTAACATTCCAGCAGTAGTAATTCCTAACTACACAATCAATACTAAGACAGGTACATACTACGAAGTATTGCCGATCATTATTCCACAAAACACATCTGTAGTTGGTGACGAACTACGTTCGACAAATATTCAACCTGCTCCAGCTGGAACAGCATATCAATATGATGTGGCCGCAACAGTTGCAACTATGACAAGATTAAGCGGTATCATGTCTAACTTGCTAACCAATGCCACTGTTACTCCAAGTACAGGTAACTCGGTAGCACAGGTTACAACACGCCCAGCAAGTAACAGCACAGTAGTAACACAAGTTCAAGGTTTGTTTACAAACTTAAATGCCTATGTTAACTATTATGTTAATTCAACAGGCAGTGCACCTACCCTAACAGGTACAAACACTCAAACACAAACACAAGCAAACTACGATGCTGTAGCAATCTTAACAGAAAACTTAGCATTCTTGAAAGCAGAAGCAATTGCCTATATCAATTCTACTTACACATCTACAGTAACAGCAACAGCTAGTGGTACAAATATCACTGTTGGTAGTAGCGCAAACTTTGCGGTGAACATGCGTGTAGTGTTCAGCGGAACAACATTTGGTGGAATTGTTGCTGGAACAATTTATTATGTTACACAAATTGTTAACGGCACAACTATTACAGTGTCTCTACAGCAAGGCGGTTCTCCTGCATCGTGGACAAGCGCATCTGGAACATGTACAGTAACCATGTATTACCCAACTGCACTATGCCAGCGCGACGTAGAATTTACAATCAAAGCAATTCAATACGACATCGTATACACTGGTAACTACAAAACATTGCAAGCGGCTCAATTATATACTAATGCTGTATTAGGATCACTAACACAGAACATGTTCTTAGTACGCAACGGCACAGGTTTACGTAACTGTACACTACAGGGCCTAACAGGAACATTGAGTTCTGCAAATAGCTACGGTACAAAACGTCCAACAGCTGGTGCATACGTAAGTTTAGATCCAGGTTGGGGACCAGCTGATAGCCGTGTATGGATCAACTCACGTTCACCATATCCACAAAACGTAACCATGTTTGGTACAGGTTGCGTTGGTATGAAAGTTGACGGAACATTGCACAATGGCGGTAACCGTTCTATTGTTGCTAACGACTTTACAACAGTTCTTTCAGATGGTATCGGATCGTGGATTTATGGTCCAAACGCTCTTGCTGAACTAGTATCAGTGTTCTCATACTACGCATACTCTGGTTATCTAGCAGAAGCAGGTGGTAAGATTCGTGCTACTAACGGTAACAGCTCATACGGCACATACGGTGTACTAGCAGAAGGTGTTGACTCAACAGAATCACCATTGACTGTACAGATTAATAATCGTTATAATCAAGCACTGATCACTAATACACTAACTGATGGTGTAAACAATATTTGGCGTTTTGAATATCTAAACGCAGGTTCTAACTACAATACTGCCAGCTACTCAATCAGCGGTGCAGGTTATGGTGCTGTAACTGTTGGAAATGAATTCCGTGATAATGCCGTATTTGAAACACGAGTATTTTCACCAGGCACAACTTACGCATCTGTAGCCAATGCTGGACAGTCTGGAACATCAACATCAATGACCATTGCCGCAACTGATCAAGCGATCAGTAACGCTTATCTAGGCATGAGAATTATTGTTACAGCAGGCACAGGCGCTGGACAAACAGGTTACATTGTAGGTTACAATGCAGGTAGTAAATTAGCCAACGTTGCTAAAGAAAGTGTAGCAACTATCACAGCAACACAAACTATTAATAGCACATTTTCATCAAGTGGTTTTATTAATGGAACATTGCTGTCAATGCCTACAGTAACAGGAACACCAGCCGCTGGCGCAGTTCTTGGCGGCCTAGGGGTAACTGCAAACACATACATTACCAGTGTAAACTCAGCTAGCTTTACTGGAGCGATTGCTCAAGGTACAGCAGTAACATTTACAGGCAGCATTAGCGGTACAACACTAACAGTAACATCAACTCCTACAGGCGCAGGTCTAGTAGTTGGTCAAGTACTAAGTGGCGGTACAATTCCAGCTGGTGCATATATTACAGGTTTACTAACAGGTACAGGTACAAGCTCAAGCAGTACTTGGACAATTAATACCACAGTAACACAAACATCTACAACAATTACAGCAACTCCAACAGTGCTAACTGCAAGTGCAGTAACTGGCGCAATTTCAGTTGGTATGGTAGTAAGTGGATTAGGTGTTGGTAGTGGTACAGTTATTACTGCATTAGGTACTGGAACCAGCGGCGCTGGAACATACTATGTAACTCCTGCGCAGTCTGCATCTAGTATCGCAATGACTGGTATTAGTTATAACCTTAACATTAGCCAAACTGTTGGTAACTACAATAGCCTAGTAACTATTACCGGCGCTCAAAATGGTATCGTAGTGCCAAGTACAGGCAGCTTATATTCAGGCATGCCTTTGTACATGACTGGTACGACCATCGGCGGTTTATTTACAGCTCAGTTGTACTATGTTCTACCACAAGGTTTACTAAGCACTCAATTCTCAGTAGCTACAACCCCAGGCGGTAATCCAGTAACAGTAAGCAACCAAACAGCATCAACAATGATTATCAATGCGGCTGGTTGGGATCATGCTGTTCCAGGCACAGCTATTGTTAACTCAATGGATACCACTTCAACATACATCATTGAACCAAGAGTTGTTTATGCTAGCCCAGGATTTACTCCAAGTGCTGTGACACAACAATCAGGTTCATGGATTGACGCAGCCTATACTGACATCGTAGCAACTTATTCATCAATTGCCGCAAGCGGTGGTGCAGGATCAGCCGCAACATTTACTGTTGCACGTACAGGTAACGCTTATTCAGTTACCTTAGCCAGTGCCGGTTCAGGATATGCGATTGGTAATACATTAACTATCGCAGGCACAAGCCTAGGTGGCACATCAGCAAACAACATCACTGTAACTGTAACAAACATTGGATCAACACCAAGTGCAGGTACAATCACAAACTTTACCTATACAGGTACAGGTGCAGGCGGTGTATATGTTGCAATTCCTTCAAGCGGCACAGCAACACAGTACAGCTTTAACGGTTCAACATGGACAGCAGGCGGCGCATTGCCAAGCAGTCAATCATGGACAGCAGTCGCAGCCGGTAACGGTGCATGGATTGCCGTAGCAACTGGCACTAACGTAAACGCAGTAAGTACAAACGGTACTACATGGACTGGTGGCGGAAATCTTCCAGCATCAAGTACATGGTCAGCTGTTGGTTATGGTAACGGTGTATGGCAAGCTGTTGCAACAGGAACTACTAACGTAGCCTATTCAAGCAACAACGGAACATCATGGACACTAAGTTCAGGTGGACTACCAACATCAGCACCATGGTGCGGTGTTGCATACGGAAACGGTATATGGGTAGCAATCGCAGGTAATACTACTGCAAGCAGCCAAGCCGCATACAGCACCAACGGAACATCGTGGGTATCAGCAACTCTTCCATCAAGTCAATTATGGACATCTGTTGCCTACGGTCGTGGACGTTTTGTAGCAGTTGCAGAAACTGGTAACATTGTTGCATACTCATTAAATGGTACAACATGGACACAAAGCGTATCAGGCCTACCAGTTACACAAACATGGGGCAAAGTACGTTATGGACAAGGTTTATTCTTAGCTACTGGATTCTCATTAGCACCAACTATTTCTGCAACCACAGCAGGTTCGAACTTGGTAACACTAAGCAGTACAGTAGGTTTGTCAGTAGGCGAAACTCTTGTACCAAGCGCAGTTACACAAACTCCAGGCGTTACAGGAACAGTAGTTTCAACTCCAGCAGTAATGAACACTTCTTCAATTAGTGGAACAACACTAACTGTTGGTTCAGTTGGTTCGGGCACAATTACTGTAGGTATGGTATTAACTGGTACTGGTGTAGTTGCAGGTACATATATTGTATCTGGCGGTGGACTATCATGGGTAGTAAGTATCAGCCAATCTGTTAGCTCAACAACAATTACTGGAACAAACAGCGTAGTCACGGTGTCAAGCACTAGTGGTGTTGCAGTTGGACAGTCATTTATTCCAACAGCAGTAACACAAACTGGTACTATAAGCACAACATCGTCAGCTGGTGTTTCAATACAACTTAATAATTCAACAGGTATATCACTTGGATCTCCAATAGTATTCAACGTTGGTACAACCTACACACCAACTTTAACTGCAACAGCAGCCGGTACAAACCTAGCAACTTTGAGTTCACCTACAGGTATTTTACAAGGTCAATCAGTTGTTTTTGGTACTGCTACACAAACACCTACACTACTAGCTACATCAAGTACTGGTAACTTGTTATATCTAAGTTCAGGTACTGGATTAGTGGTAAACGAGTCAGTGGTTTTCACAGCAACAACACAAACACCTACATTGCTATTTGCATCAGGTGCAAATAACTTGCTACAATTAAGCAGTACAGCAGGACTAGCAGTAGGCGAACCAATTGTGTTTACAGCAGTAACGCAAACTCCAAGTGCCGCAACAGCTACAACTAACGCAACAGCATCGATGACTGGTTCAAGCATTAACGGGTCAGGTGTGTTAACAGTTGGAACACTAGCGTCAGGTACAATTTCAGTTGGTATGGCTCTAAGCGGAACTGGCGTTGTAACACCACAAGCAATTACTATTACAGGTGCAACTGGTACAGGTACTTCAGCTATTTTAACATTCAGCGCACAAGGTTCAACACCGTTTGTAATTGGTCAAACTATTGTTGTCAGTGGCGTTGTTCCAGCTGGCTATAACGGTACATTCGTAGTAACTGGTGCAAGCACAAGTTCTGTAACTTATGCAAACAACACAACAGGTTCATTAACACAGCAAGGTCTAGTAACTAGCCCATTAACTTATATCACTGCTAACATCAGCGGTTCAGGTACTGGTTCAACATGGCAGACTAGCGTTAACTTTGCAGTCTCATCAACAACTATTACTGGTACGCAAAATGCAATCACATTAGGATCAACTACTGGTATGGTTGTAGGCGAACCAATTGTGTTCTCAGGAACAGGTTTTGGTGGTATTAGTTCTGGAACTACATATTACATTACAGAAATTATCAGCGCAACACAGTTGTCAATTAGCGGTGCGTATGCTGGTGCAAACACTACCTTATCAACAGCCACTGGTTCAATGACTGTGGTTGCAGGTGGATCATTTGGCGGATTGAACTCTGGTTCAACTTACTATATTACAGGCATCCAAGGTTCTAACGTAACTGTTTCTACATCGTTTGGCGGCTCTAATGCGTCAGTAAGCAATGCCGCAGGTGCATGGACAAGTTCTGCAGGTGCATCAATGGGTACTGGTGTAACATCAGGAACAACCTACTATATCCAAGCAACTAACTCGGCAACTGCCAGCATGTTGACCAGTTCAATTAGTGGTTATGTACTAACAGTTGGTACTGTTGGTTCAGGAACAATCACAGTTGGTATGGTGTTAACAGGAACTGGTGTAGTTACTGGTACTTATATTACACAAAACATTTCAGGAAGTGGCGCAGGTTCAACATGGTATGTGAGCACAAGCCAGACAGTTGCATCAACAACAATTACTGGAACAGCAAGTACTATTACAGTTGGTCTTGCTCCAAGCTCGGGCGCAATTACACAAAGTAATGCGGCTGGATATTGGACAGGTGTTGCAGGTACAGTATTTGGCGGATTAACATCAGGTCAAACATACTACATTGCTTCTGTAAGTGGATCAAACGTAACATTGTCTACCAGTGCAAGTTTAACTCCTGTAGTTTCACTAGCTAACGGTGCAGGAGCATGGACAAGTTTAGTCGGCGCTTCACTAGGCGGATTACAAGCAGGATATCCATACTATGTATTGACAAACAATACTGGTACTAATCAGATTGTAGTTGCAACAAGCTATAACGGTTCACCATTCACAGTGACCAACGGTGTAGGCTCATGGACATTTACCGCAGGCGGACAGTGGAACCAAGCAAGCGTTACTGGATTTATTTCAAACGGTGTTGGCCCAACTGGATTAGGAACCGGTGGTGCAATCGGCAACGTTTTAACCCCAACTACCGCAGTAACTGGTACATTGGCAACAGGTATGATTGTATCTGGAACCGGTGTTTATCCGAATGCTTCAACTATCAGTACAATTAATACAGGTTCAGTTGTATCTGGAACATTCACAACTCCAGTATTATCAACTACAGGTACTGTGAGCAGTATTACAGGTACTGGTCCTTGGACAGCTACATTAACTGTAGCAAATACAAGCGGTTACATGGTAGGTATGACTATCACAGCTACAACATCAACTGTAGCAGGTACTACTGGTTCATTATATCAAGGTGAACCAACAAGCGTGGTAGTAACAAGTATCACAAGCGGAACTGTACTTACATACACAGTAACTGGCGGTCAAACTCCAGTTGCAGGTATAGTGGCTAACGTAAGCACAGTTTACCTAAATGCTGGCGCAACAAGCTCAGGCTTGTCAGCAGGTCAACAATTATCTGGAACTGCTTCAGCAGTTGTTCCAGTAGGAACATACATTGTTGGTCAAACAACTAATACTAACACAATTCTTGCTACTGCAACATTCTTTGGTTATACAGGATCTAACGTACTAACAGTAAGTGGCTTTACAACAGGTACTATTAATTCAATATCAATAGGAAATCATTTAGTCAACGGTACTAATAGCGGATTGCTTGCTGGCGTTACAATCACAGCAATTAACATAAGCGCAAGCACAGTGACAATTAGCTCACCGCTAGTTGGTAACCTAAATGCATCCTTAAACGTTCAGGCAGTAAGCGGTCCTGGTTTATATGCACTATACGCACCAATGACAGCACAACCATTTGGTTCAATTGCAACTCCAACTTTCAGCAACATTACAGCTGGCGGTGGTACAGTGGCAGTTAGCGCAATTAGTGGAGCTGGAACATCGGCAAGTCCGTGGGTAGCAACACTAACAGGTGGCTCAGCATTTGACCTACGTTATGTTCAAGTTGGTTCATGGATACAAGCAACCAGTGGCACTGGCGCAATATTTGGTGGATCACCAAGTGTAGTAACAGTAACAGCTATCACAAGTAACACTGTAATTACAATCCAAGTATACAACAACACTGGCGGTACAGGTACAACTCCTGTTGCTGGTAACGTTTCAGCTTGCGTTGTTCCAACATTGACTACTCAATCAGGTACAACTGGTCTAGCTAATGCTGAATACCTATATGGTGGTTCAGTAACATACGGTTCATACATTGTAACACAATCTACAAGTACAGTAGCAACTGTGGCTGCCGCAACTGGTACAGGTACAACAGGTACTAATACAATAACATTGAGCACATTTACAACTGGTACTATTGCATCAGTAGTAGTTGGACAGATTATCAGTGACGGTACTGGTGCTGTAATACAAGGTGGATCACTAGTTACCGGTATCAATGGTAGTATAATTACTATCAGCAAAAACTTAATTGGTGCGCTAAGTGGTGCAGTTACATTGACCACAGCTGGCGCTCAAGGTACCTACGCATTGAACCAAGTAACATCGGGCACTCCAACAAACGCCTATGTTCCAGCAACAGAAAGCGTATCAGGTGTTCCAACAACTGCTATAAGCTATACAGTTTCAGGTCTTCCAGTACAGACAGCAAGTACAACAATTACTGCTTATGCTACTAGCGGTGCATACAACTTAGCTGGTCTAGTTAGCGGTGCAACCTACTACGTACTAACAATACCAACAAGCGGACAAGTAACACTTGGTTCAGCTTACGGTAGCAGTCCACTAGCATTGACAACATCAGTCGCAAGTTGGACTTCAGTATTTGGTTCAGTATTTGGCGGATTACAATCAGGTACAACCTACTACATTGCTAGCATCAACAGCAACCAAGTAACATTAAGTACAAGTTCTACACTAGTTCCTGTGGCTACACTAAGCACACAGGGCGGTTCATGGAACTCAACAGCTGGTCAAACTGCAACTGCGGCAACATCAGAAGACGGTATCACATGGACTAAACAGACATTGACCACAAGCAACACATGGCCATTCTCTGTATTTGGTAACCCAGGCGGAAACCCACTATGGGTAGCATTTACAACTGGTAGCACTACTGCTAATAGTATCGTAACTGGTCCAACTGCACAAGGTCGTGTAAAAATTGCCGGCGGTTTAATTACTGAATGGCGTATAGTTGAGCCAGGTAGCGGATATACAACAACTCCAGTAGTATCTGTAGTTGATCCAAACCAAAGCGCAACATCGCCAACAAGTATTATTGCTTCAGTGGTAATTGCTGATCTAGTAGGTACACTAACTGTAACAGCAGGTACTTACTATGTTGGACAGGCTATCGTAGTTACTGGCACATTCACAGGCGGTAGTATTGGTAGCTACTCTACTGGTACAACCTACTATGTGGGCAAAGTAAACAGCTCTACAAGTATTCAAATTACAGATACTTACGCTAATGCTACAGCCGCAAGTCCAGTATTTGCCTTAACAACAACTACCGGTACTGCAACACCTGGTGCAACATTTACTACAAACTTTATTGTACGTAGAGGTACTGGCGTATTGGCTAATCCAACATTTACCAATAGAGGTACTAGCTACGCAACAGTAAGTAACGTATCAGTAACAGGTAATGGTTACTCTGATTTGTATCAGTTAGGAAGTTACATCAACGTGTCTGGAATTTACACAACTCCAACACCTGGTAGTAACATAACATTTGCAGGCGATCCTAACTACTACAAGCTAGTAGCTATCACAAATATTCTACCAACGGGCGGCAGCGGACTTGCTCCATATACTGCTCAGTTCCAAATTAATCCATCGTTTACTGCGGCTGGCTCAACACCAGCACCTGCGCACAATGCGACGGCAACATTAAGGTTGAAGTACAGTCAGGTTCGTTTAACTGGACATGACTTCTTGAACGTTGGTACAGGCAACCAAGTTAGCACCAATTATCCAAATACCCCAGCTATCGCGGCTGACTCAACAAAACAAACTGTTGCGTTCGGCGGCGGACGTACATTCTTTACAAGCACTGACCAAGACGGTAACTTCAACGTTGGTAACTTGTTTACAGTTGTACAAAGTACAGGTGTTGCAACATTGAACGCTAACGCATTCAACTTAGCTGGTCTACAGAGCTTACAGTTAGGCTCAGTAGCGGTGGGTAGTGGTAGCGCAACTATCACACAGTTTTCAACAGATCCATATTTTACTGCTAACTCAGACAACATTGTCCCTACACAGAAGGCAATCAAGTCCTACATTAGTAGCCAAATTGGTGGCGGCGGAAGCACATTAAACGTAAATACATTGACAGCAGGCGTAATATACATTTCAGGTAACTCAATTTCTACAACTACAGGTGTACAGATTACTGTAAACAATAAGATGTACTTTGTAGGCGGAATTGACGGCGTCCCACTAGCAATGAATTTCTTACTATCATAAAAACGGAGAATTAATATGGCATCAGGAAGACTAGGAGCGGTAGACATTGTTTCAGCAGGAACAGACACCCTACTTTATACGGCTCCTACAGGATTTTTTACAGTAGCTTCTGTGAACATTGTCAATAGATCCAACCAATCAATCACGGTGAGAATGGGCATTTGTGCTTCAACTTCATCGATTGCTAACGGTGAATTTATTGAATATGAAACAGAAATACTAGCAAGGGGTGTTTTAGAAAGAACAGGGTTGGTTTTAAGTCCTGGAAACAGCATTTTAGTGCGCTCTAGCACAACAAACGTAAATGCTGTGGCCTATGGGATTGAGACCTCAACGTCATAAATAATACTGTTAGGGGAATTTATATGGGACGATATATTACAACAACTGGTACCGCTGGTGCAGTAGTACGACAAATTAGTACAACTTACACAGCAGTAGCCAACGATAGAATTTTAGCAAACAGCACAGGCGGCGCTTTTACTATCACCCTACCTTCAACAGGTATAGACGGTGATACAATTCAAATCATCGACGTCGGTGGTAATGCTTTTACAAACAATATTACAGTTAACAACAACGGTAATAAAATTCAAAATTTGACTGAAGCTCTAACTATCAACGTTAGCTTTGCAAGTATAACATTAATCTGGGTAACCGCTTACAGCGGCTGGATCATAGCAGGATCTTAATCAGTAGGAAAAATAAATGTCTAATCTTAGATCACTGTTACCAGCTTACGCAGATTATACGACACCTGATATGTCTAACAGGACTCAGCCTCTGAGTCGTCTGAAGACAGGTTCAGAGTTAGTCTTTGTGGGCATGTGTAACATCAGTTTTGACAACAACTATTGCAGAAATGCATTATGTTGTTGGGTAGTGCCTGCCGGCGTGACTCGCTTGACTTTTGAAATCTGGGGTGGCGGTGGTGGTGGTGCAGGTTCGTGTTGCTGTTCGTGGGGTATCCCCGGCGGCGCAGGAGCTTATGCAAGAAAAACAGTTTGTGCAACTACAATGGGCGGTCTAGCAGGATGCTGTTATCAGCTATTCCCAGGATACGCAACATGTTGCGCACCAACAATGGGCTGTGGATTTAGAGGATGTACAACCTACATCACAGGTTACGGTCTAAGTAATTTCTGTGCAGAAGGTGGAATACCAGGATGTTCATATTGCTGGCCATTTTTCCCGTATCAATGTAACCCATTGTTTACTGGTAAATGTAACGCAGGTTGGTCACAAGGATCAATGTGTTGCTTTGTAGGCCAATGGTGTGCATGTTATTTTGGTGCTGACTACGGTGCACCAGGATGCAACAGCTTCTTGTACACTGACTCATGCAACCAAAACTCATGTCAATACAAGCATATTTTTGCTGTGCCAAGTCATATGACAAGTCCATCGCAAACAGCGGCTGGTCAAACTTATATTGCTGAACGTATATGTGATGCAAACCAGCCAGGTTCATGGGATAGCTGTCGTGTAGGCTACGGTATCATTGGCGGCTCAAACATTAGAACTCCGGGTGTTGGCGGTGCAACAGCGGTAGCATGTGCAGGTAACTGTTATTGCGGTACTGGTGGTGCTGGCGGCATGATTAGAATTTCAATGTCCTACGATACAGTTTGTGTGAGATAAAAAGAAGAAAACTATGGCAACATTACGATCATTATTATATCAACCAGGACAGAAGTTCCAATGCAGTCAGAGCTTTACGAACTCACCATATGTCCCTCAAGGCTGTACGTTCATTTTTATGAACCACTGCCAAAATACACCTGACAACTCATATAACGCCAACTGTATGCAACAGTGGTGCGTACCAGCTGACACACGTTGCTGTGTAACATTTGAATTAATCGGTGGTGGCGGCGCAGGCGCAGGCGGATGTTGCTGTATGCAAGGTATGCCAGGCGGTTCTGGTGCTTATGCGGTTAAAACATTATTAATTTCACAACAAGTTTGTGCAGGTACAGGTGCAGTATGCTGTATTGGTACTGATAACTCAGCAGGACGACCTGGCGCAGGTCTTCAGCAAAATCAAACCGGTTACTTACAAAACACAGGTTCACTGTGTAATTGCGGCAACGTTTGGGGTTATACAAGCCCAGGATGCTGTTACTGTATGGCAGTTGCTTATCCAGCTGGTTGTAGTATCGACCCACGTGGCTGTACTGGTTGTACAACATGGGTACAGGGACAGGGACTATGCAACCTATGTGCTGAAGGCGGTATGGGCGGTGTTGGTTGCTGTTTCACATTCTGGGGTAACTATCCGACATTCGCTAGCCAATGTTGCTACTACGGTGCAATTTATTTGGGATCTTATAACGAACAAAGTTGTGTTTGTTTCTTCGGTGCAGATTGCGGAGCTCCAGGACGTTCAGGTTACTTATGGACTATGTGTGGTTGCGGATCATCATGCTATTGGTTCCAATATGTACCATTCCCAGGCGGCCTAGTAAATACCGGCGGTGGATATATGCCACAGCGTACACAGGGCGATGCTTGTTTACAAGACTGGTCACGTTGTACAGTAAACATTGGATTCCCCATTGATACAGCAACAGACCGTACTGGATTCTTACCAGGACAGGGCGGTATGACTGCAACATCATGCGGTAACCCTTGCTGTTACGGATACCCAGGTGGTCCAGGCATGATTAGAATAACATATAGATAAGGTAAGAAGGAAATGTCAAATTTACGAAGTTTACTATCACAACCAGGAGAGGCGGCAGCCCAAAACTTACCAAATGGATGTCAATGGTTCATGTGGTCTGGTTGTTGGCAGTGCTGTTTTGCGGCAGTTCATGAGATTTGCTGCCGTGCTTGGGTAGTTCCACCAACACTACAATATTGCGTTGCAACCATCGAACTATGGGGCGGTGGCGGTGGCGGTGCAGGCTCATGCTGTTGCGCTGGCGGTCCTCCAGGATCATCAGGTGCATACAGCAAAAAGACCTTAACAGTTATTCCTTGCACTTGCTTTATCACATGCCAAGCTGGCGCAACAGACTGCGCATGCGGTACAACTGGTTCAAGAGGTTGTACTACAGTAGTATGCGGTCCAATCCTAAACGTTTGCGGTACAACATGTAATACATCAACAACATTTGGTACATGTATGTGTACTCTAGGTATGGTTGGTGCAACTATCACTGGTACAGGTATTCCTGGAAGTACAACAATTACAGCAGTCAACAGCTTCTACACAAGTTGTGGTTGCGTAGGTAGCAACCAGTTCTGTGTAGGTCCAATCGTTTGCGGAACTCCAGTTGTTGGTATGTGTATTTGGGCACAGCAAACTTTCCAAACTGGCGGTACATGTTTCTCAAATAATACCTACATTTGTTCTAACGTTAGCGGTTCTGGCCAAGGTTCTATTTGGGGTATTAACCAAAACTTTACATGGGGTCCTGCTCCGATCTATGGTTTTGCGGCTACAATGAGTAATGCGGCTTCAGCAACTAACTCAAACAATACATTATATACAATACAGTACGGTAACCCATACTGTGTAAACAACTTCTGCGCTGAAGGCGGATTTGGTGGATGCTCTTACTGCTACCCAGCATGCTGTTTCTCATTCTGTACTTGCGCACCAGGTTGTTCACAAACAGCAACCGCAACAGCATCTGCTGGTACAATCAGCGGAACAACATTTACAGCAGGCGGTACAGTATCTGGATCGTTTGGCTTAAACTACACACTAACTGGTACAAACGTAACAGGTGGTACAACTATTATTGGTTGTACAAGCCCTACAGTTTGGACTGTTGACCGTTCAAGTACAGCGGCAGCGACAACTATTAGTGGATTTGCCCCGATTAATGCTTGTGCATATGGCGGCGATATAAATATTCAAGGCGTTAAAGGTTGTTACTATCATGTTTGTTGCGACAACGTATGCTGGAATAAGACATTTGTACCATTCCCAGCTGGTTTAGTTAACCAATGCGGTGGTTGGGTAGTTCAAGGAAGAACTGGTAACGGCTACGATCCTACACCATACTGTAACGCAGTAAGTATGGCAGGTTGGGCGTATGTTAGCTCGCAGTATAGTCCTGGCACAGGCGGATCAACATATTATGTTGTTGGCGGCAGTTGTGCGCAAGGACAGCCAGGAATGCCTGGAATGATTAGAATCACTTACAGATAATTGGAGATAAAAGTGGCAAATATTAAATTTGAATTTGAATACGACTTGCCTGATGAATACCTTTCTCAACAAGCCACTAAAGGGCTAAAGGCTAAAGGCATTTATGAAGGTCCTGCACAGATTTGGGTGCTGGTTGATAACAACACCGGCGCATTGAATCTAGCAATGCACTATGTAGAAGTAGATCCTCGTGATCCAGAGTTTGCACGTCAAGTTGCAGTTAGTAAAGCTGGTCTACACAGTACCGCTGTACTAGTTGATGCTAAGACAGAACCAGTGGTTGCTAGTTTCTTTGTTGACCTACACGAAGATACATATACTGATAAAGAGTATGCATTGGATGACGGTACTGTACACTATGTACGTCCTGATCCAACATATCCAGATCATACATATGAAGTAGCTAAAGTTAATTACGATATCGCTGGTCAAAAGTGGAATAAACCTTTCCCATGGAAAGAGCCACACGTTACAGCCGAGCAACACGAAACAGCTCGTTTAATGATCATCGAAGGTTACAAGCGTGATCTAGCTGATCCATATAACGAGTACAGCGAAGAAGTAGTTGCTAAAATCAACGATGTTATTAAAGAATTAGAAGCGATTCCTGATACACACGGACATTTAGATCCATGGATGATTCCATTCCCAAATGATCCACGTGCAGAAGCATTTACACCTGCAGAAGTGCATGATGGTACACCTCCAGCACCTCCAGCGGCAGTTAATGCACAGCCAAAAGCACCAGCACCTGGCGATAAAAATCCTCGTTTGTAATTTTGGTGAAATCAATCAAAAAGGCCTAGCAATAGGCCTTTTTTTATCGGTCAAGATCCTGTATACTATAAATATCTCACAATCATTAACTGTGTAGATAAAAGGATCATATGAATAAAAGACCAGCAGCCTTCTTTATTAACGGCGGCGCAGGCCGCGTAATTTGCTCAATTCCGGCACTTGAACTATATGCCGAAGAAAATCCAGATGAGGATTTTTTAATTATTTGTGAAGGTGGTACAGACTTTTACAAAGGCCATCCAAAACTGTACAACAAAACTTACGACAACTGGCATAAGAATATTTTTAGAGATTTGCTAGTTAATACAGAAGTTAAAACACCAGAACCATATCGTGTTTGGGAGTATTATAATCAAAAATGCAACTTATCCCAGGCATTTGATATCGAAATCAATGGAAAAGGTGTTCGTGAACTGCCAAGACCTAAACTCAAACTTAGTACAGAAGAACTAGTTCAAGGACAGTTAACCATTGCTGATGTTAAACAACGTACAGGCAAAGACAAAGTTGTAGTATTCCAACCATTTGGTCGTGGTGTAACTGTTAATGACAGTGTAATATATGATTCGTCAGGACGTAGCTTTGAATATAAGAATGTCATTAGCATTGTTAAAAAGCTACAACAAAAAGGTTATGCCGTAATGTTAATGGCAGAGTTTCAAATTAATTTTGAAACTGAAGGCTGTAAAGATCCTGTTGCGCAACCAAATCAAATACATATCCGCCAGTGGGCTGGACTTATTGCCAGTTGTGATCACTTTTTAGGCTGTGATTCAGTGGGACAACATATTGCCTACGCACTAGATAGAACTGCTACAGTTGTTGCAGGATCTACATTCCCAGAAAATATTTCATACCCCGACTACGAAAAATTTGATGTACTAGACATGGGCGAAGGTGTTAGAATGTATAGTCCAATACGCATCTGCCCAGACGAAGTTGCTGATAGAAATAATGATGGTATCATGGCCATGAACGATAAGATTGAAGATGTAATTGTAGAATCTGTCGATAAAATGGTTAAAAAGTTTTATGTAAAACAAGAAGGAAGGCCTGCTCCAAAGTTAGTTGCACCACAAGCACCGACTGTACAAGCACCTGCTCCTGAATTTACACAACAATCAAGTGGCCCAATACAAATGCCACAAGTGGTAAGAGATAAATTACCAGTAGGACAAATAAAGGAAAAAGCGTAATGAATAAAGATAATTCAGTTTGGATAGCGGCTATTGCTCGCGGCCACAATGCAGGCGTATGTTTACTTAAAGACGGTGAAATCGTTTTTAGTATTGAAGAAGAGCGTCTAAGCCGACACAAATACGATGGCGGTCCGTACGCTTCGATGGTTAAAATTTTAGAATATACAGATAGGCTAGATTATCTTGTAATCGCACATACACAAAGTCTTAAAGATACTGCCGGACGTGTAGATTTTACCAGCGATGACGTCTATACAGGTTTAGCACGTAAACTTGGCCTTATCCGCAGAACAGAAAATATCTATCAACATCCACAGGTAGTTGATCTAAGTTATATCCATCACAAACTACATGCGGCCTGTGCGTTCTATCGTTCAGGTTTTGACACAGCAGTCAGCGTGGTAGTTGACGGTGCGGGTACATTTATTCCATTAAGCTCTAATGGCGAAGCAACTATTGGTTGGGAAACTGAATCTGTTATTACTTGCGATTATCCTTCAAACTTTAAAACGGTTTACAAACACATTGGACTACGCACACCTACAATAACACAGCATGATCCTGCTATGAGTAGTTCGTTCTACGGAGAAGATGGTGTACATGAAGTATTAATCACAGATCGCGCAGGTATTACCAAGGTATATGAAGCTGTAACAGAATATTGCGGATTCAGCAGTATCGAAGCAGGCAAGACCATGGGGCTATTCCCGTACGGTAAGCCTAATGATAATATTCCTAAGTTGTTTACAGATGATGAAAATGCAGTATATCAAACTTCGGATCGCAATGTAATCATCCCAAATTATCCCAACGGTGCTATTGTTAACTCTGGTATGTACCCAGAACTTAGCGGCTTCACAGGTAGTGATTTAACTAAATTACAGAATCGCAGAGATTTAGCCTATGCTTGCCAAACACAAACACAAGATCAAGTGGTTAAATTGATCCGCAAGGCAGTTAAAGATACAGGCCGTAACAAGGTTGTACTAAGTGGCGGTTATGGTTTAAACTGTGTTGCTAACTATCACTACTTAGAAGCACTCAAAGACGACGGCATTGAATTGTATGTCGAGCCAGTAAGTAACGATGCAGGTACTGCTATTGGTGCGGCACTGATGTTCCATCGTTCGTTAACACAAGACGAAACAGTAGGACCACAAGTAGACACACTATATCTTGGACCAGCATACTGTTATACAGATGACGAAATCTCCCAAACAGCCGCAGAGTTTGGTGGTGAAGTCAGTGATGCTACACATGCAGATGTTGTAGAACTAATCACCAGCAAGAATATTGTAGCCATGTTCCAAGGACGTTCAGAAAACGGCCCACGTGCATTGGGAAATCGTACAATCTTGTTTGATCCACGCTTTAAAGATGGTAAAGATTTTGTCAACGAAGTTAAACGTCGTGAATATTTCCGTCCGTTCGCTGGATCTATCCTAGAAGAACGTGTACACGAATGGTTTGACTTACGCGGTATGAAATCCAGCCCTACTATGATGTATGCGGTAAACTGCCAGCCAGGAATTGAAGATAAGATTCCTAGTATCATTCACGTTGACGGAACTTGCCGTATTCAAACAGTTAATCCAACACAGAATAAACACTACTACGATCTAATCAAAACCTTTGAAGAAAAGACTGGTTGTCCTATCGTGTTTAATACCAGCTTTAATCTAGGTGGTGATCCTCTAGTTGAAACATTGTACGATGCAGTAAGTACACTATCTAAGAGTGATATCGAATATCTATACTTGCCAGAATACGGCAAAATGATTAAAGTAGCAAACTCATAAAAAAAGCACCTTCGGGTGCTTTTTTATTATTCTAAACTTTCTGCAAATTCTAGTAAAGTACTAAAGACTTTAGTCTTTTGTTTGAGGTCTCGATTGGCATAACTGTTTAGTTTTTTCTCAGTTTCCAAGCCTTCCCCAGTTGTAATTAAGATCGGCTTTGCTTTGATATTTTGTGCGGCCTTGATTTCGGCAATAGTATGGCCCACGAACCAGCCTTCTTTAAATTTAACTCGGGCTTCTTTCTCAGCACGTTCAAACATTCCGGTATTAGGGAACGCATAAATGTCTTCTTTCATCTTGCTAGTACTGTAATAGATGCCTTCGATGCTAGAACAACCCGCTTCACCGAATAGTTGGAGCATTTTTTGATGTACGAGATCAACGTCTACTTGAGTTAATCGGCCTTCACTGATGCCCCACTGGCTGGCAAAAATAACAATCCTGTAACCCTTGCTACGGATCAAAGCAATGGCTTTTAGGGCATCGGGAATAGGATCAAAATCATCCGGGGTTTTTACGTGATTAGGCTTGAATTGATTAATAATACCATCGCGGGCAATGCCAATGACTGGCTTGGGGTTGAAATTTGTCTTGCCTCCTACGGAAAATCTTGACAAATCGCCCGGATTAAATTCCTCATCGCCCAAAAGTTTGCGTAAACTCATGTATTTTTCCTTGAATACTAATTACATTAATTTAGCAGATTTTAACTAGGACTGCAACCAAACTGGTTATGAATAAATATATATGATTGGTGGAATCTTATGAACTTTCTTGACTATTTTACAAAAGGACTGGGCAACACTCTTAAATTTAAGAATCGTGCAAACTTTTCTTTTAAGGGCGAAGCAATACCGGTTTTTACAAATACTGTAATTGATACCTTCTTTATTGGAGATTTTTCTAGCGCCAATTATGAAATTATTGCAGAATACGACAAAGACAATGTCGAGCATCTTGAAGTAAAAGTTATAGCTCACTACAGCCAAGCTAGTGTTGTAGTTTACGGTCGCTCAAATACAGGTAAAGACCTAATTAACCTGTCAGCAACAATTGACAATTCAAAAGTACAGATAATTGCCAACCCGTTCTTGGATGCAGATGGCATAACAGCCCTTAGCGGTATTAAAGTAACATTTAAAGCTACCTATTCTGAAAGATTAAAACCCCTACAACCAACAGCACTAGTTGGTGAAACGACCAGTTTAGGCGGACAGTCTGGAACTAATTTAAACTGGTCTGGCACAAATTTACCCAACGGTGCTATACAATTAAATGATGCCGGCAGTATTGTTGTTGCACACATTAGTACTATAAACACCCTAAGTCAGCCAACACTAACATCAAAGTTTATCTTTGACACACTGACATTTGCCGCTGATCCGTCAATTGGTGTAACAACATCAAATAACAATTCAATTAATTTTAATTTAAATTATGTTAAAGATCTAAATGTCAATAACACTTTTACAGCGACTCCGGTAACTGCTGGATCTTTGAATAACGTAATTATTGGCGGATCTGTAGCAGTCGACGCTAGATTTACAAATTTAACAGCTGGTGGAAATTTAAACATTTCGGGAACTGGATTAGATATTGCTCTAGTTCCTGCAACCGGTCTAGTAACTATTGCATCTGGATTACCTGGATCTATCAACAATATGAGTATTGGTGCTACAACACCGACTACTGGCAAGTTTACAAGTTTAACAGCACAAACGATTTTATCGTTAAATTCTAATAATCAAAATATTTCGTTAACTCCTACAGGATCTGTACAAATTACTAGCGGCGTATTAGGTAGTATAAACAATATGAGTGTAGGTACTGGATTAGATTATGCAAATCTTCCGGCAAATATATTGCGAGCGGCTGTGGGCGGCCTTCCGTCTCCAACAGTTAATGGTCGTTTATTATTTGATATCACTAACGACGGATCAGTAACTAGTGCAGATGCATTGGCCATGACGGCATATCTTCAAAACAATACACAAACGTATGCGCCCTACATCACTGGCACACTAATACCAGCATTGCTGGCAGACCCTGTTACATTTGCTGGTTTCTATACCAGTACAGGTTATGCGGCATCTGGTCGATTTACGTCGATCACAATCAACAATCCATCTACAAACGGAACAGCATTGATTACTAGAAGCAAATTACTATCAAGATTATTACTCGGAGCAGTGGCAATATGAACTCTTATACCTACCTTGCGGTTTCAGGCCAAAATACAATTGCCTTAAACTCGTCAAACAATACGTTGAACCTAACCAGTTCAAACGGACTGGCAATAACTACAAATGCAACTACAAATACATTGTCGTTTGCCACTAGCGGAACTATTCCTAACCTATCCGTTAATAACACATTCACAGTTAATCCTGCAACTACAGGATCTTTAGACAATGTGGTAATTGGTGCAACTACTCCAAGAGCTGGTACTTTTTCAACATTGACCATTACTGGCGACGTTACATTTTCTAGCGCAAACAGTAATATTACCATTGCGCCAACTGGCAACGGTGTGCTTACTATAGGACCTACCCAGCTAGGCACTATTAATAACATGAGTATTGGTGCTACAACACCAAACACTGGACAGTTCACCAGCTTGTCAGCTATAGGTGCTGTTAGCGTAACTGGTGCAAATGCCAGTGTAAACCTAAGCCCAACCGGTACTGGACAAGTTACTATTGGCCCAACTACTACAGGTTCTATCAACAACATGAGCATTGGATTAACAACTCCAAGTTCGGCAGTGTTTACCACAGTCACAATGACTACACAACCAGCTGGAGCAAATTCAGCAGTGACCAACGGTTACGCCAGTGCGTTGGCCGCAGTATATGGAGTAGCATTAGCTTAAATTATGTCAACTACAGCAAAACTATTTAGAAGTGACTACGGATATATTAGTCCGTATTTTGTAGCAGACGTCAATGGCAACGTCATTGCTAATACTTTGACTTTGACTGGTAGTAGATTAGAATTAACAGCAGGTAGTTATATCAGCTATAACGGAAGTCCCCTAGTTACCAACACTAGTCTTGCATCAACAATTACCAGTATTCCAGGAACATTAACTGGACTAACAGTTAATGGTGCAGTTTCGATCACTGGAAGTCTGTCAGCAGTTAACGGAAGTATCACATTTAATCCGTCTAGTACCGGTAGTTTAGACAACATTGCCATTGGCGCTACAACTCCTAAAGCAGGTACATTTACAGACTTAGCAGCCACTACCAGTGTAAATTTCAATGTACCAGGTGCGATCACTATCAGCCCAAGCGGCGGCTTGACTCTAGGAAAAACTGGAGTTACTACAACACTTTATGGTGTTATTAACATGCCCGATGGCGGGTCTATCAACATTGCCCCAACTGCTGGAACTGTAACTATCAGTTCTTCCAGCCTTGGCAGTATGGATAACATGAGTGTAGGCTTAACCACACCCGCTAGTGCGCAATTTACAAATGCAACAATTACAGCGATTGATGCCAGATGGAACAGTAATCGAAGTCAGATCGCCACTAAACGATACGCTGAAAATACGGGTCTTGCCCTGGTGTATTTTGGCATGGGACAGTAAAATTGCTGTCTTAGGCTTAAAAACAACTAAATAAAGATAATGAACCAATTCGGAGAAATATAAATGGCCAAAAGTCAGATGAGACAGTACGTTTTTACGCCAGGCACAAATACTATTGAAGTGCCAGGTAAAATCGACCTGCAACAATTATTAGTCATCACTAACACAACAAAAAATGTAATTTTATACAACTTTGCAGATACTAGTTTTTCAGGAACTACTGTTAACTTTGTTCGTTTTAATGATGTGGCATTTCCAACAACCTTGGACAATGCTGACGGTGTTACGATCATCACGCTTGTTGGAACCTTAACAGGCCAATCTGCTAGTGATACTATACAAATTTTCTTCGAAGATGAATTAATTCGCACTCGCCCTTGGCCAATGGGCACAGATGCGTTCGAACGTCAACGTGTTGCCAATCCGCAATCCATGCTTGACGCTGACTTTGAATATGGAATGCAACCAACTAAGTGGTTGACAGTTAGTCAAATGCGCCAGAACCCATCAATTTTTGAAATTCCGGGTACTGACCTAGTAGTAACTGCCGCAACTTCGGATGCGTCATTTAACTCAGGTGGCTCAGCAACAGCGGCATCTATTATCACAATCACTACACAACTAGCACACGGTTATCAAGTTGGTACTCCGATTACAATTAAAGGTTTTAACTCGGCAATTACGGGTTTTGACCGTGCTGAAGGTTCTTTTATTGTTTATCAAATACTCAGCACAACACAATTTACATTTATTGCCAAAGGTCGTGTAGGTTTTGTCAATGGCGACAACATTTACACTGCATTCATTCAACTACGTCAAGGCGGATTTTATACCGGCGCTGACATCAATGCTGTTAGTAACGTGACAGCTATATCCTCAGCAAGCGGTACAAACATTATCACGCTAAGTGCGGCAGTTACAGGCTCTTTCCAAACTGGTAATGCTATCACATTCCAACAGATTCAAACCAACGCAGTGTCGACAAACACTACAGGTAATACTGTTACACTAGGTACTACAGTTGGTATGGTCGTTGGACAGTCTTTAATTTTCTCAGGTAGTGCATTTGGTGGATTAACTACTGGTTCAACATACTATATCAAGACTATTATTGATACTAGAACAGTAACACTCTGCACTGACATCGCCTTAACTACTAACTTTGTTCCAACATCAACCTACACCGGTGGTAACATGTATGTTACAGCTGGCGGAAGTTTTGGCAATATCACAGCCGGTACTACTTACTATATTGCAAGTATTCCTGCAGGTAACCAGATTACCGTCAGCCAAAACATCATCTACACTACGACAATCGTTGCAACCAACGCAACTAACAACCTAGTACAGTTTGCAAGATACACATACTTAGGTCAGCAAGTTGGTGGTACAACTAACATGACTGTTGGTGAGCAGATTGTAGTTACTGGTACAACTATTGGTAACGTGTCAGCGGGTACATACTATGTTTACGCAATCATTGACGGTGTTAACGCACAACTATCAACCTCACTACCGATCACAGCAGGTGGCTCTGGTACAGTACAAACTCAATCAACTGCCTACGGTTCGATGACCGCAACAGTTGGTGTTCCACTAACACTAACATCAGTCAACGCTGGTAGCGGTTACTTGTTTGGTACAGTGGTCAGTTTGCCAACATTTACCTACTCAACACCAACTACTTCATGTTCGTTTACTGCGGCACTAACAGGCAGCACACTGACAGTTTCAGCAGTGGCCAGCGGTACACTAGCAGTTGGTCAAGGTATTGCACTTAACACAGGTAATACTGTGCCAAGTTTAACATTTATCACAGCACAGGTTAACGGAACTCCAGGTGGCGCAGGTACTTACACAGTAAGCACTTCAACTGGTTCTGTATCTAGTACAAACACTTTTGTGTCAACAAGTGCCTATGTGACCTGTACAGTTAATACTGTTACACCACATGGATTTGTTCCAGGATGTACAATCCTAAACTACATATTCTCTGATAACGGTAATAACAATCACTTGTTACTATCAGGACCATTCTTTGTTGAGCAGACAACTAGCTTGACATCATTTACATTTACAGCACGTAGCCCAGGTTTTATCACAGCGGCAACTACTGTACAAGGACAGCTATATGCTCGTCCTGACTCATTCTACTCACATCGTCCACTAGACGGTGGTGTACAACTAGGTACAAGTTTACCAAGTCACGGTGCGCAAGCGATACGTATGAGTAAGAAATATATTCGTTACCAGTCTGGTAAGGCTATTAACTTCAATACTGGTTTACTAATGGCGCCAAACTACTTTGTTCGTTCAGTAGTGGCCAATGGTACAGCGATTGGATCAACAATTACAATCACCACAGACGATACTGATCACGGAGCACAGGTAGGATCTACTATTAACCTAAGCGGTGTATTGACTAGTGGTTTTAACGGCAACTATGTTGTAACTGGTATCATTGACGAACGTACACTAACTGTAACAGCTACACAGGTATTGGGTGCAATTAACCCAGCAGTTGGCGCACAAATCCAAGATCCATGTTTGCTAAGTCTAGTAAACTGGTACGGTGCTGTGGTACGCTCTGGAACATACGACGAACAAAACGGTGTATTCTTCCAGTACGATGGACAAGTTATTTCAGTTGTACGACGCAGTTCAACATTCCAACTAGCAGGTACAATTTCTGTAGTTGTTGACTCTGGACAAATTATCGGTGTTAACACACGCTTCCAAGCACAATTGGCCGCAGGCGACAAGATTGTTATCCGCGGTATGAGCCACATGGTAACACAGGTTGTTTCAGACACACTAATGTACGTCAACCCACAATGGCGTGGCGCACAAAACGTATCAGGTATTAAGATTACCAAGACAGTTGACTACGTAGTTCCGCAAAGCAAATGGAACTTTGACCGTATGGACGGTAGCAACAGTCCTTATAATACATCAGGATACAAGATTGATCAAACCAAGATGAACATGGTCGGTATGCAATGGACATGGTACGGTGCTGGTGCGATTGATTGGATGTTCCGTGGTCCAAAAGGCGATTATGTTTTCTGTCACAGATTGCGTAACAACAACTTGAACAACGAAGCATGGATGCGAGCAGGTAACATGCCTGTGCGCTACGAAGTTCTAAATGATTCAAATGCCAAGAGCTATATCACGGGAAGTGTTAACGTAAGTCTAACTGACACAGTAATTCCTATTAAGGACGCTAGTTTATTCCCAGCGGCTCCAACTCCTTCGATTGCTCCGGTAGTCTATGTCGATAACGAATTGATCAGCTACACAGGCAAATATCAAATTACAGCCACAGGTACTAGTTCAACAGGTAACGTGGTTAGGGTAGATAGTTCTGCAGGACTAGCAGTTGGACAACCAATTGTTTTTGTCAACGACTATGGTAACACACTAGGTAATTTGCAAAGTAACGTTACATATTATGTTCAAAGTATTCCAGCAGGCGGAACAACAATTACACTAGCCGCAACACAAGGTGGCGCTCAACTAAACCAAGTTACGGTCACTGCACCTAACAGCTTGTATTGGTTTACCGCAGGCGGACTAACTGGTTGTACACGTCAAGCTACTATTGTACCTTGGGCAACTGGCGGTTACAGAACATTTACAGCTGGTGCACCTACTGTACACGCACCAACAGCTGGTGTGATCCTAGTACTGCCAAGTGCCAGTCCGATTGTAAGTCACTGGGGTGCGGCCTTTGTACAAGACGGTGGTTTTGATACAGACCGTTCATACATTTTCAGCTATCAGTCTATTAACGTTAACATTACAACAAAACGTACAACATTGTTTGCTATTCGACTAGCACCGTCAGTGAGTAATGCTCTAACAGGTGACCTAGGACAGCGTGAACTTATTAATCGTGCGTCATTCTTGCTACAAGGTCTAGAATCAACCACAGGTACTGCTGGTACTAACGCGGCCATTGTTATTGAAGCGATTATTAACCCAAGTAATTACCCAACAAGTGCAAGTAACATTGTGTTTAACAGTTTGAACAGCCCAACTATTCCAACTGGTCAACCAAGTTTCTCACAAGTTGCGGCTGGTACTAGCATTGTGTTTACAAACTCTGCTACTAATAGCACAACATGTACAGGTACAGTTGCAATTGGTGTTTCAGTAATTCCAGTTAACAACACAACCGGTATTCAAGTGGGTGACGACGTTGTTTCTGTAACAACTAACTCAGCAATGTCTGGTAACACTAAGGTAACTGCAATTAACGGCCTAAACATTACCATTAGTTCACCAGTGCTAGCGGCACTAAGTTCTGGTAACGTAATAACGTTTAGCCGCGGTACTTATGCAACACCAGGTGAAACAGTATTCTCGTTCATTAACTCACCAGCTAACAAAGACTCGTTAGATTTGACATTCTTGAAAGAATTGACAAACACAGCGATCGGTGGCCGTGGTGCTTATCCAAACGGACCAGACGTATTGTTTGTTAATGCGTATATTACACAAGGTGCGCCAATTAACACTAACATGATTCTACGTTGGGGTGAAGCTCAAGCGTAATCAAACAAAAAGCCCCGAAAGGGGCTTTTTTATAGGCTGTCAATAATGTCTATTATTGTTTGTATTTTAGTTTGGATTATTTTATTTCTAAGACTAAGATCTAGTCCTTTGTGTACAGGCTTAGGAAAACAGCTGAGATCAAACCATCCCCATGCTGTGTGTTCATCGCTTAGTATGGGGATAAATTCTTGTTCTACTATACAGAAATACGTGTGGAAATTAAACACGCTGTCATTACTGGTAAATTTTTCAAGAGGTAGTGTTTTAGCTATCTCAGGAATAAAACCAATTTCTTCTTGGATTTCGCGCTGTAGACCCTGCCAAGCAGTTTCGCCTTCGATGTTAGTTCCGCCGACTAAACCCCAAGTTCCCGAATGTTTTCCCTGAGCTTTTTGAACCAGTAGACATCGATGAGTTACTTTGCTGTAGATCAAAGCACCACTGCATACTATCTGTTCGTTTAAAGTTTTAGTCTCCATTGACCTGGTCCATATTCACCTTCAAAGCTCTTAATCCATGAAATACCGTTCCATAGATACTGAACTCCTGTGTATATATTAGTTTGCCAGACCATGTTGTGCTCGTTGTGACTAGCCCTAAAGACAACAGACCAATGTGTGCCAGTGTATTCAATGATGTCATTGGCTTTGGCAACCAGGCTACCCCATGCGGGTGCAGGATTAGTGTTAATTTCGCTACCAATATCATCAATAATTAAGAATCGATGCCCTGCACTTAATGACCCTGGATTATAGGTTTGTGGATTTACTATAGCATCAAATGTTCCTGGACTATTACTTCTATAGCTTCCGGGAGCATCATAGCCCGGTTGATAATCAAAAACACCATTACTATCTATACCGGTATTGGTAGTTAAGGTATCAGCGTCCCAGTCAATCATTAATAAACTATTGTTAGTGGTATTAACAGCAATACTTCCAATAACTTCAGTACCATTAGGTTGCATTAAAAATATTTGACTAGACCCAGCTTTATATTTTCCAGGATATTGATTTAAAAATTCTTGCCAGTTGTTTGGTGTACCTTGTGGCTCTGGAATATCCAGTGTTGGTTCTACTGGAACAACATTTTCAGTGTTCTTAAGCAATACTGCCTGTTTATTATACACAGCGATTTTATAAGTCGAAATCGTTGTAATATCTTCTGAAAGCAAATCACTGAAACTAATTGTAGAATCTGTAGCATCTACGCCTAATCCGTCAACATAGCCAATTTCGCTTTCAGTTGCACTGTTATAAAGGCTAGTAAATATTTTTGTAATTACACCCAAGTGTTTGACCTTGACTGGAGGACTGATCCAGATCGGAGCATCAAGAGTTAAAGTTCCCACGTCAATCGGAGTATCATTACCAACCGGCACGCTACGACTTGACCAATGTACATCATTTAGTGTTAGCACACTTAAACTAGTCCAGTCAATATAATTGTCAGTTGTTTGTAATTCTAAACTAGGATTAAACAATACTAGTATCTGTTCCATCACCTGTAATTTCTGCTCAGTACTACTGGTCAAAATATCAACAGCTATGGTCAATTTAAACGGCGTTGGCATCAAACGTTCTACTGTATAGTTTCTGCCTTGACTTTGATTATAGCTACCTGTGCCTGGGTCAATATCGCGCTCTCTAAAATGTAGTTTTCCAACATAAGTTGAATCAGCTAATCTTGACTGATCTAATGCTAAACTCTTAATATACACACTCATACGAGGAATAGAGTTGACAGCATTTTCTGAATTTTTACGCATGATGCTGGCCACTTGACGGTCGGCATCTCCGTACAATACAGGTATTCGATGTAAAGTGCCGTCACCGTATTTGACAACAAAGTTGCTCAAGACACGAATAGTCTGTAACAAATATCGTCTTATCTGTCCATCATAAAAATATTGCATTATAAATCTGCCTTAGGTCTAAGAGCCTTGCTAAGGCTTTGTTTTTGTGATTCTCTGTAGTTATAGATTTTCACAGTCCACTGTCCGTTATATGGGATCGTTTGCTGTGTTGTTGATATAATAGGTAGTGTAATTCTAATTTTATTGCTAGTTGTATGGGTCGTTGGATCTGTATAAGCGTAGCTAGAAACTAATCCAGAATAGTCTGACAATGCGTATTCTAATATAATAGTTTCTAGTTTTAGTGTTACGTATAATGGTACTTGGTAATCAATAGTCGTGTTAATTATATGATCTCCAGCAGTCAAGACAACTACATCAGAAGCAAGTTCGTCATTATAGGTAAATTTATCGTTATTGATAAATCCTGTCTTGAGAGTCTGGCGAGAATCGTTATTAGTCATAGTCATCCGAACAGCGTCTTCAACTTTAATCCAACGAATACCATCAAATTTAAATAATCTATTAGGTAAAAAATCTGTTCTTAGAAAGAAATCTTCCTTGGCCGCAGATGCAGGGAATTGAATACCAAATCCAAAATCGTATCCGTTAACAGGGAAACCATCACCTAGCAAGTATCCAGTATATCCGCTACGTTGCGGTACAGCATCAACTTGACTAGCATGTATAGAAGACCCCATTGAACTAGCGTCGATATCATCTTCGTCGGCAGTGTTTAAAACTGGAACTCCCTTAGAGTCAACAGATAGTGTATAGAACTGTCTAGTTTCATAACCACTCTTAGGAGCATCATCTTCAGCTTGAGCAATAAGTTGATCATTAATAGCCAACTCATTGTTATATGTACTCAACAATTCTTTGAGTGTGGTATTAGTAGCGTCACCGTTAGAATCAAGCACAGGTTGGCTGAACAGTTGTGAAAACTGTTGGCTATCAGTAACCTTCTTAAGTTTTAATCGATATAAATGTGGAAACCATGTTACTGAAAATCCTTCACTTGCACGGCCAACGTCCTCTATAACATAGTATCGAGGTAAACTAACGTCGTGGTCGTCGAGTGCAAACGTATCTCTTAGATGTGGTAATTCTAATACATCGCCGCTGATTGGTTTTCGACCCACATACTTGATAAAATCGTTAATATGCACAGTCATAAACAATGTGTCGTTATCAATAAACAGGCCAAATTGACTTAGATTAAAGTCAATATTTTGAACATTGTATATGCCTCGGATACGATAAATTTCAGTATCGTAAGTTCTATCTCGATTTTCTAAAAATAGTAAATCTTGGATATTTGTTGGGCTAAGTGTTGAATAGTTTGGAGTAGCGGCTGTGGCATTCGCAGGGTCGGTATTTGACCCTAAATATTTGTGCAAATACACATCTGTACCGCCAGCTTGAAACATCTCGCTAGCTTGGCGATCTATAAATTTATAGTCGTTGCCTTTTTCGGGCTTGTATAAGGATAAACGTGGCATATGATATTTATCGCAATATACTCTCGCCTAATGACGATAAATATGTATGGAGAGCAAATTATGGACGATTTACCATCATCAGTTGAATCTAATTCTACCGTAGAACGCAACAAGGTTTTTAGCTATGTTAAGAACATGTTGGGCGACGGCATGATCGAAGTAGAACTAGACCCTATACATTATGAAACTGCGCTAGATCGTGCATTAACACGCTATCGTCAAAAAAGCCCCAATGCTGTAGAAGAAAGTTACTTGTTTTTAGAACTCATACAGGACATTAACGAGTATAGATTACCGGACGAAGTTATGACAGTTCGTCAAGTATTCCGCAGAGCAGTGGGTTCAAGGAGTGGTTTAGGTGCAGGCGGAACATTGTTCGAGCCGTTCAACTTGGCGTACACAAACACCTACTTGATGAGCGGTAGTATGATGGGCGGTCTAGCAACTTACGACATGTTTGCTGGCTATCAGAAACTGGTAGGACGCATGTTTGGTAGCTATATTGAATTTGCTTGGAAACCAACAAGTCACACCTTAACTATTCTACAACGCCCGTTTGCCCAAGGCGAACAGATTCTAGTACAGAGCTACAACTATCGACCAGACTGGGTATTACTACAGGATTACCAAGCCAAGCAATGGCTACGTGATTATTCCCTAGCAGTATGTAAACAAATTTTGGGCGAAGCACGTAGTAAGTTTGCTAGTATTGCTGGCCCACAAAGTCCCATTACTCTAAATGGTACTGATTTAAAAAATAGTGCAAAAGAAGATTTTGAAAGACTCGATAAAGAATTGGACACCTACGTTGCTGGTGGATCGGGCTACTATTTTGTTCTTGGCTAACAAATAATTTGACCTTGTAATAAAACTGTTATATACTAGAGTTACTTTAGGGGGCTCTATGATTATTGGTGTGTGCGGTTTTATCGGTTCTGGCAAGGATACTATTGCCGATTATCTTACTAACTTTCACGGTTTTCGTCGAGAATCGTTTGCAAATTCACTCAAAGATGCAGTAGCACAAGTATTCGGTTGGGACCGAACAATGCTAGAAGGCCGAACAAAAACTGCTCGCGAATGGCGTGAGCAAGTAGATCCGTGGTGGAGCGAACGCTTGAATATGCCCAACTTAACTCCTCGATGGGTACTACAATATTGGGGCACAGAAGTATGCCGCAAAGCATTCCACGATGATATATGGATTGCTAGTCTAGAAAACAAACTCCGTAATAGTAAAGACGACATTGTTATCAGCGACTGTCGTTTCCCTAACGAAATTAAATCAATCAAAGATGCGGGCGGAATCGTTATCCGTGTAGTTCGTGGTGAGGAACCCGAATGGTATGCTGTGGCAAAATACGCCAACGAGGGCATGGATATGTTCAAAGAAAAGCTAGCCAGTTACGGCATACACGCTAGCGAAACTGCATGGGTTGGCACTAATTTTGACTATGTATTAGACAACAACGAAACTATTGATGATCTATACACTCAAGTTAAAAGTCTGGTGTTAAATCGCCCTGACGCCACACCACTCCCTCTTTATGCAGAGTTCGCTGACAGTTTGCACATACCGTCTTAAGATTAGTATGTTTGCAGTTATTTAGATCACCGTCTACGTGAAAAACATTAAACACTTCTGTGTGCGGTGATCTAAATCCACATTTATCGCATTGGGTTTTTATTTTATAACCAGCACGATGCCACCTGGCAATACCAGCATATTTTCCGCCCTTAAGGCAGGCTTCGCATAGTTTTCGATAGTAAGTACGACCGTTCTTAACATAGTTAATAGCGGCTGGTCTATACCCGCAGGTGCATAATGGTCTCATAAAAATATTTAAGCCTTTTTTGCCCCTTTTCTCGGTGCTTTAACTAGCATAAAAAGTCCAAAAGCTATAAATACTACTAAGCACATGTCATCATGGAGAGAAAAGAATGGCTACATTAAATTCACCAGGCGTATCGGTAACAGTCGTTGATGAGAGTTTTTATACTCCGGCGGCAGCAGGTACAGTTCCTTTGTTTGTTGTTGCGTCAGCGCAAAACAAAGCTAACGGTGCAGGAACAGGTACTGCTCCCGGCACAACAGCGGCAAACGCTGGTAAGGTTTACTTATTAACCAGCCAGAAAGATGTTTCTGACACATTCGGTATTCCAAAGTTTTATACCGACGCAGAAAACAATCCGATCCACGCTGGAGAACAAAACGAATATGGTCTAGAAGCCGCATACAGCTTCTTAGGAGTAAGCAATCGTGCGTATGTTGTACGTGCAGATGTTGACCTAGCATCACTAAGCGGATCGACAAACACTCCAACAAGCCCACCTCCAGATGGCACAATTTGGTTAGACACTGTAGGTACAAAATACGGTATCTTCGAATGGAATTCAGCGGCAGCTACTACAACTGGCGGCCAAACATTTACAAATCAATCAGTTACTGTAATTACAGATACTAGTAAATTATCTAACTGGAATGGTTCAACATTAACCTATACAACAATTAATCCAAGCGTTGGTGCGATTGGTGACTACGCTATTGTAGCGGTTACAACACTACAAAAATTATTCTTTAAAAAATATCTCTCAGCAAGTGCCGCAGGTGTGTGGGTAGAAGTTGGAACTAGTGCATGGGCCGCAAGTTGGCCTACAGCGACTGGTACAACTCCTAATTCTAGCATAACATTATTATCAGGTGATACACTGGTTATCAACGGTAATACTATTACAGGACAAACAACCTTAACTGGTTTAATCACTGCAATCAATGCCGCAAATATCACTGGTGTTACAGCAGGCAATATTAACGGTTATTTGAATTTATTTTCAACAGGTGTTTCAATTGTACTAAGCGGTACATCTGTAGCAAAAGTTGGATTGTCTTCAACTACATATCTTGCTCCAAGTTTAGTAATTGCTCCGCACTATCAAGTTCCAACATTCAAGAGAACTGATAATACAAGTTCAGCAAATGGTTATCCAACTGGTTCTATTTGGGTTAAGACAACCCAGCCAAATCTTGGTGCTGATTGGGTGGTTAAAAAATACAATGCAACTACTAGTGCATGGGTAGAACAAAAAGTTTCAGTTAGCGCAAACGGACAAAGCGCATTAGCTGTATTAGATCCAACAGGTGGCGGTGCAAATCTAGCTACAGGATCTATCTATGTAAAATACAATGACGGTGAAGTTGCTCCAGCATTGTCTAACTTTAAATTATACATTAGAACTGGTGCAGGTGCTGCATCTATTGTATCAGTTCCTGTACAAGCATCAACATTTGTTTCTGGTGCTAACGCATTTACAGTACAAGAAAGCGTGATCGGTAGCACAAGTTTAACAGCGTCTACTACAGTTAGTTTCACAGCAACAGGAAATGCAACAGCAGATGCTCAGGCATTTTTAACAGCATTTACAGCCGCTTTACCAAATTCAAATTTGGTAGCAACATTAAATTCTGATAATACAATTACAATTTCACATATTGCAGGCGGTGACTTCCGCTTAGTTGATACAACGCCAAACGCAACAACTGGCCCAGTCGGTAAGTTGTTTACCCCAGGCATTACAACTAATTTTTATTCTAGCCCAACAGGCACCAACGGAAGCTACGTTGCTAGCTTATGGAGTTCGGTAGCACCTGGTACACAATTAGGATTTGCTAATGTGAGCAACTCTGCTCCAACTAGCACAGCCGCAGATGGTACTATCTGGTATGATACTAACATTACTGGCGCAATCGATATCATGGTTAACAATGGTACAACATGGGTTGGCTATTTGAACTTCACACAAAATCAAGCAGGCGGTTCGACAACTGACCCAGCTGGTCCGATTGTTTCAGCAACACAACCTACTGTACAAAGCGATGGCACTGCATTGGCTAACGGCGATCTATGGATCGATACTGCGGATATTGAAAATTTCCCAGTAATTTACAAGTATAATTTTACAACAAAATTATGGGTATTAGTTGACAAGACTGACCAAGTTAGTGAAAACGGTGTTTTGTTTGCAGATGCACGTTGGAATACTAATGGTACTGTTGATACACCAAGTACTATTATAAATTTACTAAGCAGTGACTTTTTAGATCCAGACGCACCAGATCCAGCATTATTTCCAAAAGGAATGTTGTTATGGAATCTACGTCGTTCAGGATTCAATGTTAAGAAATATGTTAAAAATCATATCAACACAAGCAACAGAAATCCACGTCATAGCAACGAACTAATGAGCTCATACTTCCCAGATCGTTGGGTAAGCTACGCGGCTAATCAAGCTGATGGTTCAGGAAGTTTTGGACGCAAGGCAGTTCGTGAAGTTGTTGTAACAGCGTTAAATGCTACAATTAATAGTAACCAAGAAATTCGTGATAACGAATCTCGTGTGTTTAATTTAATATCATGCCCAGGTTATATTGAAACAACTCCAGCATTGAAATCATTAAACTACGATCGCGGCCTAACAGCATTTATTGTTGCTGATACTCCAGCACGTTTAAAACCAGATGCAACTACACTAGGCAACTGGGCACAGAACGTTAATAGCGCAGTTACTGACAGCGAAGAAGGACTAGTAACTACAGATGCATATATCGGAATTTACTATCCATGGGGCTACTCAACAGACTTGTTAGGTAACAACATTGTTGTTCCACCGAGCCACATGATGTTACGTACTATTGCATTAAATGACAACGTAAGTTATCCTTGGTTTGCACCAGCTGGTGTACGTCGTGGTGGTATTACTAACGCTAGCTCAGTTGGATATGTTGATGGACAAACTGGAGAATTTAATGCAGTAGCATTAAACACAGGACAACGTGATACATTGCAATTAAACAACGTAAACCCAATTACATACTTAACAGGTGTAGGTTTAGTGGCTTACGGACAAAAAACACGTCAGCTAGTTGCAAGTTCATTAGATCGTATCAACGTAGCACGTTTAGTTGTTTATCTACGTAGACAGCTTGACAGATTGGCAAAACCATATGTGTTTGAACCAAACGATACAATTACTCGTAATGAAATTAAGCAGGCAGCAGAAAGCCTAATGTTAGAATTAGTAGGTCAGCGTGCCATTTACGATTACTTAGTTGTGTGTGACACTAGCAACAACACACCTGCAAGAATTGATCGTAACGAATTGCATCTTGACATAGCAATTGAACCTGTTAAAGCAGTAGAATTTATTTACATACCGTTGCGTTTAGAAAACACCGGAGCCATTAAAGGCTTGGGCGGAAAATAATTAGGAGAAATTAAATGTCAATTGCGTCATTATCAAGATTTACAGTACCGCTAGCTTCTAATCAAAGCGCATCAACACAGGGCATGTTAATGCCTAAGTTGCAGTACCGTTTTAGAGTTAGTTTTGAAAATTTTGGTGTAAGCGGTTCAACAACTGAACTTACAAAACAAGTTCAAGATGCGGCTCGTCCAAACGTACAGTTTGAAGATCAAACACTTCAAGTGTACAACTCAACAATTCACTATGCTGGTCGTCCTAAGTGGCAACCATTAACAATCAAGTTACGCGATGATGTAACTGGTGCTGTTAGCAAGCTAGTTGGTGAACAAAATCAGAAACAGTTTGACTTCTTTGAACAAAGTTCAGCGGCATCAGGCGGTGACTATAAGTTTACCATGCGTATTGAAATGTTAGACGGCGGTAACGGTGCTGATCCAACAGGCGGTCCTAATGTTCTTGAAACATGGGAGTGCTATGGTTGTTATCTAGCATCGACAAACTACAATACAGTAACATATACACAACAAGCAGTGATGACCATCGACATCAGTATCCAAATGGATAATGCTGTTCAAATTGGACCTTCAGCTGGATTTGGTACACCAGGGTTTAAACAAACTCGTAGTACTAATGCTACTGGCGGCGGCGGTCAAATCGGTTAATAAACAAGCCCACATTAGTGGGCTTTTTTATGCATAATCATTAAGTGCGTAGATAATAACCGTTAATAAATAATATTATGTCATTCACTCCCACCAATGAACTAGTTTCCGATCCGTATATTAGTCTACGAGATCAACAGCATGCGGCTCGTCTATTTGCGGACGAACAATTTGCGCTGGCACCAAAATCTAAATTTTTATTCCATGTGGCATTTAGTCTTAACAAGGGCGCACTTAGAACTACTGACCTAGTTGAAAGATTTGGATCAACTATTGGTATGTTGGTTAAAAGCACAGACTTGCCTAGCTATACTGTTTCGACAGAATTGTTAAATCAGTATAACAGAAAAAAAGTAATGCAATATCAATCTAAGCCTGGTGAAATTACTATGAAATTTCATGATGATAATACAGGCATAATAAATCAACTATGGCAAAATTATTACAGCTATTACTATGCTGATTTTAATAGTGCAGGAGTTCCAGGTGCGTACAGTAGGACTGCTACAAAAAATTCTAACTATATTACTCAGCCCTATGGTTTAGACAACGGAAGTACAGAACCGTTCTTTAATTATATTATTATCTATCAAATGGCTCGTCATGAGTTTGTCAGTTATAAACTCGTTAATCCTATTATTACTTTTTGGAACTACAACAGAGTAGACTATGCGCAGGGCCAGCAAACACAAGAATTTGATATGAAACTTCAATGCGAAGCAGTAGAATATGGTCTTGGTGTTGTAGGTTCCGATACTATAGAAGGGTTCGGTAGAGAGCATTATGATCCAACACCTAGCCCATTAGTCGGCGACACTCGTATCGGTGTTAGTAGTGTTTTGAGCAGTCAAAACAATCAATCTAATGCAAATAACTTTTTATCTAACATGATACAAACTGTAAACAACTATCAAAATGCTAGTCAAGGTACAGTTCCAGGAAACATGGGTGTGATCAATGTGGATGGAGCAAACGTAACTGGAACTGGCAACACGCTTGGTATTAATTTTCCAAATTCTACAGTTGCACAAACATCAAGTCCTATTATTGCTAGTCAAGTAAATCTAGGAAAATAACATGGCAACACTAAATCTACCTCAACTACAGCAGTCAGTTAACAACATTCAAACTAAAGCGTTCTTTGATAAATTCTTTAAACAACAAGTTAGTTTTCCATCATACGAAATTGATGCAGTTGTTGGATTCTTTTTAAAACGCGGCTTTGACCAAGACAGTTCTCGATCCATTACTATTGTGCTATTAAACCAAGCACGTATTGATAACGTAGCACCGTTTTCTTTACTTGACTCACTAAAATCACTGACAGACATTCAACTTAGTCAGATTGTAGCGCAGGTACTCAATGCCTACAGAGAAAACACTAGTCTACTAGGATACCGTGTTGCAAAGATAGAAGATACCTTTGAAAGTAGAAACATCTTAGTATAACATGGCAAAGTTTGCTCGTGGTAAATTCAATATGCGACACCCGGAAAAGTATGTAGGTACTAAGGTTCCTACATATAGATCCAGTTGGGAGTGGAGTTTTATGAATTTTTGTGACACGAATGTTAGTGTACAAAAATGGGCTAGCGAAGCGATACAAATACCCTACAGAGATCCGCTTACTGGCAGACAGACAGTATATGTGCCAGATTTTTTCATACAATATGCTGACAAGATGAATCGAACAAATGTCGAACTAATTGAGATAAAACCAGCGAGTCAAAGTATACTAGAGCGTGTGGGCAAAAACAAATATAATCAAGCACAGTTCGTTAAAAATCAGGCAAAATGGGCAGCCGCAAATCATTGGTGTAAACAACAGGGTATTAAGTTTAGAATCATTAACGAAAATGATTTATTCCATACCGGCGGCTGATAAGTAATAGTATGACTAAAAAATTAGAAGAACTATTAAATTTGCCCGAAAGCAAAAAGATTGTCAAGCAAGAAGAAAAGAAACAACCACAAGAAGCGGCCAAGCCACTACTTCGTGATATTTCAGAGTTTGACAAGATTTCAGCGGCTTTACCGCAGGTAAAGGGATTGGGAGATGTTAGCGACGCTGAGTTAGATGATCTAGCCAAACGTGCAGTTGATGCCTATGAAGATATCATGGATTTAGGTATGAACGTAGAAGCTAGATACAGCGGACGTCTGTTTGAAGTAGCCGCTAGTATGCTAGGCAATGCTATTCAAGCTAAAACAGCCAAGTTAGATAAGAAGCTAAAAATGATAGATCTACAGCTTAAGAAGCAGAAATTAGACAATGATGCTGCCGGCGGAGATAACGGACTTACCATTCCGGGCGATGGCTATATCGTTACAGATCGTAATAGCTTACTAGAGAAACTAAAGAATTTGAAATAAATATAGTATTGGAATCGCACTATGAAATCATTTAAAGAATACCTAACAGAGAGCAAAAAAACCTACACTTTCAAAGTAAAGATTGCAGGTGATTGCCCTGATAACTGCACAGATGCTATTAAACGTGCTTTATCAGAATTTGAAGTAGCAACAGTATCGGCTGGCAAACGCACACCTATTACTGCTAGCCACACTGAATTTCCTAATCACAAAAACATAGCAGTTAGTTTGTTTGATGTTATAACAAATTATCCAGCGACTAGCCGTCAAGTGCTAGATAAAATCGCAGAAGGGTTACGTATTCCAGCTACTAATATTTTAGCATTAACTGAACTTGAACAACAAGAAGTTGAACTTAACCACGCTAATCTTGACAAATCAGGTCAAGCACTTTTAACCAAGCATGAGTTAGAAGATACACCGGGCGCACAGAAGTTAGTTGGTGAAGAACATAAACTAAATTTCTTAAAAGAATTAAGCAAGACCAAGCACAGTCCAGAACAATACACAGGTGTTAATGATCAACTTTTAGCAAAGTCTGTACCTAATGCGCCAAAAGGAAAATAATATGAATTTTTATGAACTAGCAGAAAAATTAAGAGCGATTGAAGAAACTACTCAAGATATGACAATGACCGGTGATTCATCGTCCGGTGTTGGCAATTCAGCAGTTGGCGCACAAGATTCTTCATCAGGCTCAACACCGGCAATGACAGCCGAGTGTGGCGACGAAATGCCACATCTTGAACTTCCAAAGATTTCTTCTGCTCCTAAACAAGCGGATTCAGTAACTATGAATGTTAGCATGAATGGATCAGGTCCTAACGGTATTAGTGACCTCATGAAGATCCTGCGCAACATTGAACAATCCGGTGAAGAAGAGCCTGTAGGCGAACCAATGGTTGCACCTGCACATCATGTACAAGGTGCAGACGCTATTGTGCTAGGATCTGAAATGGAAGAAGAATGGAAAAATTCTGCTCCAAATAGTTCAGGCGAAGAAACATTTGATGTGTCAGCAGTAACTAATCCACCGTCAGATGACTTCAGCGCAAACCACGGTGATCATCGTCTACGCCAAACTGGATTGCCTATTGCTAGCCCAAGAATGCACGAAGGTCTAGTAGATCGATTACAAAAACTATACAATGAAGTAAAAACTCGCGAGACACGCACACTTAATGAAGGTTGCAACGAAGATCCACATCGTCACGCTCTAGCAAATATCATTGCTAGTCACAAGCATGATGTTAAGCAGTTTGAAGAAGCTGGCCGTTTAACCCCAGAACTTTATGAAAAGTTATACGACTATTTTTATGACGGCATGGGCTATCGTGAAAAGAAACATGACGATCACGAAGTACGTCACGCACACGTAGCACATCATTTCAAACATGCTATGCTAACACCAGAATGCCAAACAGCTATGTCAGCGTATTCGCCAAAGGTAGCTACTGCACCAATCATGGCCTATGAAGATCACGATTTAGAACTTGAAGTTCTAGAAGATAAAAAAACAATGAGTCGTGCTGCCAAAGGCATAATGAAATATGGTAAAAAAGGTATGCAGGCATTGCGTGATGCAGAGGCAGAAGGCAAGGACTTGGAACCGGTACGTGCCAAATACAACAAATATAAAAAATAATTCGTCGCAGTTCAAAAGGGGCTCTTAGGAGCCCTTTTTTTATGTAAATAAAGTTATGGCAAAATCACTAGACGGCGTCTTAACCAAAAAAGCGCATAGTAAAGAAAAGTTTACAGAAGAACAAATTGCTGACTTGATCGCATGTTCTGATCCCACCAACGGGTACTTGGCTTTCGCTAAAAAATTCTTTCATATTCAACATCCGGTAAAGGGTAAAGTTAAATTTGAACCATTTGAATATCAAGAACGCTTGCTGGCCGCCTATCACGATTATCGTTTTAACATCAACATGCTACCACGTCAAAGTGGTAAGACAACTTGTGCATCAAGTTACCTGCTATGGTATGCTATGTTCCATCCAGATCAAACTATTCTAGTGGCCGCGCACAAATACACAGGCTCACAGGAAATTATGCAACGTATCCGCTATGGCTATGAACTGTGCGAAGATCACATACGTTGTGGTGTTGTAAACTATAACAAAGGGAGTATTGAATTTGATAACGGATCAAGAATTGTATCAGCTACTACTACTGGTAATACCGGTCGTGGTATGTCCATATCCTTACTATATTGCGATGAGTTTGCTTTCGTACAACCTAACATTGCTACAGAATTTTGGACGTCAATCAGCCCAACACTAGCAACTGGTGGTCGAGCAATTATCACCAGTACACCAAACTCAGACGAAGACGAGTTTGCTATTATTTGGAAAGAGTCACAAAACAAGTTTGACGAATACGGCAACGAAAAAGAAGATGGCACAGGAGTTAACGGGTTCCATGGATTCCGTGCCGAGTGGTGGGAACATCCGGATCGTGGTGAAGATTGGAAAAAGACTGAGATGGGACGCATTGGCGAAGAACGTTTCCGTCGTGAGTACGGTTGCGAATTCTTAGTCTACGACGAAACACTAATTAACAGTTTAAAACTAGCAGAACTACCCGGAAAAGAACCGGCGTTCAAGCAAGGACAAGTACGCTGGTGGAAGAAACCAACTGCGGGAAATGTGTATGTGGCCGCGCTAGATCCCAGTCTCGGAACAGGAGGAGACTACGGAGCAATACAAATATTTGAAATGCCCAGCATGGTGCAGATCGGAGAGTGGCAACATAACATTACACCGATCCAGCAACAGGTTAAAATTTTTAGGGATATTTTACGATACATACAGGACGAAATAGGTGCTGATAATTTCAACAGCATTTACTGGAGTGTAGAAAATAATACTGTAGGTGAAAGCGCATTGGTTGTTATTAATAATCTCGGAGAAGAAACATTTCCGGGAATGTTCATGAGTGAGCCTGCTAGAAAAGGACATGTGCGTAAATTCCGTAAGGGTTTTAATACTACGTTTGGCAATAAAATCAGCACTTGTGCTAAGGTCAAATATCTAATCGAAGAAGATAAAATGACCTTAAACAGTAGACCATTAATTAGCGAATTAAAAACATTTATTGCCGCAGGTACTACATTTAAAGCAAAAGTAGGGCAACACGACGACCTAGTTGCGTCACTGCTACTAGTAGTTCGAATCTCACAGGTACTAGCTGAGTGGGATCCTAACGTATTTGAAACATTGCGTGTTCAAAGCGAATTAGAAGAAGATTTAGAACTACCTTTGCCCATATACATATCAACAGGCATCTGATAAATATAACATGAACGCAAATTTAGATAAAATAGCCAAAGATCTTTATGGCAAAATACAAACTAGATTCCCAGAAATCAAAATTGGGGACGAAAATGCTGAGGTTTTAAGCAAAAAAACTGATATTCCAAAAGCACGTTTCTTTGAGTTTGAATATAAAGAAGAAGGCGAAGAATTAGGCACTATTGCAATTACACTTGATGAAGAAGAAGGTGTAGTTATGCAGATCAGCGGAGATCTAGCTGAGCGCAAACATCCAGGTGCTTTTAAATTTATTCGCAGTTTTAGACAATTTGCAAAAGATAGACTATTAAATTTTGATGTACAGAATATTGGAAAGAGTAATTTAGATAAACGAGATTATGCTTTCCAAGCAAAACCCAAGGAAGAATCGATGGAACCGATCATGGAAAATAAGTTGTTTGGCACCTCAAGAATGAGCTACCAAGACTTAGGCGAAGCTAAAATTATTATCAAACACAGCCAACCAGTTAATCCTGACCTACCAGCAGGAAGAACAATGCACATTGAAGGCATTTGGGTTGAGAACGCACAAGGCGAAAGATTTAAGTACCCTGTTAAACATCTTAACGGCGCTCGCGCTCTAGCTGAACATTTAAAACATGGTGGTATTCCTTATGATGGCATCGGCAAACACATTGTTAGCCTAAGTGAAGAATTAGCACAGCTACGTAAATTTAAAGGTTATGTTAGCCGTAATGCAACACTATCAGAAGCTATGAGTGATATTACTGACAAGGTAATGGAACGCATTGACAGTGTGAAAAAAGAAATCGGTCTGCTACAACGTCCTGCATACTATGAACAGTTTGCAGAATCATTCACTGATCGTGAAGAACAGATGATTCCTGAAGAAGTTATGAGTGACTGGATTGATAGACTAACAATCCGTACATTCAACGAAGATTTAAAAACAGCATTTCCTTACATCTTCCGTTTAGTTGACGAAACTGAAATACCAGTTAGAGAAGTTAGCCCAGACGATTTACTAGATGAAGAACGTACAGAAGAAAAAGATGAAAATGGTAAAGTCATTCGCTGGAAAGAAGAAGGCGAATGGAAGAAAGCAGATCCTAAAAAAGATCCTAGGGGCAAAGCACCTAACCTAAGTGACAAAGCCCGTCGCGAAACAGAAAAAATGACAAAAGAAGAAGCTGAACTATTAAATTTCTTTGATCGCATTGTTTCTGAATCAGGCGTCGATGCTGACGGTAAAAATATGTTATTTTCAGCAGATGCATCTAAGGCAAGTCAAGCACTTGAAAAAGTTAAAGGTTTTATTTCTTCTAAATTAACAGCAGGCCCTAATGGTACAAATGCTAGCCTTAGCCTTGCTGGAATAATTGAAACGCCAACGTTTACCAATGACTATCTTAAGTCTTTATCAGCAGAAGACGAAGTTGGCCCAGCAATAAAATTGTATATTAATGATATTGCAAGCGGAAAAATTACAGACCCAGATCTACCAATGGGTTCAGAAAAAGCAGCCAAGCAAATTATTGCTTCAAACTCATTGAACATTAATACTGGCACGCCAACTGGTGGCGATGAAGTTGCGTCAACAGCTAGTGCTGATGTAGCCGCTGAACCAATAGCTACAGCCAATGCCCAAGTTCCGCCTACAGAACCAACAGCTACAGCTAGCACCGAAGTTCCGCCTGAAACTCCTCCAATGGCTGAAACTACTGGAGAGAAATCACCATTTAGTAAAATTGTTCGTGCGATACATCGCGCTAAGGAAGCAGGCGCAACATTAGAAACAATGTTAGACTTTGGACATGGCGTTAAATCACTAGAAGAGATCATTGGCGAGTGTGGTATGAAACCTCAACAGTTTGGATTTGGTGCTAGTCAGGCAAACCCAATTGAAGAGATCTGGAAAACTGTAGAAGGATTTGTTGATGATCAAACTGGTCCTACTCCTAAGATAAACGGTGGCAAGACTCGTGCAAAGATCAAAGTACTAACAGCATTTAAGAACGGTGAGTTTCCTGGTGCTAAAGCATCACACGTTAAATCAGTATTAGAGAAGCTAGACGAGATTGATCCAGATCACGAACAGCATCATGCTCCAGAACACGCTAGAATGCAAGAGCTTGCAGGTGTTAACGGCTCACAAATGGCCGAAGCATCGTACGCTGACATTCAACGTATTTTAAGTATTATTGGAAGATAATCATGACAAAGATTACTGAATCACAATTAGTAGACCTAGCATCTAAGTTAAAAACTAGATTGGCGGAAGAAACTAATGCAAAGATAGCGGCTGCTCTAGCTCCAGCTATTACTTCACTTGAAAAAACAAATCCAGGTGCTAAGGACGCTATTGCTCAACTGAGGAGACAAAACGAGTACTTGGCAGGAATGATAGCTACTGGTCACGGAGGAGATGAATATAATCCTGATCAAATGACGAAATGGCTTAATAGCAATCCAACTGGTAATGCACAAACACTAATTGCACAAGCAAAGGCTAACGGAACTCAAGGCCCTGGACCAGTTGCGCCTGCGGCACAGGCGCCGACTACTGTTGCTAGTACTACAAGTTCGAGTGCTACACAACCAGCACCGACTACAACTACTGATCGCCCAGGTTTAGCACGTGGTGGAGATCCTGCAATTTATGATTGGCAAAAAACTCTTCCAGGAGTTAAGCCTGACGGACTATGGGGAGATGCAACTGATAAAGTTGCAAAAGCTCACCCAGAGATACCGCCGCCAAAGGGAGTAAAGCGTAATTATAATCCAGTCAAACCAACACAAGTACCACCTGTTGCCCAGGCAAAGCCACTAGACGCTAGCGCACTGCCAGGTAACATGACTTACGATCAGTACTTGGCATCATTAAATCGAACTGAGCCTACTGAACCGCCTAATGGTAGTTCTACACAGCCAGCACCAGTTCAGCAAGCGCCAAATCCGTATGCTAATGATCCTAAACAAGCCGCTATCTATGCGGCTATGAGTCCAGAAGATCAAGCATGGGCAACTAAGGGTGGCGGCAAACCAGACTTAACAGACAGACTTATTGCGGCAAGAGCACCAAATGGATTTAAACCTGTTGCTAATAGTTCAAATGTTGTTACACAAGAATCAAATGCTTTTGGACATGATCCAATCCTTGCTCGTATAGTCGAATTGGCAAGAAGATAATCGAGTAAAATATTCACATTTAGAGCAAGATTAGTCTTGCTCTGCTAAATAAAAACGTATACAATAACATGTATGCGTTTTTTGTTTTAGTAGGTTCTAAAACAAATATAGGCAAAATAAAAAGCAAACAAAGGCTATTAATAGGAGAATAATTATGGCATCTTTAGCAGAAATTCGTGCAAAACTTAAGGCAGCTGAATCAAAAGGTTCAGGAGAACGTACAGGCGGTGATAACTCAATTTATCCGTTCTGGAACTTAAAAGAAGGCGGTGAATCGGTTCTACGATTCCTACCAGACGGCAACACAGATAATACTTTTTTCTGGGTTGAACGTGCAATGATCAAACTTCCCTTTGCAGGCGTCAAAGGCGAATCCGAAAGCAAACAAATCACAGTACAAGTACCATGCGTAGAAATGTATGGCGATACATGTCCTATTCTTTCAGAAGTGCGTGGATGGTTTAAAGACCCAGCATTGGAAGATATGGGTCGTAAGTACTGGAAAAAACGCAGTTACATTTTCCAAGGCTTTGTCTCTGAAGACGGCCTAGGCGAAAAAGAAACTCCAGAAAATCCAATCCGCCGTTTCATTATCGGTCCTCAAATCTTTACACTAATTCGTTCAGCACTTGTTGATCCAGAATTGGAAGATTTGCCAACTGACTATGTACACGGTCTAGACTTCCGTATGAAGAAAGGTAGCAAAGGCGGTTACGCTGACTACTCAACTTCAACATGGTCACGTCGTGAGCGTCCACTAAGCGATGCTGAACAAGCCGCTGTTAAACAGTATGGTTTGTTTAATTTAAATGATTTCCTTCCTAAGAAGCCAAGTGAAATTGAGCTTAAGGTAATGAAAGAAATGTTTGAAGCATCAGTTGACGGCGAGCCATATGATATGGAACGTTGGGGACAATATTTCAAACCAGCAGGCATGGGCCAAAACACTGGCGATCCTGTTAAATCAACTCCTAAGGCAAGTGCGCCAGTAGACGACATTGATGAAGATGAAGCACCAGTTGCTAAGTCAGCACCTGCTCCAGCCGCAAAAGCTGAAGCAACAGGCGCAGGCGGTGATTCACGTGCCCAAGACATCTTGGCAATGATTCGCAATCGTCAGAAGTAAAAAATACGGCTTGGGCCTCTGCGACTTAGTCGTACGCCCAGGTTATCATCATTAGGAGAATTAACTATGGCTACAAAAGCCTTCGATTTATCAAAGTTTAGAAAGACTTTGACCAAGTCAATTGATGGACTTGGTGTAGGATTCAACGATCCTACTGATTGGGTTAGCACAGGCAATTTTGCCTTAAACTACCTAATCTCAGGTGATTTTAACAAAGGTATTCCTTTGGGTAAGGTTACAGTATTTGCTGGCGAATCAGGCGCTGGCAAAAGTTATATTTGTTCTGGTAACATTATCAAGAACGCACAAGAGCAAGGCATTTATTGTATTTTAATTGACAGTGAAAATGCACTTGACGAAAAATGGTTACATGCACTTGGTGTAGATACAAGTGAAGAAAAACTTCTCAAACTCAATATGGCTATGATTGATGATGTTGCTAAAACTATCAACGAATTCATGAAAGAATACAAAGCCATGGAAGAGCGTCCAAAAGTCTTGTTTGTCATAGACAGCTTGGGTATGTTGCTTACCCCTACCGATGTCAATCAATTTGAAGCAGGAGACTTAAAAGGTGATATGGGTCGTAAACCTAAAGCACTTACGGCGCTGGTTCGTAATTGTGTTAACATGTTTGGTAATTATAACGTCGGCTTGGTGGCTACTAATCACACATACGCTAGCCAAGATATGTTTGATCCAGACGATAAAATTTCAGGCGGACAAGGCTTCGTTTACGCAAGTTCTATCGTGGTTGCCATGAAGAAGTTGAAGTTGAAAGAAGACGAAGATGGTAATAAAACCACCGAAGTAAATGGTATCCGTGCCGCATGTAAGATCATGAAGACACGTTATGCTAAACCTTTTGAAACACTACAGGTAAAAATCCCGTACGAAACAGGTATGAATCCTTATAGTGGTCTAGTAGACATGTTTGAAAAGGCAGGCCTGCTAAAACAAGAAGGTAATCGTCTTAAGTGGGTTGATCCAGAGACAGGTGAGGAATTCAAATTCTACCGAAAAGAATGGAAAGATGATAAATTAGATATGATAATGAAGAAATTCGATATCAGTACTATTAATACAACTACCGTTCCCGAGGAGAATGAAGAACATGTTGAATGAAACACAAATTGGTGATATTTGGTTAAACTTTGTCGAGTATATTGACAAAAAACAACTAGAAGTAGTAGCAGAACGTTATATCGATCTGTTAGCAGACTTCGGTGTTAGCGATAGAACTTTACAAAGTGCAATGGGCGTTGACAACACTCTTGATCAGGCGATTGAATACTATCTTGATGAAGAAGATGAGGTCGACGATGATGAAGACTACAATAAAGAATTGGATTTTTAATGTGGTATGCTAAAATAGCCAAGGATATTTCATATATTCCTGATGCAATTCAATATTTTGAGGCAGAGCTGGCAACAGCTCGCCAAGAAGTAAAAGTTGTAGGTAATATTGAAAAAGCATCTGCGGCTATGCCCGGTGTTGTCGAACAACGGTTTAGTCAATTACAAGAAATTGAAGCAATTTTGGAATATTTGAACATAGAGCTACGCAGATTGAAAAGTGGTTTCTTTAGAAAGTATCTTGAAAACTATCAACGTGCCCTAAGTTCAAGAGATTGTGAAAAATTTGTCGAGGGTGAAGCTGATGTTGTTGATATGGAAAAAATTATCAATGAATTTGCCTTGCTTAGAAACAAATGGCTTGGAATTACTAAATCTTTAGACGTCAAACAATGGCAACTTTCAAATATTATCAAATTGCGTGTTGCTGGAATGGAAGACGCAACATTATAATCAATTCGCCCAATTGGCAGACAATAGGCCTTAAATATTATAGGGCCTATTTTTTTGTCTAAAAGGTTTACTTTTAAAATAAGTTAGTGTACACTAGTAATATGATAACAGTTGATGAACTAATAGTAAAAATTGTAAATTATCCAGATAGCTATGCTGAAAAAAATCTTTCAAAGAAGGATTTTGAAACCTGCACTAGTATGGTAAAGTATATTCTTGGCCCTACATTTATAACTGAAAATCAAAGTCGACTAGTAACCAAGATTTTACGAGAAAATCAAAAAAAACTGAAAATATTTTCTGATGAAATTGAAGAAATTTTATCACTACCCAGCTGGACTAAGAATTTTAAGCAAATTGAGCAGATAAGAAAAATTTATACAGTTGATAAAAATACCGATGAACCGGGCATTGAGGTCAATTTTACACATAATGGTCAAATTAGGAAAATTTTAACCGATATCAGCAAAAATATCGAAAATTTGACCCAGACTGCAAATGGCAAAACATACCGTGCTAGCCTGACCGAAAAAAATATTGTCACGATCATTGATAGTTTGAAAAATTTTAATTTTGTCATTGAAGACGAAATACAAGATTATTACACTACCATAAAATCTTGGTCTCAAGACGAATTTTTTGACCAATTTTTACTGACCAACATTGAGCATCAAAACTTTCAAAAAAGTATTACTGCTGACCTTGGCATTGAAACACATATTGATCAAAATATCATATCTGACAGAAGTATACGATATCAGTATTTTACAAAAACTCCAAAAAATCCAGGTGAGACGCTAGTTGAATACCTGGCAAATCGAGGATCTCCTAGGATTTGGGTCGATAACACTCAGCATGGTCTTTCGGAAATTGTAAACAGTCTTGTACAACTAAAAAGACTACCGGTACTGTTTGTATTTGATGTTTGGGACGAAGAAAAAACCTTAAAAAATCTGGAAATTTTGTCAAAATCTTTGAAGGAAAATTCAGTAGACGATTCAGTTGGTGTTTATTTTAGATTACCTAATAATGAAAAAGGCAAAATTTTTAACAGCACTATTGCAGACGAAAATTACAATAAACCCTTAGATGAGCACTTAAAAGTAGCCTGTATTTTAGGTGGAAAATTACCGAAATTTTTCCTAAAAAATCCATGGAAACCTATGAGTGTTATATTTTTTGATGGTTACCTAAGACACAACAAAACAGCAGTATATTCCAAGTGTTGCGATTTAGTAATTACATATTCAGAAAAACCTACGCTAATTGAGTACAAGACATTATGACCGTAAGATTAGTGATCCGAGACGAAGTTAACATTAAATTAGAGAATCTGCCATTAGATGCTCGTAAGAAATTAGTGTCAACATTTAAGTATGAAATTCCATACGCAAGATATCAACCGGCATATAAACTAGGACGTTGGGACGGAATGGTCAGTTTATTTGGCCTAGGTGGTAACGGCTATCTCTATCAATTAGAAACTATTTTAAATGTATTAGCTGGTATGGGAATCGGAGTTGAGGAAGTTGATGATCAACGAGATACTCCAAAAATTTCGTTCGAGCCTGTAACTGAAACCTACTGGGCCGACCAAGGTAAAGTATGGCCAAAAGGACACGTCGATGAAGGCAAACCTATCATGCTACGTGATTATCAAGTAGAAGCTATTAATAGATTTCTCGATAATTCACAAAGTCTACAAGAAATTGCAACAGGTGCTGGCAAAACTATTACAACAGCTACATTGAGTCAGTTGGCAGAAAAATACGGCAGGACTATTACCATTGTTCCCAATAAGAGCCTTGTAGAACAAACAGAAGAAGATTTTATCACAGTTGGTTTAGATGTTGGTGTTTACTACGGTGATAGAAAAGATCTTAATAAAACACATACAATCTGCACGTGGCAAAGTCTTAATATTTTAGACAAAAAATCAAAAAATAGTGAACACGATATAGTAACACTAGCTGAATTTTTAGACGGAGTTAAGACTATAATTGTTGACGAAGTACACATGGCCAAGGCAGATGTACTAAAGAATCTATTAACTCAAAATTTATGTAATGCGCCAATTCGTTGGGGATTGACTGGAACAATTCCCAAGGAAAAATATGAATCTGAACAGATTTTTATTAGTCTTGGACCAGTGATTGGCGGCATTAAGGCTCACGAATTACAGCAAATGGGAGTACTATCAAATTGTCACGTGAATGTAGTACAGATGATAGACTTGCCAGAGTTTAAGGCATACAGCGATGAATTAAAATACTTAGTCACTGACGATGACAGGATGTTATACATTTCAAAATTAATTAAAAAAATATCAGACACAGGCAATACACTAGTCCTAGTTAATAGGATTGATTCAGGCAAATTTTTAGTAAATGAATTAGAAGGCTCGGTGTTTATATCAGGCGAAGTTAAAACGAAAGACAGGAAAGAAGAATATGACGAAGTTAAGACTAGTGACAACAAGATTATTGTGGCGACTTACGGTGTGGCCGCTGTTGGTATTAATATCCCTAGGATTTTTAATCTGGTTCTTTTGGAGCCCGGAAAGAGCTTTGTCAGAGTTATACAGAGTATTGGGCGAGGCATTAGAAAAGCAGAAGATAAAGACTTCGTTCAAATCTGGGACCTTACGTCCACATGTAAGTATGCCAAGCGGCATCTTACCGAGAGAAAGAAATTTTACAAGGAAGCCAAGTACCCGTTTACATTAGAAAAAGTAGACTGGTCTAAATAAGGAATTATGCAAATATTAACATTAGATAATCAAACTTTTAGTTTGAACAATTTACCAGATGAGGTAGACGAAAATACTAGATTCGCAGTTCTAGATAACAGTAATCCAGTTGAGCCTGATTTCTTTTTTATGCCTTTGATATTCTTAGAATCATTCAACTCGCCGGCAATGGTCTTAAGGATAGGTGAAGACGAAGTAGTCATGCCATTAGATTGGAGCATTGCAGTAGGTGATAGCTCAAGCGGGTGTGACATTGAAGTGCTTCCATTGACTAGTTTAAATGATCGCGGGTTTGAAGCATTAATTTTTAACCCTATAAGTAGTTTTAGAATAGAATTTAAAAAGATAGAAATTGTAAACTTCTATAATGATGTTAAATGGTATTTTCCAAAGATGAAAAATGGCCAGCTGTTGGCAACTCCTACTAAACCAGGAGAAAAACCAGACTGTGCATATTTTGTAAAAGAAATCAGCCGACAGAGCGACATCATACAATTAGATAAGTTATTGTGAGGAAAACATGGAATTAAAAGTTGCTTATTTTTGCCCTATCATTGTTGCAATAGATCAAATACCGCCAGTAGAATTTAGTAAGATGTATACTATGGTTCAAGATCTGCACGATAATCACACTGATCAAGACGACAGTGACAATCCGTTTATATCTGCCCGAGGTGGCCAACAGATACAAGTTTATCCTAATAAGATCGACCTTAATGTTGAATGGCTAGTTAAATGGTTAGAAAACATGTGTCGTGGCTATATGGAGTTAGTGACTAAACAAAGCGGTGCAGAGGATCTTACCTTATGCGACCCAGTCGTAACTAGTATTTGGACCATAAGACAAGGTCCTGGAGACTATCAAGAAATGCACAGTCACCCTGCTGGAAACATCAGCGGGAACATCTATATTAGTGCTCCGGAACTTGATATTGAGAGCCAACCCAGCGACAGTCAAATTTTATTCAGACTGCCACAGACTAGAGATGTTGGCAAATTTATCATGCAAGATACTTGGAAATATTCTCCGGCCGCAGGCTCTATTATTATTTTTCCAAGTTATTTGCCACATACAGTTTATCCGTGGAAAGGTACTGGTTTTAGGACTAGTTTAGCCTTTGATGCTCGATTGGTTCCCAAAGAAGAAACAATCCAACAATTGGCAGTGCAAAATGGGATCGCTTAAACCCGGCGCCACTTACATACACGAGCGTGTAGACAACGTAGTTTATGCTCGTGAATTCGGTGCCAATCCTAGTACCAGGCAAGTAGTCGGTTGGGATTACAATAAAAATGATCCGACCTATGATCCACGGACTACAGGTAATAAAGAATTGGAAGCGCATAACGAATGGATCAAAATTAGGTTAGCCGGAAAGAAGAATCCGGCCTTGCAAAAAGCCATAGATAATGTTATAATAATATATCGTATGGTTAAGGATGATCAATGAGTGAAAAAATCGAATTAAAAGAAAAGATACAGGCAGTAGATCAAAATGTTCGAGAATTGTGGGACGCAATGGATGCCGAACAACAAAAAAGTCTTAAGAGCGAATTCTATATTTTAAATCGATATATCAGTAGTGCCAAAGGTGCTAGCCAAGACCAACAAGAACATTTTGTTTTAACAGTAAACGAATACTTTAACAAGCACTGGAACACGCTACAGAAGCATCCTAAACTATTATGGTTGCTACTGTGTATGTGCAGTTATGACGGTAAAACTAAGTTCTTTCACGAGTGGATTGGCAACAAAAAGAAAGCTGGCGGCAGTAAAAAGCTAAAGTTCTTAGAAGAAATTTATCCTACACGCAAGCGTGACGAATTAGAAATGCTTGCTGAAATTAGCACAGATAAGGAACTAAAAGAGCTTGCTAGACTACATGGATTTGATGAACCTACTATTGCTAAAAAATTGAAATGATGACGCTAACACCAAGTTCATATACATGTCAATATTGCGGAAATAAATTTTCCAAAGAAAAAACATTGGCAGTTCACGTATGCGAACAAAAGCGTAGAGCTCTAGCACGTACTGAAAAACATGTTGTATTAGGCTACGACACTTACAATAGATTTTATAAAATTTCACAAAATTCTAAAGGTGACAAAACTTATGAAGACTTTGCCCGTAGTCCTTATTATAATGCTTTTGTTAAGTTTGGTTCTTTTGTCTCTAACGTCAACCCTTTATATCCTGATGCGTTCATTGATTATGTAGTAACCAGCGGAGTTAAATTAGACCACTGGTGCCGAGATGAACTTTACGAACAGTATGTGCAACATTTGATTAGAACTGAAACAGTTGAAACAGCACTACAACGATCTATCTCACATATGATGTCGTGGGCTGAGGCTAATAATAGCGTATGGAACCATTATTTTCTCTATGTTAGTCTATCAAGGGCCAGTTACGATATCAAAGATGGAAAAGTTAGTCCTTGGGTGATATTGAATTGTCCGTCAGGAAAAGCTATGCTACAGAAATTTAATGATGAGCAACTTGCGGCAATTGGAAATATTATTGATCCACAGTTTTGGGTACATAAATTTAAAAAACTTCCTGCAGATGTTGATCTAGTCAAGCAAGTGGTCAAGGAGTCGAATCTATGAACAATCCTATCACGTGGTTGCTACAAGACGGAACTATTGTAGAAGAAATACCTGAACAAAATCGCTGTGCAGATATTTGGAGATTGGTTAATCCTATTACCAAGGAACCTTATGATCCAAACAAAGACGAACCTAAAGAGTGGATACATACGGATTATTAAATGCCAGATATTGATATAGACTTTGCAGATAGAACTAGAGCACTTGAGGTGTTTAAACCTATTGCGGCTGCAATTAGTGAAAATGGCACTTTTAAAAAGCACAACACTGGTGTATATTGTACTTCAATACCGCATAATCCATTCACAGGAATAAGTACAATAGACTACAAAGAAGCAGAAGATAGAGGTTATTTCAAAATAGATTTTTTGAATGTTAGTGTATATGATGGTGTACGAGATCGTGATCACCTAAAAAAACTAATGGAGACTGAGCCACTATGGGACCTACTACAGGAAGACGAGTTTACCCAGAACCTGTTTCATGTGAATGGGCATGGGTCTATTCTGAGACAAGCAAAACCAGAGTCTATCGAGCAGTTGGCCGCAGTACTAGCGATGATACGCCCGGCCAAACGTTATCTGATTGGGAAAGATTGGACTACGATTATGACGGAGATTTGGACGAAGCCGGAGAACGATGAGTACTACTTTAAGAAGGCCCACGCTATTGCCTATGCCCACGTAATTGTTGTACAAATGAACTTAATTTGTGAACAGTTATCTAACTCTGCGGACTAGTTTTACACTCTTGCGTTTAACTCGCTTGATTGTAAGATTCATTAAATTTACAACTGGCCCTAGTATTATTCGAGTATCTTTGCTGTTGAATGTTTTAATAGCATATCCAAAGGGCTGTATTTGATCCCTACAGAATATGTTGATAGGAAACTGGCGATTTGATTCCCACCACCAAGTTTCGCCTATCTGTAAAAATACAGATTTTTCTTCAGGGGTGCGGATAGCATTTAGGTCGTAAAAGCTAAGAACGTATTGATCTTGATTAATTATAATCCCGATATACTCTTCTTCGCCGTAGTTAATAACGCTAATATAAGGTAAGTTTTGTTCTACAGTGTCTCGTAATTTTGCCATAAATACTATTAAAGGTTTGCCAGATGCAAAAAATATCAAGTTATTTATATCCTAATAGAATCCAACTATTAGCCGATTTGGCAGGATTTACTACGGAGTATACAAACGTGTATCAGAGAACAGTTCGACTATATAAAGGTGTTGATAATGTCTTAGAATTTGACATTAAGAACGCTGATCAAAAACGCTTAGAGCTAGTAACTAGCCCCGACATTACCAACTTACATCTCAACATCATGGATGAAAGTGGCAACGCTGTTGGTAACACTCCCTATACATTAACTCCATCGGGTACTGTAAAAGGCATTGCATCTGTTACTATTCCTGCGGCAGACTTAGCCAGTCTTAACCAACAGTTTTTAAACTTCTCTGTAACTGCTACTAAAGGCAGTGCAACAGTGCCATTGTATGCAGACAGCAGATTTGGTGCATTGGGTAAAATAGATCTAGTAGGTAGTGCTGTTCCTACAACACGAGCACCTAGAACATATAAAGACTTTGTAGGTGAAATAGATTTATCTGGAAATGTCCTGCATCATTCCAGCGCCATCCCTGCAAAATTCTATGAAGCTGAAGCAACTACTTCACTGACATTCGCTGTACATATTACTAGCGGATTTTTAGGAACGGTTATCATAGAATCTACACCGGACATGACTATTAGCCAATCTAGTTGGCAACCACAAAAAGCAACATCAACTCAGATCTTTTCAAACGAAAGCGGTGGCGTACCAACATCACTTGCTCAGACTATAACAGTAACTCAATCAGTTGGTACTGCCAACTACTTCCGAGTAACTTGGCATTGGCCAGGTCCTACTAGTGCTCAATATGGCTTTACAACTATCTACAGTGGATACAGTACAGACAATGGGCCCGGAAAGGTTGATCTTATAACTGTTTCCTAGTATAATTAGGCATGAGCCTAATATCTGACACTCTAACAGCATATCTGCCTGCAAAGCGAAAACAAACTCCAAGTGGTTGGATAAGTTTTAATGCTGTCTGTTGTCAAGACAAACGCCAGCGTGGCGGCTTTATTATCAACGGCGGAGATGCTGTAAGTTATCATTGCTTTAACTGTGGATTCAAATGCAGTTGGCAACCAGGCAGACATATCAGCAAGAACATGAGCAAGTTCATGCGGGATTTAAATATCCCCGATGATGTTATTGGACAGTTACGCCTTGAAGCTCTACGATTAGATGATAGCAATAGCGCAGAAGTTCGTACAATCATTCCTAAATTTGAATCTAGAACTTTACCAATAGACAGTGAACCAATAACTGAGTGGACAAATAAATCGTCATCGTTGATTGATAAACTTGCTCCAGTGTTAGAGTATCTTGCCAATAGAAATTTATACTTAGACGACTATCCGTTTTACTGGACTCCTAAAGTAGGGTTTAGCAATAGGGTTATTATTCCATTTTACAAAGACAATATTGTTGTGGGATATACTGCCCGTGCCATAGGTGACGCTAAACCTAAATATATCAGTGAGCAACAGCCAGGATACTTGTTTAACATAGATAGTCAGCATGATGATAGAGAGTTCACGATTGTTTGTGAAGGCCCATTTGACGCAATAAGTATAGATGCTTGTGCTCTGTTGGGTGCTGAGATTAAGGACAGTCAAAACTGGCAGTTAAAACAGCTAGGCAAAGAAATTGTCTTAGTCCCAGATAAAGATCATGAAGGTCCTAGGACTGTAGAACAGGCAATTGAATATGGGTGGTCAGTCAGTATGCCCAATTGGCCTGAAGGTGTTAAAGACGTTAACGATGCTGTAATGAAACTTGGTAGACTAGCAACTTTATATCTTATTGCATCTAGCCGAGAAAGCAATGAATTAAAAATTAGATTAAGGGCCAAAACTTGGTTTAAAGAATATGAAAAAAATAATTGATTTTATCTTATGGCCGATGCGTTGGTATAAAGAACGCAAAGACATGAAACGTAGACTTGAAGAGCTACGCAAACGTGATCCATTTATCTACAAATGACTTACTGGGGCATAAACGCACTCAATCACGGCAGTAGTATTGCTGTGTTTACTGATAGATTAGTCAGTTTTGAAACCAGTAGTAATGACCGGATGGATCGACGTCTAATCACTAACGCATTAGATCGTGCAGGCGGACCTAGTAGTATATTTTGGTACGAACGTCCGTGGGTTAAAAAAGCTCGCCAAGTCTATGCTGGCCAATACCATACTGCGGCCAACTTGGACGTATTGCCCAGCAAATGGATCAAGAGGAATGCATTAAAATATGCAAAAGTCAGATACACACCTCACCATGGTAGCCATGCGGCAGCAGGTTACTATACTAGTCCATTTAATCATGCGGCAGTGGTAGTGTTAGATGCTATCGGAGAGTTTGAATGTGCCACAATTTGGAACTGCGTCCACGGCGAAATGACCAAAGTGTGGAGTCGTAGTTATCCACATAGTTTGGGCTTGTTCTATTCAGCGTTTACTCAGTTTGTTGGATTAACTCCTATCCGAGACGAATTCTTGCTACAGCAAATGGCCGAACAAGGTGATCCGAACAGATTCTTACACTATGTCAGAAGTTATTTTAATCCAGGTACAGTACTAGAATTAAACACCAATTTTCATCGTGGTGTATTGAATTGGGATCACGGTGAACTAACTACACTACAAGAACAATGCGATCTAGCCGCGGCTGTACAACAGGTATTTGAAGAACAAGTGGAACTAGTAATGACCACTGCCAAGTTATATACCAATGCCGACTGTTTGGTCTACATGGGCGGTTGTGCTATGAACAGTCGTGCTAATAAGAAATATGTTGAACCTATGTTCAAATATCGTTGGAGTTTGCCTAATCCAGGAGATCCTAGTTCAGCAATTGGATCGGTGCTGTATCATACTAAACAGCGCGAGTGGAACTGGCACTGGGATCCTGTCAAACATCTTGAAATCAATATCTAAAGGCATTATAATATACACATGGAATACGGTTACGATATACAAAAATTATACTTGGAAATGATGCTCAGTGATGCCGCAACATTTGTTCGGTGCCAAAGCATTTTTGACCACACACTATTTGATAGACGTTTGCAAGAAAGTGCAGAGTTTGTCAACAAGTACGTTGAAGAATACAATGTGCTACCCACATATGATATCGTCAATGCCGCAATGGGTGTAGATCTCAAATATCCGCAAGATCTAAAAGAAAAGAACTACGATTGGTTGTTGGTAGAGTTTGAAAACTTTATTCGACACAAAGGTCTAGAACGTGCAATTCTTGAAAGTGCAGACCTGCTGGAAAAAGGCGAATACGGTCCTGTCGAAGACAAGATCAAACAGGCCATACAGGTAGGCCTGCAAAAAGACATGGGTACAGATTACTTTGCTGACCCTAGAGCACGTCTAATGAAGATCAAAGATAAAAACGGACAAGTTACTACAGGTTGGAAATCAGTAGACGACAAATTGTTCGGTGGTATGAACAGAGGCGAATTGAATATTTTCGCAGGCGGATCAGGTGCAGGTAAATCGCTATTCCTAGCGAACCTAGGTGTGAACTGGGCACTGGCAGGGCTAAATGTCGTGTACCTAACACTTGAACTTTCAGAAGAACTAGTGTCAATGCGTATGGATGCTATGATAACTGGTATGCCTACAAAAGAGATTTTTAAGAATCTTGATGACGTTGAAATGAAAGTTAAAATGATTGGTAAGAAGAGCGGAACTTATCAAGTCAAATACATGCCCAGCGGCAAAACAGCCAATGATCTCCGTAGTTATTTGAAAGAATATGAAATTAAGATGGACCGTAAGGTCGATGTACTCTTAGTTGACTACTTGGACTTGTTGATGCCTATCAGCAAGAAAATCAGCCCAGCAGACTTGTTTATCAAGGACAAGTATGTCAGTGAAGAACTGCGTAATCTAGCAGTAGAAAAGAACTGTGTGTTTGTCACAGCCGCACAGTTGAATCGTGGTGCTGTGGAAGAAGTAGAGTTTGACCACAGTCATATTTCAGGCGGATTAAGTAAGATCCAAACAGCAGATAACGTGTTTGGTATTTTTACTAGCCGTGCTATGCGTGAGCGTGGACGCTATCAAATACAACTGATGAAGACACGTAGTAGTAGTGGTGTTGGACAGAAAATTGATCTGGAGTTTGACATTGACAGTCTACGCATCAGTGACCTAGCAGAAGAAGATGGGTACGGTAGTCACAACAGCCAATCGGCAGGATCAAGTCTACTCAACAGTATCAAACAACGTCAAACAATCGTACCAAGTACCGGTGAAATACTAACAGATGGTGCACCAGCACCCAAGGTACGTGCCACAGTGGAGAGCAGTAAACTTCGTGAGTTGATCAACAACTTGCCAGGCGATGACCTTTGATTTTTCCTTGAATTAATAAATACGCATATAATAATCAAGGAAAACTTTATGGAACTGCACCACGTCACTGACCTCAATGATCCTCTAGCACATGTGATCAAAGATGATCCGGTGCGACCACATATCCCGTTGGAACAACGTATTAACGAAACGGCCGAAATACTCTTGCTAAAAGCAGGAGAAGAGATCTTGGCCGCTACCTGTATGCAGTGGCTGACAGAAATTCCAGAAGATGAAGCTGATCTAGTCGAGCTGGGACATACCAAGGATGTGGCAGTATTCTACACCATTTGGAGTTATAGTCCGGGTGCAGGTCAAAAGTTAATCAAGCAGGCCGCTGAATGGCTCAAGCAAGAGTACAAGGACATCAAGGCCATTGTCACGCTCAGTCCACAGACAGAAATGGCTCGTCGTTTCCATCATAAGAACGGTGCCGTTACCCTACGTGAAAATTCCACATCAGTAAACTATCAATACTACAGCAGAGACGCAGTCAAGCAAGATAATTAATTGCATGAGCAAACTGTATATTATTGGTGACAGCTACAGCAGTGCAGCCGAAAAAGACAAAGATATAGACCCACGCACTTGGATGTGCCGGTTAGCTGAAAGTCTGGGCGTAGAAGAAATAGTCAACAAGAGCCAACGTGGAACCAGCCAAGAATGGGCCTGGCGTCAACTGCATCAGCTGATACCCGATATGCTACCGGAAGACTATCTAGTGGTAGTACTAACGCACCCTGCACGTAAATGGTATCACAGAGATTATCCGGAAATTAGCCGTTACGAGTACATCTGGAAGTTTAAAGAGATCGGGTTGAAACCTTGGTTCGAAGCAGCCAAACTCTATACAGAGCGCCTACAAGATCCAGTGCTGGATCAAGACAGCGTAGAACAAAGACTGGCATGGCTAAGCCAGATGATACAGATAAGGGGACTGCGCAAGCCACAGGTCCTGCTGGGTTTCCAATTTCAAATAGGCGCCAGCAGAAGTTTTCCCAGTATACATGTCAGCTGGGGTGATCTATGTACTGTCAGTGAAAATGAATCTGACCAATTGGCTGGCAAGGACTACTACAGTCGCTTGATAACCTATGTGGATTTCCGTTACAATCATCTGTGCTTGAGCAATCATCTGGTCCTAACCGATAAACTAGCCGAGGCATTCGAGACTGATCAGCGTGTGGATCTAGGTCAAGGATTCCTGGACGACATGTTGAACGACCTTGCCCTAGGAGATCAGGAATGGTGCAGTTACGAAATTGACCCGGAACTCTTAGCTGAACACCGCAAGGCCAGTGCAACAGATCCCGGCATATTGGCCAAGATACGCCAGGCACAACAGGCGCATTTTAAAACTACCACTTAATTGGCAGGACATCAGGAATTAAATACTTGTACATTGAACTATCACTGTATGATGTATTTGCCTGAATACCATAATTTTGAGCATCTAGCCATAGTACCATGGCCTCACCGTCCCTTGCACTATCAAGAGGATTGGATCAACAACATCACTGAACTAGAATCCTGGCTGACCAAGTACACTGGCCCACATTGGGTAGAATGGGCCTACTCAACATGTCAAGCACAAGAATACTGGCAGGCCTGTGTGGCATTTAGACAGAGCCGTAACAAGACCCTATTCCTACTACAGTGGGGCTAGCCCGCTCAGGATCAGATCTACCCTGGGGGTCAGGCCGATAAGTACATGATGGAATATCAAGTACACTGGAATGATTTTGTCTTAACAGCCACCGAGCATGTGGTCCTACCCCTACCCCAACTGGCTGAACTAATAGATCACCTTAAAGATCTACCTCCCAAGCAGGCCGTAGCCGATCTAGGCACGGGCACGGGCTGTATGGCTCTATGGGCTGAAAAACAATGGCCCCGAGCAGGTATATGGGCCACAGACCTACCCCTGGCACAGTGCGTGGGAGTCAACAGACTGACCCTTAATCTAAACGTACACACGGTCACAAATTTTTGGCCCGAAGTGGCCACACCCAAGTTTGACCTAGTCATGAGCAATCCCCCGCACGATACCGAAGCTGAATGGGCAGCCATGCCCCAAGCACATGACTATCTAAAGAAAGCCAGCGTGATCGCAGGCGCCACTGGACTTGAACACCTGTTCTATATCTTAGACACAGCTGATGCCTATACCACTGACGATGCACACCTAGTCTTAATACACAAGCAGGAACAGCTGGCTGAGATTGCTACTCGCACTCCTACTTGGTATTTGGAACGCACTCACGTGAATGATGGAGTCTGCATGAGTGTTTACACTAAGCGGAGCGGCCCAGCAAATTTTTAAGGGCGAAGCCGAGCGGAAAAATTTTAGACTAGCTACGAAGTAGCGTAGCGGTAAAACGCGAAACACAGCGTTCCGCTAGCAGTAAGATTCACTCTCGATCCAGTCCTCTATCGCATATACCCTTGATCAGCCTGTGCCGTTCACTAGAATCTACCCTAGACTCACTTATACGAGCTATGTCCTCTAGGGCAGTTTCCAGGATCTCTACTCTGTTTAGAGCTGAATAATACCTATCCCTTAAGGTACTAGCTTGAAAGATGCTGATCAATCCTGCGATGAGTTTAGTGAGCCAAATGTGCGTGTTCATGCTAGTATATAGTAAATAATCATATGACACTGAAAGAAATAGTAGAAAATCACTGGTTATATCCCCTAGCGTTGATGCTATTGGGGGTATACTCTTTTGCCCTAGGCTACCTAATTGGCCTGATTTGGTTAAAGATCTAATGGAGCAAAACGAGCCCATTTGACGCGGTAATCTAGGTGTAATCTGTAAATACTATTACAACAAGGGGAGGGTATACTATGTATAAGAGAACCAAACTAATGTGCCATTTGGAGAATCCACCAAACGCATAGTGTTGTAAAAATTTGATCATCTATACGGGTCGTGCCCGCAACCTTAAGCTCTATTCGTGGAGCTTTTCTTTTGGCTGGTTAGAATGGGCCGTAGCGTGTGCGCCCAATGAGTAGATCATCAGCGGGATCTACAGGGGGACAACAGTCACTGAAGCGTAGATGAAACTCTGTAGATAATACTCCTTCTGGAACCCAAAAACGTGTGCGATTAAGGTGTACATCACAGGTGATATTGTGATCAACGATCCATGTGATAACTTCTCTGGCACGTGGATCTAGCGTGAGTATGTAGTATTCGCGCACAGTAGCTTATAGGGGACGAAATTCTATGCAGAAAGCTACGATGGCCAGCAGAGCACAGAGGGCAATCCAAGCCCAACGACTCACGGGACCTTCCTGCTCCTGTACACGATAATAGGCATCAAAGTCCGGATCATAGCGATATAGACGACCACGTATAAGCACAGTTTGGTTATAGTCTTGATTGTTCATAGTAATAGTATATAGCCCGAAATGGGTCCTGCAGCCTAAAAAAATTGCCGCGTAAAAAATTATAAAGAAGTACTTAAACTTTTAGATGGTGGAAAAAAGCTCGGTACCCATGCGCTAGCTAGCTAAGTTAGTAGTTGCTAACATATAAGCCTCCCACCCCTCTATTGGCCCCACCACCCCGGTTACCCCAGCCAAAAAAAATCCCTGACACAACCGGGAGCGAATCGGAATTACGGTGTCAGGGACCACACTACCGAACAACCTAGTGGGAGCGAATCACGTCAGTTGTTCTCACTGCACAGAGTCTGCCAGTCTGGGCCGGCTTGCTCTGTATACTCTACACGGGCATGTAGGGTCTGAGCCCTAGCGGCTGCCACGCATACAAGTAACCTCTGCTACGCTAGTCCACTTGTCCGGGAAGCTAGCTCTAAGGTCTGCTACCTTAAGTACTGTACGCAAGCTCAGCTCACGCATGCGATGCTTGTTGGCATCTACGAACGCAACCACATCCAGCTTGGCTTCATCTGACAGCTCATAGTCATCTAACATACCGTGCTCGGTAACTACCTGCTTGATGCGCAGGACCTTCTCACGCTCTGTATCGATAGTCAAGTCTAGGTAGTGGCAACGTGACTCTAGTGCTTCCAAGTGATCCTGTAGCTTCTTGCTCTTGACGTGATCGAACTTGATGTTGGTAATAAAGATAGCACCACCCTTGAACTCGAATGAGTTGGGCACACCCTCTGAACGCAAGAGCCTAGAGTCTGTGTTCCAATGGATCATACGGCGCTTGCTGGTATCCAGAGCGGCTTTCAAGATGTTCAAGCTAAGGTCATCAAGCAATACGCTATCACAGTCGTCGAATACTAGGATTGACTTCTTATCTGAGTATTCGTAGAGTTTAGAGTACAGGCCAATGGCGCTCATCGCACCCTTGACCACTTCGTACTTCTTCAGCTTCTTGTCGTCTGCTACGTTAGCGAACACATCGTGCTTGCTGAGTACTTTCTCAACGCCAAAGCTCTTGCCCACACCTGGAGGGCCTGTGACGATCATAGCACGTACATCGCCCTTCTTGACTGCACGGGTCATGTCATCTAAGATCTCAAAGCGATCACGCAGACGGTTGAGGATCTGCTCATCAGTCTCTGTGCTGATGTCTTTCTTAACTGGCTCTTGGGCCAGGCTTTTGGTATCTTGCTGTAGTGCCATTAGCATCTTACTAGTTACGACTTTACCTACCATTTGTTACGCTCCTTTGTTACGCTGTTAATAAATTAATTATACTACAGTTAGGGCATGTGCCCTAACGTTTTGGTTAGTCTAGTCTGCTACCCGCATAGGCCCGCAAGCCCAGTGCTGTAAGGTAGTTGGCATAGGCATAAGCGCCTGCTTCTTTGATGTCGATGTTCTGCACGGGCAAGCCTGCTGGATCCCACATGCTCAAGCATTTTGGTTTGTAGTCCTTGCGGAAGCCTGCCTTGATCAGCTCTTTGGCCTGTTTGCTGTTAGTACGGTCCACGTAGACCTCTACCCAAGCAAAGCCACAAGCACCACGGTCACCGCCCCATTTGGCGTACTCTGCACGACCAGCCGCTTCTGCTAGAGTCTTGCCTGCTTGGATTTGTTCTGCTGTAATCATTGTTCGCTCCAATGTTGTTTAAGTAAGTGTTAATTATATGCTCAAGCGTACAGGCTGTCAACTTCTTTGTAGACCTTGTAGCCATAGCGTTGAAGCTTAGAGATAGCAGAGTTCAGCTCTGACATTTCCTTCTGCAGTTCTTCCAGCTCTTGCTTGGCTTCTTTGACTGTGTCAGCGAAGATCTCGCGTTTGATGAAGTTGTGGCGCACTAGATAGCACTTGCCAAAGTCCTCGTCCTCTACATACTGGATGGTGCCATATGGGACGGTGCGGGTTTCGTTTAGCTTCATGGTTCGCTCCTTGTTGCTGTTTAAGTCTTAATTATATTACCAAAGCGTGGGGTTGTCAACCATCTTGCGCAGGCTGTAGGCTTTGATGCCTTCTTCTACGAACAGGGCTAGACTCAGCAAGGCCAGGAAAGCCCACATGGGCCATGTGTAGTAGAGTGCGTAGATAACTGCTTCAAATGCTGTAGTCATAACTGCTCCTTATTGTGCAAAGATTTCACGGCTTAAGATCTTGTCTTCTACTTCTCGATAGCACAGATTCATAGCCTGTGTTACGAATGTGTAGACAAGTGCTCGTTCCTTTGCTGGCAACTGTTCGATGCGCTCTTGCAGTTGGGCAAATGATTCTGGTGTGTAAAAGAATCCATTGAATGGAATTGGGTTTTGGACTATATCGTACATGGTTCGCTCCTTGTTAATATGTTAATTATACTGCCAAAATCAACTGACGTCAACCGTCCATTGCAGGCTACCGTTGTAAAAGTTATACTCGGCCCGTAGGCTGTCTCCTGGAAAGAATGGGTTGCTAACGATGGCGTAGGGTGCATCAGCATGATCCATTTTGAAGCTGTGGACTTCTACTTCTTTGAAGCCATAGTCTTGCTGTGTTCCTGTGTCGATAAAGTGTACTTGCATGGTTCGCTCCTTGCTGTGTATGTGTATAATTATACAGGTTTAGATGAGGCCTGTCAACCGAAAATATTCGTCATGACTCACGTAGAAGTCTGTGCTGGGATCGTAATACTTACCTTCCTTAGGATCATAGTAAAGCACTCTGCCGTTGAAATTGTAAGGACCTTCTAGGCCTTTACGTGCTCCATAATTGTCACGCATCGTGTCTACGGTGTTAAGAACTCTGTAACCCATCACTGCTCCTTGTTAACTTAGCCTATAGTATAGCACGGCCTAGCCAAAATGTCAAGAGAAAAGGTGTTGTATTTCTACAACACCTTTGAGTGGTGGGCCCACCTGGACTCGAACCAGGGACCAAAGGATTATGAGTCCTCTGCTCTAACCAACTGAGCTATAGGCCCTGGTAACGCTTAACTTCTTTCAGGTCGCCGTCCGTGTCCTCTAGGATCCAAATCTCATCAGCAAAGAACCTTTCTTCTTCTGCCAACTCTTCTGCTTCTTTTAGGGTTGCTACACACTCAAGGAGCTCTTCATGCCCGTTGAGTGTGCCCCAGACTTCGTACTGAATGAACATAGATTAGAAAGGAGCGTCTTCGTTCTCAGTAACTTTCTGAACTGCTTTCGCAGGCGCTTTGGTAGTCTTCGCTACCGGAGTCTTCGCGGCTTTTGCCACAGGCTTAGAGACCTTAGCCTTAGGTGCTTTTTCTTCCAAGTATTCAGCGATCGCACTCTGAGCAGCCGCATTGGCAAACTCTGGCATAGTGGCAATAGCCTTGATACCTTCATACTTGCTCACTGACTTCTCCAAGTCAACAAGAGTGATATCTTCATGACCATGTTTGGCCAATACCTTGATACGCATCACGTCATTCGCGAAACGAACTTTGTACTCGCCATTGAGTTTAGAAACACCAAATACATTAAATGTTTTATCTGTAGCCATTTTGTTACCTCTTTCTGTGTGTGTTAAAATTAATGCCAATTTCTTAGCATGTTCAAATTATATTACTTTTTTGAGCCCTTGTCAACCGTTTTCTTTCTTTTTTGGCGAACCAAAGGCTCAGGTTTCGGTGGTCGATCGCCAAATTCTTTGTGGATGTAGTAGTCGTTGATCTGTCTTTGGATCATGGTAACCAAATCGCCACCGTGATCTTCTGGGCAGATAAACCTATATGGACTAGCACCCCAACTCATCGTTTTGACAAACTGATAGTAGATCTGACGATGTTCTTTTAGGTGTGCATCAAAGGCAACTAACGGACGAGCATAGAATTCAAGCCTGCTCATTCTGATAACTCCTTTGGCGCCATTGCTTTACAACTGCATCCAATGGTTCCCAATTATACTCTACAGGCTTTGGTCTAACCTTGGCCTGCATCCTTGCATCATGTTCTAAGTTCTTTTCTTTGTTGGTTTTCATTACTGTACCTTGTTGTTTTACTAATTCTAATTGTACTGCCTTTTGGTAAGGCAGTCAACCGTTATTCTTCTTCCTCTTCAGCGTTTTCTTCTTCCCATTCACGCATACTTTCGCTGATGCACATGCACTCGTCGATCTCTGGGTTGATCTCTTCAGCCACTTGATCAGCAGTCATACCGCCAAGTTCATAGAAGTCATCACCGTTCTCGTCAAACAGGCCTGCGAAGCACATGCCCGACTCCCAGTAGATCAACTTGACTCGGAAGCCCAAGTCCTGGAACTTGGCCATAGCAGGCACAGGGGGTGCCCAGGCACTATCAAAACTCATACGAGTATGATTAGGGTCTTTTTCATCTGCAGGGCTGTAGTCATCACCACCTACATCCCACTTGGTGCCCCACTCGTTGACGCAGTAGTCATACCAAGTGGCGTAGCCATGTGTCTCAAGGTTGGCCTTTTCCTGTGCCTCAAGCTCAATCTGCTTGGGATCGTTGTCGTCACCTACTCGACCTGCTACGATGTGTAGGCTCTCTGGCACTGGCACAAATTCGTCCAGCAGTCGTCCGTCTGCAAAGGCCTTACGGGCACGAGTGATCATTGCTGGATCATCGTGAGTTAATTCGAGATAGTTGTTGCACCAATTAGGCATAGTTCGCTCCTATGATTAAGAAAGTAAGGCCGCAACGGCCAAGGGGGTTACAAAGATAGTTGCCAGCATCACTGCACCTAGCACAAACTGACGATTGGCTTTACGCTCACGCTTTAACCGATTTAAGCGATCACGCTCTAGTTTCTGTGTCATTGTCTTCAAAGTTCGCTCCTTTGTTGTTTAAGTGTATATTATAGTATCAAAACTTGATCTTGTCAATCACGGCTAATGCTTGGCTAAAGTCGCCCTTTAGATCCATTTCGCACTCAATACGGAGCTCTTCAGCCTGAAGTTTCAGCTCTAGGCTGTAGGCGGCCAAGAGTTCCTGAGCATAGGCTAGATCGTCTGCGTCTGCCTGTGCATGCCAATCCTTTAGATCTTTGTCTTTGGTATTGAGCAGGAAGTTAAGGTTATCCCTGTCCCATTGGTTGGTGATTAGGCCCTTCATAGCTCTTTCCCCTTGTGCTTAGGTTGACGTTTATATTTAATCTTGCTCTCTACACGCTTCTGCTTGAAGGGTGTGTCCTTGCAAAATAGAACTAGGTGTGCCCTAGTTTTGTTTGGTATTTTGATAGTGATCTTCATTGCCCGCTCCTTCATTATGTAGTAATTATAAAGGATTTTGGCTTGGGCGTCAACCGCGCTACAGCGGGGTCTGGTCTGGTAGTGTGGCAAAAAAGCCACAGTCTAGCTGTAAAGTGACCCCCATCTCGGAGGGGGTCGTGCCGGCCTCAAGGGCAACTAGGAGCGAACTAGTTATTCGTCTGCGTGACCCAGGCGGCGCACTTCTTCTGCTGTCCAGCCTGTCACATCAATAAATCCCGGGCCGTCAAACTCTTTGTCCTCGGGCAACTCGTAGGTAGGGTCCTCATAGAGTGTGGCAAACCTGCTGTCACTCATAGCCTTCTTGCGATAATATCCGGCCTTAGTCGTCATATGCTTCTTCTCCCATCTCTGTTACTGTTTCATTAACCACACCCAAGTCTAGGATGCGGGCTGTTTGATCTTGGTTACTTACACCTTGGAAAGCCTCACGGAAGCTCTCGTTCTCGGCTAGGAAATCGTATACATCATACCTATCCCAGCTATCAGGAACCTCAAGTTCCTGATATAGTTCTGTGCGCACAATTACCTTTTTCATTCTGCACACTCCTTTGGATCAAGTTTAGCAATAGCAGGAGCCAGCTTCTTCCAACGCTCGCCGTTCTTCTTGTAGTGCCACTCGCCAACTGTGTAGTCGCTGGCCTTAGTGTACTTGAAGCAGTAGTAGTAGTCGCTCCAAGTGTAGTGATCGCAAGCCTTAGCCAGCGTGTCAAACACCTTAAAGCCCACGTCCTTCTCGCCTCTGTCACGTCCGTAGAACGTGCAACTGTTGCCGTGCTCTTTATCGTAAGCCTCTTGCTCTTGCTTGGGTACATCAAGCGAGCTGAATGCGTGTTGCACACCAATCTCAGGGCGCAGGCTAGACAAGTCGCCTAAGGCAATAAGGTTGTTGACTTTAGGGCTTGCGGCATAGTGCTTCTGCAAGATAGCGCCGTTGTGCTCCAAGTAGCCATCCCAGTGGCAGTAGACTGCGCGGATTTGTTTGCTATGTGGATTTTGAATAGCAATCATGCTTCGTGTACCCATCGTTCGCTCCTTTAAGTACTGTTGAAAAATGTATTATACAACCAAATGATAGTGTTGTCAACTAGGGGAACTCCGGTCTAACTGCCTAGGACCGTCTCCAGGGCGTCAGTTGCCTTCGTCATTACAGCCTACTCTACCCGCCAGCTTCGCCCGAAGGTCTGCCTTCTTGCCCTGGATACTAGGTCCCCGTCGGAACGCTTCCACCTCTCCAAGGGCCTAACGGTGTAGGTAACCCCTAATTTCTAACTTAACTCAATTATAGCACCAAAGGAGACTCTTGTCAAATCCCCTTCAGTTCTACGGGTTAATCAATAATCACAACCCTGCGGACGTCTTCTTTCCAATCGCCAGTATCTTCGTCCCAGCACTCGTCCTCTTCAGCTACCTTGTCCATGCGGTGGTAGTCACTAAACTCCACTGCACCCGACTGCACCCGACTGACCTTTGGGGCCACTTCAGTGCGCCAGTGATCGCCATAGTTATAGGCGAAGTGTACTTCGGCATCTGGGTCCATGTACTTGAGTTCTTCAATTAGCTCTTTAACCTGCATGGTTCGCTCCTTGCTGTGTTTAAGTTTTAATTATACTGTCAGCTGTTACAAGTGTCAAATGGGCTGTAGACCTCTTGTGGCTCTTTGAACACAACCATTTGCATCTTGTTACGGGCACGGTCCTCTACATAAGCATAATTGTCTTCAAACTTGACAAGAGGATTGCTGAGGATCTTTTTTGTAATAATGCGTACACTACGCTCGTTAATCATGTCGGAGACGTCATAGCCTGGGCCATAGTTTGTAGCCCCGTCAGCTGTGTAGCTGTACTTGCCGCCACACCCGCACATGCAACCTACTTTGCCGTTGTAGACCTTTACGATTTTGCTGATGTTTAACATTGTTCGCTCCTTGTTAACTTAGCCTATAGTATACTGCGATTTGGGCAAACTGTCAACCAGCTTGCCCAAAAGCCCTACACTTTACTCTGTTATTTGCATTTCCTCTAACTGCTCTGCAAAACCTGCAAGTGTATCCTGCAAGTCCTCCAGCGCACAATGCACATCGTAACAGTCGTCACTAGCCCCTAGTGTTTTTTGCACTAGTGCGTCTACTTCCTCTAACATCTGCACTGCCTTATGCAATGCTATTGCTTTGCTCATGTTGCTCATACAGTCTCCTTAAGCAAAAATTAAATCGTAGTATGCCGCATCCATCCACTTAGTACCATCGTCTAGTACTATTGCTGTAACAGTATTGCTGTAACAGCGTGTGTCGCCGCTTGCGCTACCCATTACTGTTACAGTATCTACAGTTTCAATTCCGTCAATGCCTTTAGCAATTAACTCGTCTATGCTAGCATAGTCTGTAGCTTCGCCGTCGTCTACATAACAGTCTAGCAAGTAAGTATCCTCGCCGTCGTAGTCAACAATATCTTCTACTAAGTCTGTGTCTTTAGCTTGCACTAACTTAATAAACTGCTTGCCTAAATCTTTTGCATTAAACATATTCGCTCCTGCTGTGTGTAAGTGTTAATTATAGCGCACTTAACCCAAAAAGTCAAGTGCGCTATGTATTACAACTCCATACTCGCGTAGCCGTCGTCTTGCATGCCCTGCTCTGTAAAACTAACGTCTGTCCCTAGCAAGTCGCTAACAGCAGCCTCAAATCCGCTGTCTGTGTATATGCGCCAGCTGTCGTCACCGCCTGTGTGTACAACTGCAATGTGTATGTTAGTGTCGCCATCGCCCCAGTCTGTCTCTGCAATGTGTATCTCTTTAATTGTAACTGTTTTTAAATTACAGTCCCAAATACTGTCGCCTGCTAGTTGCACTTTTACTTTGCACTTGTACTCTGTACAAGTAGTGTCGTCTTCTTGTGTAACGCCTACTAGTGTTAGCTTTTTGCTAACTTTAAACTGTGTTGCTTGCATAAGTTTCGCTCCTTAAAAAACAATTATACTATACTTTGCTCAAAATGTCAATCGTCTGCTTTGCCCAAGCATTTAACTTTATACTTGCCCAAGCAGGTCAAGTCGTTAGCATCGCTAAACAGTTCGCTAAACGCCTGCTCAGCGTCTGCTTTGCTATCTGCTTCTACTTCCTCTGTCACTGTTAGTGTGTAAGTGACTTGGTATAGCTTAGTCATAATCGCTCCTTAGTCTATGTAGTAGTCAACCATTTGCACTAGTTCCGCATGTGTGTTAAACATCTCGTCACCCCATCGTGTGCCCGCTATTTGCTCGCCTTCGCAAGTTGCTTCTAGCAATAGTGTCTCCACTTGTGCAAGTAATTTAAAAATCTCCGCCTTTGCATCTACGTATTGTATTGTCATTATACTTCTCCATCTGTTAATTCCCAACCGTCTAGTTCCGTTGCATATACATTGTCCGCATATATGTCAACTGTGTCTGCAATAGCGTCTGCTTCCTCTTGCGTTTCTGCATCTATGTGCAAATAATGTGTTTGTGTTTTTTTGTATACAAATGTCTGCATGTTTACTCCTTATGCTAAATCTGCTTTTACACGTACATAACTTCCGCCCCATGTGCGTGTTATGTAATCTCTAGCAACACAAGTCTGTGTTACTTCGTTTGCACAAGTAGCTCGCAAGTAGTTTGCTAAAGTGTCCGCATCCTGTGCATTGCTAAAACAAAATACTACTGTACGTCTTTTGCTTGTTTTGTCTTTTTTATTTGTCCTGTCCGTATAACTTGCGCTTACGTTACTGACATTACGTGCTAATGCACGTATTTGCTTTGTGTTAAACAACATACTGCTCCTTACTGCTAAAAAACTAATTATAGCGCACTTAGTCCAAAATGTCAAGTGCGCTATGTATTAACCCTTTAGTCTGTAATGCTATGTTTTGCTTTTAACTGTGCAATCTCTTTTTGCATTTGCGCAAGTTTTTCAAGTTCCATCTTAGCAATTAATTTAACTGCTTTTTTTTCTATGTCGTTGCGGAACTTGTTAGTAGTTACATTTAACATGTAACTTGTTTGTCCCCAACTTTGCAAACGTCTTTGCGTTTTGTAAACTCGTGCTCGTGCTTCGTCTTCTGCGTATGCGTTAACTGTGTTTGCGTACTGTCCCATTTTGCGCTCCTTAAAAAACTAATTATAGCGCACTTAGCCCAAAAAGTCAAATGCGCTATGTATTAGTTTACTAGTTTAGTCTAGTAATTGTATGTTGTTAGTGCGCAGAGTTTGCTGTGCTGTTTGTAGCACACGCACTAAGTCTTTTTGTATAGTTTCTGCGCACAAATCTCCGCTAATAAAACTTGCATTGCGTTGCGTAATGCTGTCTCCGTTATTAATAAATGCTACTAGCAGTTTATATGTTTTTAATTTTTTGTTGTAGTTTAACTTAGCGCGGGCTATGCAATTTGTAAACATGTGTGCTCCTGTGTGTGTAAGTGTTAATTATACTGCACTTAGTCCAAAATGTCAACTTGCTACTGCTTTATAAACTGTTACAGTAGTGTCTAAAAATTCTGCGTGTGCATTGTAGTATGCTTGCGCTTTAGCAATAGCTTCCTCTGCGCTAGTAGCATTAACAGCACACAAATCTTCTACGTTATCGTAGCGCAGATACACAGTAAAATATTGCATTGTAGGCTCCTGTTTGCTGTAAAAAACTTATTATAGCGCACACTAGCCAAAATGTCAAGCCAAAATGATGTTGTATTTTAGCCACACCTCTGCCCCTGGGGTTGACACTTTGGGCCCAAGATCGTATACTATGATAGTCGAACAGAGGGGGGTGGACGTCGAGGGTACCTGTCGGTTCTATAGGCTGATCGTGAAAAAGCCCCAGCGAGGAACCCAGGCGAGTTGCAGGGCCCAGTGGCTGGGGACTAGAGCTTAATCGTAATCCTTCTTACCGCCGAACTGCTCGTTCCACTGATAGCCCGCCAAGTAGGCCTGTACCTCAGCGGGTGTAAGCTCAGTTACCCGTTGGCTAGTGCCAGTGTCGCCTGTATAGAAGTGTGGGTCTCTAGGACGGCCATACCACGAGTCAGCGGATCCACGATCAAATGGGCCGCCGTGACGCTGATCGTAGTTCTGTCTAGTTTCCATCGTAATCATATCAGGCTCCGTAGTAAACATCTTCTTCGATTGTAAGGACCCGTGCAGGGTAGGTAATGCTACCTTCGTACTCCAACTGGCTCTTCTCAAACGGAGTCATGAAGTCGTCAGCCACTACACCGTAGCCTACGATATACTGACGGCTACCGATGTCGTCCCACTCGATGTCCTTACGGAAGTGGTGTACCAACTCCTCGATGGCCTCTGCTGAGCGGCCTGCTGAACCCAATGGGTAGAAGTAGTCCTCGCCACCCTTGAACTTCCAGTACTGAGGGCACTCACCAGTACCGTCCCAATCGTGGGCACCGTAGTTCTCCATGTATTGCGTAGTGATATGTAATTTCATAGTTCGCTCCTAATCGTTTACTGTATGTCTATATTATACTAGTTTGGGCCGGACCTGTCAACCTATTCAATCCAACAATCGCTGGCCAACTCAATGGTGTAGTTTTCACCCCCAATGTAGTCGCCCCCAAAGCCCTCATTGTCTCTGAATAGGGTCAACCGATCGCCGTTGATTTTGACAATTTTGCCACACTGCTCATAGTCGCTCTTGAAGCTGACCCAGTCCCCGATGTTGACCACTTGCCCGTCCACTCTTGCCATAGTTCGCTCCTATCACGTAAGCCATAATTATACAGGGCTTTGGGTGCCCTGTCAACCACTAGGCCAGCTCTTTATCAACCACTGTGAGCATGCTGGCTGGCACCTTCCACAAGCCCATGCCCGTGTCAACTGTGACATACTTGATGGCCTTCTTGGTTACAAAGCCACGGGTCAAGCGCCCGGTCTTAGTGGACAGGAACTCTACATTGTCGCCTACACAGATCGCAGCCTTGGTACGGTCTGACAATCGGCTACGGTTCCATTTGACCGCATCGATCATGCTACGGAGCTCTACGTCCGTCCAATCACCAAACATGATAGCTGAGTTTACTTGTTTGATATCCATATTACATGCTCCAATAAGATTCTGATGCTGGTGAACAGTAGTGGGGAGTGTCATAGCGTTCTGTGAACTCGCCCCCACCCATTAGGTTATGCTTCTTAACATAGGTCTCGTGGATCTCATAGCGGAATCCCTGGCTGGCACGATAGGTATGCTTGACCGTGTGCTCTAACATGCTGAGGTTATCCGTGTCATAGTCTGTCTTACTATACAGACGCTCGCCCGACTTCTTACGGGCATCTCGTTTATAAAGTTCTACGGTGTACATCATTCGCTCCTTTGTCTAACTGTCTAGCCTATAGTATACAACCAAAAGCCACCGCCGTCAACCTTGCTTAACAGCGGGGCCACGCCTGGTTAATTGAACTCGTAGAATACCACATTGGGATCAATGCTGGCCAACTCCTGTGCCGCACGGGTCAGCATCTTGTAACGAGCCTGCACCTGTGAGCGAGGCAGTTCGCCATCGCAGGTAAGGTTCTCTGGGCTAAGGTCTGCGTCAATGCTGAAAGCAATGGTCTGACGATCCGCGGCGTTGAGCAGGCTTAACACTTTTTGGTTAAACATCTTACGCCATTCATTTTTTTGCTCTACATACTGCTCAATGGTTGATATGTTCATATCCGCTCCTTGTTAGTAAGTGTATATTGTATGCTCAAAGCTGGTTCTAGTCAACCCCAGGCCTTGTATAAGCCTAGTAGGGTAATGGTTATACCCATGGCGTTGACTATCATCTGTGGCTTATTTGCCACACGTAGAGTCCAAGCGAAATACAGTACTCCGCCCAGGCAACCAGCCACTAGGTTCCAGGGGTGTAGTTCGGGAAAGAAGCTCATGATCACATACATGGTCATGAGCGAGGCAGTGCCCGCCCACTGTAGACTATTGTCTATCTCTGTACGTGTCATGCTGCCTCCTTGATACGGATCACGAATCCGCTGTAGTCCTTCTTAGCACGGCCCTTGGCCTTAAGCCCTAACATGATGCCCTTAGGGTCTAGGAAGCGCAGATCAGTTTCGTCTGCACTGGGTACACCCTCTGGGATTTGGTCGTAGACTGCCACCACGCTCATGCCCTGTAGTAGTGCTTCAGCCACATCGCTATCGTTGCCATCTGCCTTGCTGAACGTTAGGTGATAGTTAGGAATGTCAGCAACCTTGCGTCCAAGTACTTTGGTATAGTCGTAGAACTGTACTGTAGGGAACAATTCAAAGATGTTACGAGTGCAGAACACGGGTACTTCGTACTTCTCCCAGGATAAGTCACTAGTACCATTCAAGCGGAACACGGGCGTCAAACCCTGCTTGGCCGCAAAACGAATGGCCTTTTGTATGTCGTAGGCCAAATCCAGCATGAAAGCATCACGATCGCGGAAGAAATACTCAGTCTTGCGTATACGTGCCTTCTGGATAGCATTGGTCGTCTCACCCCGTTTAAACATGCCACCACGCCCTGCTGTATTTAGGCAGGCCGCTGTACAACCTGCTGTCCGCTTGGGGCAAGTCTCCTTACCCGACAAGTCCGCTGGAGCAAGATGCAGGATGAAGCTGAGATAGCCCATCTTGGTACCCTTTTGGATCTTAGGGTTTGCTGTTGATAGTAATTTAAACATAAGTTCGCTCCTTATTAATTAACTAGCCTCTAGTATACACGGGATCAGCGATCCTGTCAACCACGGGGCCGCTCTATGGCTAGATTACCCAGGACAGCTTCCAGGGTATCATAGGCCATCTGCCAACGATCGCCTTCAATGTTATAGATACGGGCAATGGCATCCTCTAGGGTAGCCAAGGCTTCTAGTTTTTGATAGTCTGCTTCAGTCATCTGCGCTCCTCCTTACTAGCCACTATTATACTAGGGATCTATACAAGTGTCAACTGTGGCAGATAGAACACAGACGTTTTGAAAGTGAATTGACACATATGAATTTTGGCAGTATAATATGGACGCTGAGAGAGCGAAACTGCCCCAGTGATAAGACATGCGTTCGAACGGGCAATCCGGGGGTGGACGTGGAGAGTGCCTGCCATTTCTAAGTTAGTGTGTGCCAACTAACTAGATTCTAAATAAGACCGATTCTTAACGAGAAATTTTGGTTTGACTTTTGAGCTGAGTGATGTTAAAATCATTCTAGAGCTCAATCTTCCCCAGGAAACTGTATACGATAGTGTACTAGTGGCAGATTTTCTATTATATACTCAGCGGCCGCATATTGATCAGTGAAGAACTCCCAATCACAGCCGTGTCCATTGTGCTTATATACAAATATACCACCAGATTCATCAACCCTTATCAGTGCGTGATGAGTGGTAAAGTTTAACTGAGCTTGACTAACATTAGGCATAGCGTTCTCCCGGTCGTATATAGTACTTAGTGGTTAGCACTATTCTTACCGTAGATATACAGTGAATTTACTCGGTCATTCCAGATCTAAATGTGAATCCGTGTGATCTAGTGTGAAATAGATCACCCCACCATGCACAGTGATGTCACTGTAGGGGCCAAGATCTTGAAAAAGTGCAGAAAAGTGTTGAATTGTGTGATAAAGTGTGACAGATCTGGTCTACTGTGGCTTTAGAGTGGATGCCACCCTAGGATCACGCTGGCCAGCAGAATTTTGAATGGTGGGGCAGAGAGGCATAGTTAAAATGGTTACTCTAAACACCCCTACAGCGGGGCCTACTAGTCACACACTAGGCTAGGACCTCCTCTAAACTCTGCCCTATCTCTAGGCCTACAGCGGGGCCTAGTATACTCACAGTTTGAGCTATATACTAGTGTATATCGGGAGCGAACCTATGTATATAAGAGCGTACGACTCATGGGCGGATGAGTCAACTAAAGAACAATTATGGCTGTGTGCAGAGTGGGTCAGTGCAGGGCGAGCAGGTCCTACTAGATTCTATATAAGGGAAGATCGACTGTCATTTGCCCATCTCATAGACAGTCAATTAGTTCCCCGACCCAAAGATGACTATATCCTATAACACTAACAGCGGGGCCTAGCATGTATAGACTATTGTCTACTTTATTCTACAGTATACTAGCGTTCGAACTAGTCTATGCCTATATGTGGACAGTTGACACGTTATTGGATAGTTATTTTGCTCCACATGCTGTTTGGTGCATAGCTAACACACGTGGTGTTGGTATGCTCTGCGTACCTGCACACTAGTTATCACTGTCACTGTACAGTTGATTAATACGATTCTTGATTCGTGTCCATATGACATTATCCATATGGTTCTTTTCTACTGCTATACTAGCTAGGAAACCCATACACCATGCTAGATGTTGATCTTGTGAGTAGTTAGGGTGTAGTTTACCCGAGTGTTCTAATAACTGTTCTATTAATCGTTTAGCATCCATATTCGTCTTGCTCCATATGGTTGTGTGCTAGGAGTCTGTTAACTCATGCGATATATAGCCCATAACAGTAGTGCTTCTGCTGAACCCAATAACAATAAGATACCATATACTACTAGGTGTAATCGAGCTGTTTTACTCGGTTTATATGCCATTTCTGTTATATGTCCTACTTATATCGCGCACTTCACAATAGTACTTACCCGTTACTAGGTTACTAGTCCTACAATCACCATTGGGCACCACAGAGGTTACAGCATGATCCGTAATGGTCTTATCCGTGGCTACCCAGGTGGCTGTTGATGCCACTGTGTATACTGCACAGGAGCATTGTGTTAGACATAACAGTAGAGTTAACCATCGCATCAGCTGAGTATATGATCTTTTAGTCGAGGTGTCAAGTACAAGACGACAGGCTGCTGTTGGCTTGTACGTACTTGTTGAACTAGCTTTTGAGTGTGGTTTTGGGCTATGACTACCCCTGCTCAAAAAATTTTTCGCTACCGCTTTGCGGGTTAGGAATTAGCCGTCAGCCCAAAAGGCTCTTGACTAGCCGGCTGATCTGCTGTATAATTACTACTAATTAGGCAACTAGAAAGGCAGGCCATATGCAGGCACTACGTGAAATAACCCAATGGGATACCCCCACACCCAATCATACCTATCTGCTAGAGGGATCTACTCTCATAGCATATATCAAGCAGGGTGAAAGTGAACCCTTTTATTTCAGCAAACCCATTAAGAACTTTGATCAGCGTTATCGTAAGTTTGAGTCAGTTACACCCAATCCATTTAGCACACCAGCACCTACACCAGTAGAAGCGGAGTCTAATGTTAAATTGGTACAGGGTAGCAAGGGCCAGACCTATCGCGTGGACCTAGATCAGATGACCTGTACCTGCTCGGGCTTCACATTTAGAGGCTCTTGTAAGCATGTTAAAGAATTGGAGACTGCATGAACGAACGAATTAGAGAACTTGCCGATAAGGCTAAAGAATATGCAGAATGGAGTACTCCACAAGGCCTAGAGTGGTTTGATAACTTCAAAGAACAATTCGCCGAGTTGATTGTTCGGGAGTGTATTGCTCAATGTAATGATGGTGATAGTCGGTGGTTTATCGCACAACATTTTGGAGTTGAAGAATGAGCTTAGATCGTAAAGATTGGTTCTGGACCCTGGTCGTTTGGGCTGTGGTCTTATATCTAGTATACGAGGTCTGTGTATGACACCTGAACAACATGAATTTTGGGAAAGCCTGCGCTTTGATCCCGTGTGGATAGCACATCACTGGGGTCAACGGCTGACCAAGCTGTCAGAGCTTGAAGTAAATCAAGCCCTGGTGCCCGTGATTGAACAACTGTTAGCCCAGGCAGACGAGCCCACAATATGTAGTGTGCTCAAGACCTGGCTGACTACCTATCACTTGCCCCTAAGCCCCCAGAGTCTGGGCGAAGTATTTGATCGTGTGCATGATCGCATTGGCGCCCGTGTAATGGCCAACCCAAGGAGCATACAGGCTCTATGACTGACCGAACTGTATTCTATAAAAAGGTGGGACGTAGGTACGTGCCCGTAAGTGAGTACGATCAGACACTCATGGATGCCCTGCCCAGGGGCTCACACCTATTGAACATATACCCCGGGGGTTCTAGTACACGCTACTGTGTTGACCCAGCGTATGCTCCCATGATAGCCGCGGGTAGGGTAGCTGAGGATGCTATCAGTCGTGCCCTGATGCGAGCCAGTGATCTACGTCCCAAAACAGCACCCCTAACAGAGGGCCAACGAGCCGCCTGGGATAACCTAGTTCGAGAGTTTGGAGAAGAAGCTCGCTGTCTAGAATGGCCCAGTGCTCGCGAGGCCTGTGAAAGTGCAGTCCAGGCCATGACCCTGGAAGCTGAACGCCTACTGGACAACCCCAGTGTGCGCAGAGCCTATGAACGTTTTCTTTTCATAGCAGAACTAACCAAAGATAGGAACAACAATGATTAAAGGACTAATGGGCGGTAATGGCCTAACGGTAAATGGGGGCAATACCAGCGTACCCTATGTTAGCCAAAACAACAATAACCCCATGCAGGGTATGGTACGTATTTCGGGATCGGACATGCAGGTCTATGATGGCAATATTTGGATGAATCTCAGCAGTAGCTATGCCACTGTAGAACTAGACGGCAACACTCAGAGCCTGCTCAAATGGGTAGAAGCACAGCGTACTATCAGCATGAAACGTATGGAAGCTGTACAGAAGAATCCTGCACTGGCTCGAGCATTTGAAGCCATTGCCCGGGCAGAAGCCAACTTTGATATCTTGGCCAAATTTACCGAACACGATGAGCCGGAACCGGGCATAGTAGTGGGCTATAACTTTAACACACCCTAACAAGGTATTGGACTATGAACACAACTGCTGGGAATAAAACTACACCATTTCGACTTTGGCTACACGAAATTTGGCTACAAAACTGTGACGAGCATGACCTAGTACATGAACCTCGATACTCACAGAGCGAGTACTTTCAAATGTATAAGTACTGGCTGAAACGAGAGTACAAATATCAAAGGAGTCGCAATGTTTGATACTATATTTTTAATCTTAATTGGCCTGTTGGTCAAGCACTGGTATGTGGACTTTGTCAATCAAAGCGATGATGAAATCGCCAGCAAGGGCATCTACGGCCGCTGGACGGGTATCAAGCACAGCCTTAAGCATGGCGCTCTAACTGTTGTGGTCCTGTTGTGTTTTATACATGACACAGAAGTCAGCATACTACTGGGCCTAGTTGATGCTATCATACACTATCATATCGATTGGTTCAAAGTATCTGTCAATCAACGCAAGGGGTGGACTGTCAAAGACAGTGGCTTTTGGCTGTTGTTTGGCCTGGATCAATTGGCACACAGTTTGACCTATGTGCTGATCGTTTGGCTGTTGTTCTAAATGGCTCTGACACACATCAAAGAGTTTCTTGTAGATCCTGTGGGTCTGTATTCCTATGAGCAGGACGACTACTTTTGCCTAGAAGTATCAGGCGGCCTATTCAGCAATCGCAATAGATTAATAGACAACATTGACCAGTGGTGTGGAGAAAATCTAGGGCCGGGCGGACGTATGATGACCCGGGTGGCAGGCACAGCAGTTTGGCCCAAGGAGCATCGCTGGTATCGCGGCGGCAACAGATTTTGGTTCAACAGTGAACTGGATAGGACTGTGGTGGTATTGGCATGGTCGCAGTAAATGTACTAGAGGATCAAGTCCTAAACGATATGGCTAAAAGAATGTCAGATGAGATTGATTTTGAAATACTCTGCGGCATGCTATGCACCCTAGGTTGGACCAAGGTCGTTCTACGCCCAATGACAGGTGAAGAAGGTACAGCGATAGATCAGTGGGTTGAGCAGAATGTCAAAGGACCCTGCGAAACCATGGGCTTGGTTTGGATCTTTGAACGTGCTGAAGATGCCAATTGGTTTGTTATGAGGTGGTCATGACAGATAAGTTTTTTCGTAAGTATGAAATGCAAGTTTTGCCTAGCAATAGAAAGCTACGCAGGATTCCTCGTGACTTGTATAGAACAAACATGTGGAATGTAAAGATCAGTGATGAAATGTTGTATCAAGACAACTTGTTCAAAGTAGAAGAAGTTGATTGTGTTGATGTAGTCATGCCCAAAGATCGTCTACAAGAATTAGAAGACATATTAGATTGGTATGAAGATCGAGAGCATAAGATCAAACACAATGAAGATCTAGTTCAAACGCTCAGAGCAGACGAACGTATTAGGATTGAAAATCCTATTGTACAGAATGCCTATATGAAGTACCTAACCCTATTGGAACTATGTAGAAAATAAACATGATTGTGGGAACCCAACGTCCTATTAATCCAGCAGTTGGCTCCATGCGCTACAACACTGACACCCATCAAATGGAACTGTATGATGGAGCCAATTGGATGGTGGTTGCTGAATCTAAACCCAAGCCCAATCCTTGGCGGCAATGGTATGCTTGGTATCCTGTGCGTGTACACGGTCGTTGGAAATGGCTGACCACTGTCTATCGCTACAAGACCAACACCTATGTTAATCACGATGATTGGGCGGTATATGAATATGGTACGATCTTTGATGCTATCAGAGACGCCCAGTGATACCACCAAATCACTTTAAAAATCACTAGATTGTATGTTATCATACATAGTCTAACAGTTCGGAGGATACATGCGAGATCTTATAATTGAAAAAGTCAAACGTCATTGGGATGATAAAATCGCCATGGTAATGGATCGCGAATTGGACGAAGTACTAGCACTTAACGATCTAGATCTGCTAGAAGTCTATACAGAACTTTTAGAAATGGGCATGGGTCGAGGAGAAAGCCGGCTGATAAAAGAAAACAAACGCATGCAAGAAGAACTGCGTAGACTCTATGGTGTAGAACGTCCATTCATCTGTGGTGATGTAGGCGACACTGACGAGTATGGTATGCGTGAATACTATCTGGTTTGTCCAATGTATGGTGCAGACGGTTTTGCTTTGTATAAAAAGCATAAAGAATATTCAGCACCTGGTTATTGATATGAAGAATGTAAAAGTGGGCATGTTTGAACTGCCTGGCATAGTATTTGAAAAGGGCGAGCTGACATCTGAGCTTAATGAAGAAATGATTGCCTGGGCCCAAGAAGAGGGTGTTGGCATGAGTATGACTGAAAATCTGTGGAGTTTTAAAAAGGAAGCACACAGAGAATGGTTTATACTCAAATGGAGTGATCGCATTCCAAAAATCACAAAAGAAGAAGAATGATAATTTATTTAGATATAGATGATGTTGTTGCAGATTGGCATGAAGCCGCACAGGTGTTCCTAAAACGTCGTTGGGATAAAACTGGTGAACGCATACCACATGATGAATGGGAACGCATTAAGGATAATAGTCGTTTCTATAGAGACTTGCCCTTGCGCGAAGGCGCTAACGAATTGGTAGCATGGTGCAAGGCCTATGCTGATACCAATCCAGGAACCGAAGTTAGATTCCTAACAGCTATACCAAAAGGCAACGACATGCCTTGGGCTGTGCAGGATAAAGTTTGGTGGGCACATGAACATTTTCCGGGTATTCCCTTGTTTATAGGACCATACAGTCATGACAAACATGTTCACTGCCAACCAGGCGACATACTGATTGACGATAGGACCAGCAACTGCGAAGAATGGATTGCCGCTGGCGGTAAGTCACACATCTATAGACATTGGTCAGAATGCCAAAAGTGGTTAGAGGATACTCTAATATATGGCAAACAGATTTCCTAACATTCGCACATCGCTAGTTGATTATACTAGCAAACAGTTGGGATTCAGCAGTCGTCCAACTCAAATGTACATGCTACATGACGATGAAGTTTACGAACAGCATCGCGTACATTCATTTTCCATGGGTGATGTAGAAGATCCTGAAATCTATGCCGCACAGCCAATTTATGACTGGCAGCAAACGGATCACGGTCAATGGGTAATGAAGCATGGGCGAGACCCAACTTTTCAGATCATTCCCGATCCTATTAGTTTTGGTTATCGAGTAGTGATCACTGCCCACGTAACACCTAGACGTTGGACTGAGTTTTGTCTCAAGTTTGTTGACGAGATCAATAAAAGATAGTATACTTGTGAAAACTTTGAAAGGGCCTTATGAATCCAGATCAATTCCCCAGTAAGTATCTTTATACCATTCGTTGGACACAACCTTATGCAGGACATAATCCGTTTATGCAGGAGTTGTGGAATCGTTATGAGGATGTGGTAGAACGTAGGATTGAGTCTGGCGATTTCACAGAAGCCAAAAGAGAAATTGAAAGGATAATGAAACTATGACTGTCATTATTGAAGGGATAATTATCATAGCTATGGCCTTTATTGTAGTGTTTGCAGTGCTCAAGGCTATTGAATGTTTAAAAGGAGATGAATAATGCAAATTAGAGCAACAGAAAACGTAGAAGAATTTGGTAAATGCGGTTGTGGTCGTAGCCCAACAGGCAAGTGTATTGGTTGGCATGCTCTGAGTCAAGAAGACTATCTTGCTGAAAAGGCCGAATGGGAACAGTCTCAAAAGAACGCTAGGGATCTAGCCGAGTGGCAAAAGACTGCGCAGGACTTATGGAATGATAGCTGTACTGCACCTAGATCTGTTCCAGCAGAACCAGTGTTTGCCGGCGCAATACCTGGACTTACACCACACTTGGCTGTACCATCTGATAAGATGTCTTACGGAGAGTTTTGTGAAAAATTTCCCGTCGAAGACGGTGACAAGATCACAGTCGACCAGGTTAATGAACTTGAGGAAGTGCATGGTATCAGTAACTACTATGAAAAATTAGAAATTTTCCGTAGACAAGAATATGAAAAGTATTTAAACGGTGATCCCTATTATAATGCATAGTAACTTGACCAAACTAGCAGAGGAAGCAGGCATCAAGCTAGATGAACTAGCAGACATACATCTGCTTCCGTTAGAAACCTATAGTCAGCTACTGGTCAATGATATTTCTTCGTTGATTAGTACCTATGCTATGATGAACGTGCCAGCAACAACAATTTCTGAAGTGATCAGAAAAACCTATGGAGTAGAGTAATGAAGTTATTTGATCGTTGGTTATACACCAAAGTAAGAGACATGTGGGAAAACAAATACAAGTACGAATCAGACAGAGATTATCAAGAATCAAGGGCAATAAATAAAATGGCAACAGGAATGGCAATGGTAGAACGTGGATCAGCCGAAGGGCAAGATCGTATTACATTTGAATTGAGCACAGCAGTGGGTGGACGTATTCTTAATGTGCGTCGTTATGATACTCGCAAAGATTCTCACGAGAACCAAACGTATGTTATTCCTAGTGGCGAAGATGTAGGCACTAGAGTAGCTAAGATTATTAATATAGAATTGATTAAATAACTCTAACGTAGGAGAAATATCATGCTTGAATTCCTAGCTGAAAATCAGTGGATTTTTATAACTGCACTGGCTTACATTTCGTACAAAATAGGTTGGAAAATGCACGAGGCATGGTTCTTGTACATCATACAAGAGCATCCTGAGCGTATCCAGGCCGCACTTGACCTAACAGGTAAACTTAAAAATCTCAGTGATGAAGAAGCACTTGATGTTTTGAAAAACATAAAAGACTCTAGGACTGCTGAAGCCGATGCTGTAAAATTGAGCATTGAAAAAGTTGGTTCTGAATTTTATGCCTACATCAAAGATGCTGGAACATTTGTTGCTCAAGGTGCCAGCATGGAAGATGTTATTACCCGTGCCCAAAAGCGTTATCCTGGTAAAAAGTTTATTGGCGAACTAGCTCAATCTAATTCAACCAATTAATTTGTATTACAACCCTTAGTTTGTTATACTTTATGAAGCTGATGTAAATCGGCCTTATAATATAAGGAAAACAAATGAAACTATTCAATCCAGAAACAAAGACCTATAAGTTATTCAACGCTCTTAAAGAAGGTCAAAAATTAACAGCTTCACAAGCTGAAAAGCGTTTCGGTATCAAGAACATCTCAGCAGAAGCAAGCCGCATCCGTGCCGCTGGTTATGCAGTCTACGCTAACAGCCACAAAGCTGGTAACGGTGTTAATGTTACTACATACGAAATGGGCCGTCCAAGCCGTCGTATCGTTGCTTTGGGTTACAAGGCAGCCGCAATGGGCATCACACTCTAATTTGAGTTTGCTTTGATTAAAGGCCCAGCTGAGTCTGGGCTTTTTCTTTTATGTGTTCAGCCCAGGCCTTGAGTGCAGTTTGATCCCAGTGGGTATGTTGATTTTGTCTAAACATGATCTGAGGATGTCGCACCTTATTCTTTGGCCAATGTTCTTTAAGCCAGGTTAATTGACTAGTACTTTGAAAATAGTTTGCATCTAATTGTAGACTGCTCCATACTGCATCGCATGGAGTGTAATTTTGAGTATCTAGTATTAGATCTGCTTGTGGTTGTTGTAGATTTTCCATAGCATTAATCCAAAAATATCGATAGCCGTGATACTGTAGCCAGGTCTGTGCAGAATATAGCAGTCTTGCTTGATCATTAATAACACTAGCAGGATCTCGTCCAACCCATGCTCGAAATGCACTTTGTACGCAGGGTTGATGTTTTCTAGGGCTTTGACTGTCTTGCCACCAAGGATTAAAGAAGTTTATAAAATCGTCATGCACATACTCTTGTCGATTCCAATTGGTCCAACCAATTACAACTAAGGTAGTCTCTGGATCATAATCTCCGTTGAGTAACTCTGCTTGGGTGTTGGCCCAAATCATATTGTTGCTTTGACCAGCATGAGATAAATTTACGATTGGAAGATTAAATGACTCGGCCAATTGATTAGGCCATGAGTATTCAAAATCTTTTCGATGTTGCACTCCGGGTTCTGTACATTCAAATCCAGAACTCATAGAACATCCGTTAGCAAGTATTTTCATTCTGTATATATTCAATATAGTTGGCTGACCGTATTTTTTTTGCTAAAATAGTATATGATTGATACACTTTTTAAACCCACACTAGATTGGATTCGTGATGATTTCAAAACTAAACCTTGGCGCTTCTGTATGGAAGTCACTGCATGGGCTCTCAGTATCGCTTGCTCAATCGGCATGGCAAGTACTGTACCAAATCCTCCCCTACACTTACTTTATCCTTTTTGGATTACTGGTTGCCTGCTTTATGCTTTCTGCGCTTATGATAGGAAATCATTTGGCATGTTGGCTAACTATGTCTTGTTGACCACAATTGATTCAATAGCACTGATTAGAATGATTTTAAATTAAGGAAAGTATGCCAGCAGACGATAAGTTACTAGAAGATTTTATAGACGAATTAGACAGACTAATTTTAAAATACGAAGAACATTTTGAACCTCACAATGTTTCTGCCATGTTGTTGAGCCGAGTCACACTACTACAGTCAATGGACCCGCAAACTGGCAAGGACCTATTAAAGTTTGTGTGGGAGAAGTTAGACGAAATTGAACAAGCAGATCCAGGAAACATGATATGACAACATTCACAAGTGAAGACCGTAGTAATGTATTACCTAAAGTGGGCTCAAGATGGCAGGGCGCCAACAGCCAAGAAGAGTTTACCATAGTAGCCGTTTGGAACCCTAACGAGGAACCTGATCCTTGGGCTCGATATGTTAATCAAGCAGGCAACGAATACACCTGTAGACTAGAAGCATTTTTGGCAAGATTTACCAAATTACCTGACGAACGATAGTTGACTTGTAAGTCATTTGGTTGTATAATTTAGTTATTGTAACAAACTAAGGCAATTAAATGACTTTTAAATTTAAGTACGAAAACGTAACTAAAAAACCCAATCCAATGGTTAAGATTAATCCTCTTAAGCGTGGATCCGGTAAAGTTGTTAGTCTACAAGATCGAGTAGATACTCTTAATAAGAGTGCCGCTTGGAAAAAGACCACTAAACTTTGGGCGGCAATGGACAAGGCTTTTGATCTTACACGATTGCCAAAAGTATCTATGGAAGAACTTGGTATCTTAGACATTGATGAAGATATCCAACGTGCCTTAGATGAAAAACATTGTGCTAATACTATTGCCAATCCCTTAGTATTTGATCCAGCACTACTTCAACCTGTAGTTTGTATTAAAACAAGCAAAGGCAAGTTCATTAGTATTGACACACAACACACTGTCAGCACCATTGCCGCACTAATCGATGCCGGACTTATGCCCGGACACACTGATTGGAAAACTTTTAAGTATCCATTTACCTACATTGAAACAGACAACCTCGCCTATGCCCGTCGTGCATTTGGTATCCTAAACGGCAAAGGTAAAAAGAAACAATCAGCATACCAACAACTTCGTAACTCTGTATTCATTGTGCGTATTGACAAAGATAAAACAGATGAAGATGACGTAGCTCTTGAAAAGAAAGTCAGCATTGCTGAAAAACATAATTGTTTTCCAGTCGAAGCAGACAGCGACTTGGCCAAATATCCAGGTACATTTACTAACATTGCCACATTCAAAACACTTACTAATAATGAACTTGAAGAAGCATGTAGCTGGCACGATCAGTACTTTCATTACGAAAGCGTTCACGTTAGTCTTTACTTTATTTTCCGAGACCTATGCCGTCAGTTTGACAGTGCTAAAATTAAAATTAGCCCTAAGCTAAAAGAAGAATTAGCCGCAATGGTACAGAGTTGCTTTATGAATTTGTCGCAGTTCCAAGAGTCAGTTACAGAAGCACATCGCCGTTGGACAGAAAAGCGTTACGGTTATCAAGCCAACTGGGATGATGATGCGTATGCCTGCGCCTTAATCCAACTGTATCAGCACTTTGGCGGTAAGGAAAAGGTTGCACCTACCCTGCTTGATCAGTTTGATGGCCTCATCGAGTTCTTCGATGAAGATATCTTATCTATGGCAGACTAATGTACTATCTTTATCTAATACAAAGTCCTTTTGGTCGTCCAGGGTTTGGCATTATGCAAACTCCTCCCGAACGCAATAAACAATACTGCTCACACATGGGCGGTATTGTTAACATGCGAATATACGGCGGACTAAGAGCACATGCCAAAGCCCTTGAGCGTACAATTAAAACACAGTATATAGATAACATTTGGATCGTTGATGATTGGAAAACAGAATGGTTAAATGATACTGTACCAATGTCACAGTTAATAGAATATGTTGAAAGTCTAATCCAAGAAAGACACTTTCGACTAAAGTTAATTGCTCCAGAATGGAATTTCCAACAAGCTCTACCTGAGTAAATATTTGCATGAAGATCCTTGTAACGGGTCACGAAGGATTCATTGGCCGTAATATGACTTCGTGGCTAGCCGCTGAAGGTTGGGAAGTAGATGGATACGAGTGGCACCCAACCGAACGACCAGATATAGTAGCATATGATTGGGTAATCCATTTAGGTGCTGTTGCCGACATGACTGAACAAGATGTCGATAAGATCATGCAACAGAATCTAGAATTTAGCCAATGGCTATTCAACGAATGTAATACACACGGTGTACATTTACAATATGCTAGTTCTAGTTCAGTCTACGGTGACACTAAAGATTTTAGTGAGTATGCACCTTGTCACCCACAGACTCCTTATGCCTGGAGCAAGTATTTGTTTGATCGTTGGGTTTTTAAACAAGATATTAAAGTTTATGTACAAGGATTCCGTTACTTTAATGTATATGGAAAATGGATGCACTTGCGTGGTAAACGAGCTAATGCTATACAAAAATGGCGCACACAAGCTCGCAAGGAAGGTAAGATAACAGTATGGGAGAATGCAGAAAATGTTAGGCGTGATTGGACTTGGGTTGGCGATGTTTGTCGTCTTCATATTGATTTTATTAAAACAGTTAATGGGTCCGGGATCTGGAACTGCGGATCAGGACTAGCACACAGCTTTTTAGATATAGCGGAGGAAATAGCTGAACAAGAAGGGGTAAAGATAGAGTTTGAGCCGATCCCTACAGCTGAACTAAACCGCTTTAGACACGCTACAAAGGCAGATTTAACGCATTTAAAAGAAACTATTGGCAAACGTAAATGGCTTAATGTATTTGAATTCCTAGCGCAGTAGGAATAATAAATACATAACCATGAAAGCAATAGAAATTTTAGAAGCCGCACTAGGCGTAACCCCAAAACGCGATGCTCGACCTGGTTCACGACCAGCCCGCGGCCACGAGCCTGTAAAATCGTTTACAGATCATCAAAATAAAGTACGTCAGTTGCACAAGGCAACAGGATGGGATATTAGTCATATTGAATTATTAAAACCACACGAATTAGATGCAGAACATGCCAAGCATGTTACTGAAGCTAAACGTCCAGATCGCCCACCTCCACAGACTAATTTGCAAGTAGGCGACCGTGTGGTTGCTGATGTACGTAAGGAAAAGAACTATCCAGGCGGACATCAATATCGTAGCGGGTTTGTTACACGAATTGGTGAAAAAGGTGTACATATTGAACCTGATGATCGAGGACCTCACGAATGGCATCCATACAAGATTGTTAAGAAACTTGGCGAATCAACTGATGAGAAATTTTGTGAAAACTGCGGTGGTAGTTTAGCCGAGCATGGCAAAGCATCTAGAGCATTGTGTTTGGGTAACAGACCTGACGATGAATTAGGTGCAAGTAATCTAGCATCATGCAAGTCACAAGGCCTACGTGCTCGCGATGGCAAGAAATCACACAAACTTGGTAAGAGTCCTAAGAGTCGTGTTAAGGTAGGCGGACACAAGATTAAGGGCAAGAAGTACGGCGGCCCATTACCTGACTGGAGCTAATATGAGAGCTAGAGAGTTTACCTTACTAGAAGCAGTTAGTGATCCTGAAGTTGTAAAGACACAAGAAAAACTAAGAGATCTAGGCTATGACCTAGGTCCATACGGTCCTAAAGGCGACGGTGTAGATGGTATTGTTGGACCGTATACTCAAACAGCAATGGATGCCTATGCCAAGGGACTAAGCCCTAAAGATGCACCTAAACCAAATCCACAAGCAGTACAAAAATACAATCAAGAGATTGGTTATGTTGACCACGGTGACGGATCAATGCCAGTTAACGGTAGAATTACAACTAAGTTTGGTGCACCGACATCATTAGGACCACATCCAGGATTAGACATTGCGGCTGTAACAGGAACACCAGTTAAGAGTCCAATCAGCGGAGTAGTAAGTGCAGTCGGTAGCGACAACACTAGAGGTAATTGGTTACAAGTAGACGGCAATGGAGTTGCACATAGATTCTTACATTTGTCGCAGATACATGCAAGCAAAGGCGATAAGGTTAGTTCTGGACAAACAGTAGGCCTAGTAGGATCTACAGGCTACTCAACAGGACCACACCTACACTGGGAAAAGTATGTGGCCGGTAGACTAACAGATCCAACAAGCGCATAAGAAGATAATTATGAGATTTTACGAATTTAAAATAATCAACGAAGCATTTGACCAACAAGTACTTACAATGCAAAAAGAATTAAAAGCCAAAGGCGCTGACTTGGGTACATTTGGACCTAATGGTGACGGACTTGACGGAAGACTAGGTCCTTATACACGTAGAGCCGCTGAAAAGTTTCCAGAGATTGCTAACAAGTATAAAGATGTACTAGCCCGTCCTAATTCAGTTGATGCACAAAAAGTTGATGTATCAACAATACAAGATCCAGACTTTAAAAAGAAACTAGAAAAGATTGCACAACAGCTTGGCACAACTTCTAATGCAATGTTGGCTGTTATGAAAGCAGAATCTGGAGTTAATCCAGCCGCACAAAACAAGACTGGTGGTGCTTCGGGACTGATACAGTTTATGCCAGACACTGCTAGAATGTTAGGAACAACTACAGATGAACTACGTCAGATGGATGCAGTTCAACAACTAGACTACGTTTATAAATTTTACAAGTACACAGGTGTGGGAGACGGATCAGCAGGCGACTTGTACATGGCAACCTTTATGCCTAAGTATGTTGGATATCCTGATCACACAGTCTTAGGACAAAAAGATGCTCCTGGATTCAGTGGAAAAGTATATGCTCAGAATGCAGGACTCGATGTTAACCGTGACGGTAAGATAACCGTAGGCGATGTAAAAAATCGAGTGGCTCGCTTTGCCTAATAAATACCTGCATGGAAATAACAGGTAATTTAATAATAGCACCCCCCGCAGTTAAAACTAATTTCTGGCATAAGACTGTAATAATAATTACAGAACATCATCTGCAAGGAAGCATGGGATTAGTTCTAAACAAACGTAGTCAAATGAGCGTAAGTGAGTTTGGCGCACAACTAGGCTATGCGATCGATAGTCCCGGTTTCGTTTATGTAGGCGGTCCTCTCAACACAAAAAATCTAAGCTTCTTACACACTAATGATTGGCAAAGTAGTAACACTATGCAGATCAGTGATAAGTTTAGCATCAGTTCGGACGAAGACATTTTACCTAGATTAGCCAGTGGTGATAAACCAGAGTTCTGGAGATTGTTTTTAGGTGTTTGTGGTTGGGGTCCTGGACAACTGATGGGAGAAATACGGGGTGATCCTCCGTGGCAAACAGCTACTAGTTGGTGCTTGGCTAATAGCGATCCAGAGTTGGTTTTTGGAACTGACAATGCTGATCAATGGTGCAATGCCCTAGATCGATCTGGTTTAGAATTTGCTCAAAGTATATTAGCATAAATATTAATTGAGTGTATAATATATACTTCATAGGTTGGGTCTGTAACACAATCGAAAGAGGTAATCAAAATGGCAGCAACTTTACTGCTAAACGCTGATGGCTTGCCTGTTAGCTACATGCCATTGAGCACCCTAACTTGGGAAGACTCAATCAAATACATGGTCTTAGACAAGGCCGATGTTTTACTCTATCACGACAACTGGATAGTACATTCAGCCCGTTGGGAAACACAAGTTCCTAGTGTTATGATGTTACGTGACTACATGAAACCAAAAACTGCCGTTCGTTTCAGTAGATCTAACGTATACCTAAGAGACAACTGTGAATGCCAATATTGCGGCGAAAAGGTCGAACGCAGGGAAGCAACACTGGACCACGTACTGCCTGTATCAAAGGGTGGTAAGAGTACCTGGGAAAACTGTACAACTGCCTGCGCACCATGTAATGCCAGCAAGAGTGACAGCACCAAAGGTTGGAAGCCAAAGATCAAACCTTACAAGCCTGATTTCTACGATCTTGTAAATAAGCGTAAGAAGCAGGGCATAGACGTAAGGTACAAAGAATGGCTACAATTCATCCAATAAAGAAAATACTATGGTGCACCTTGGGAGTAATACTCCTAGGTGTAGCCTATATAGGACTAATTACTCCCGGCATACCATGGAGTACTCCTACAGTAGGTGCGGCCTACTGTTTTGCTCGTGGTTCAGATCGCATGCACAACTGGCTAATGAATCATAAGATTTTTGGTCCTTTCCTCCGAGGATGGACAGAAAAACGTGTGTTCCCAGTTAAGGCACGTTGGCTAATGATCCTTACTATGGACTGTAGCCTAATCATCATGTGGTTCACTACACACAATTGGAAAGCAGTGGTAGGCACAGGTATATTCATGGCCATTGTTGCATGGTGGGCAATGGCCTATCCTAAAACCGCAGAAGAATATGATGAACGTAAAGCACAGGGCAAACGTATAGGTTGGTTTGGTTGATAACATGTTGTCTAAAGTAAGTGCGGCCTTTTCTACTCCTATATGCAGTAAATTTCTACAAATAGACAATCAACCGATAGAAGAATACTGCTACGATTTGATAAACGGATTAGCATCAAAGCCCGGTGGCTGGCAAAGCGGCATGCTAGAACTCACTGACTCTAAACTACAGCCTCTAGTGGAACAGGTAAAAGAAATGATCAAGGAGGTCAGCGATCATTATTTTATACAAAAACCATATCAGCTTGAATTAGACAATGCATGGGTAAACATCAATCAACCCGGGCTAGAGCAATTACCTAATAATAGATCGCATCTACATCCGGAATATTTTTTTAGTTTCGTCTACTATGTTAAAGCTGATCCCGGAGCAGGCTTTATAAACTTAGCCAATCCTACTCCACTACTAGAATACGCACTACCGGATCTTGCCTGTAGTGGGTTTGGCCCATTTAATACTTCTAGAATAAGCATAGCGCCAGAAGCACATAAACTCATAGGATTTCCCAGCTGGATTTCTCACAGCGTAGATCCTAATCTTAGTAATAGTAATAGGATATCGATTGCCTTCAATGCAAAATTAGCTAAATATTAGCATATTAACTTTGAAGGGATTACACAGTGAAAAAGATATTAACTGGGCTACTTCTAGCCTTTATTGCTACAGTCAGCCTACAAGCAAACGCTTGGGATCAACGTGTTCCTAACCCAGTACAAGCCTGCCAAATACACAGCCCATATGGTTTTGCACAAACAGCACGTACAGCAACTCCTATTTGCCGTGAAGCATATCTAGTAGCATATGATGCTCCTGTAAAGATTCCTGCTTATGTAGCATATACACTATTACCGCAAAACGCATTAGGTTGCTTTCCACGCACAAATGCTTTCGTAGCTGACCAATCACTAGGCGGCACAGGTGCAACACCAGCTGACTATGTTGGTACAGGCTACGACAAAGGACATGCCGCTCCAGACGGCGATCTAAGTTGGACACAACAAGTAGAGTATGAATCATTCTTAATGACCAACATGTATCCACAACACGGATCATTGAATCGCGGCATTTGGAAACTATTAGAAACATCAGTTCGTGGCTGGGCAGTACAACTTAACCAACCATATACAATCTATGTAGGTGCATTCTACGGTGCAGGAGATCCTACAATTGGTAACGGAGTTATTGTTCCACACGGATACTATAAGATTGTTATTAATAACCAAACTAAACAAATCGCTGGATGGGCATTTCCACACACCAAGCCATATGTTAACTTAGGCAATGACTTAACAGTATTTCGTAAGCCTGTTGCTGACATTATGCGAGAAGCTGGTGTTAAGTATGCTTTCCCAGCAGGTGCTATAGAACTTGCGCCGGGGCAAGAATGGCCTGTAAACTTTGGAGCTCTTACAAATGCTAAACGTGCTAAGTGCGGTGCTAATGCATCAGCAGACTAATCCAAGCAACTATCCTGTTTGGCCAGAACAAAAAGAAGGCGATGATAGCGACCATAAAAGAAATCCTTATAGCCCTGTATGAAGGGCTAGCAAGGTTTGGCTGCGGCATAGGAGGAATACCTTATGAAGATGAATGAACTATTAAATGAAGATTGGAATAAAGTCAATCACCACGACAAGACTAATGGACTCAGTCAAAAGGCAGTCAATGCCTATCGTCATGAACATCCAGGTAGTCATTTACAAACTGCTGTTACTACTAAACCTAGTAAGTTAAAGAAAGGTAGTAAGGCCGCTAAACGCCGCAAATCATTCTGTGCTAGAATGTCGGGTAATAAAGGTCCAATGAAGAAGCCTAATGGTAAGCCCACTCCTAAGGCATTGGCCTTACGCCGCTGGAACTGTGAAAGCATTGCAGAAATGCGCCAGCTAATCGAAACAGCTGAGAAAGTTATCATGCAGGAAAAGTGGACACAGAAATATAAAAATAGTATCGATTGTTCTAATCCAAAAGGATTTAGTCAACGTGCTCACTGTGCTGGTAAGAAGAAAAAATGAGAGCAACTGAGTTTGCTCCTAACAAGTTAGTCATATTTGATATTGACGATACACTTGTACACACGCAAACTAAAGTCCATGTAGTTAAAGATGGACAAGTAGTTAGAGAACTCAATAGCCACGAGTTTACACATTATAAACTACAGCCAGGGGAAGATTTCGACTTTGGCCGTTTCAAAGATGCTCGAGAGTTCTTTGAAAACAGCAAACCTATCATCCCCATGATCAATCAACTCAAGCATGATATTGCTACTGGTAACAAGGTAGTAATGGTCACGGCTCGTGCTGACTTTAATGACAGAGAATTATTCTTAGATACATTTCGCAAGTACGGTGTAGACATGAGTAAAGTCCATGTATATCGTGCTGGAAACATGACACAGAAGATACAGACTGAAGAAAAGAAAAAGATCATCATACGTGACCTATTAAACAAGGGTAATTATACCAAGGCCATAATGTATGATGATGCAGTACCTAATCTAGAAAGTTTTGTTGAACTCAAAACTGAGTATCCACATACTAAATTTTATGCTTGGCATGTTAGTTTAGAAGGTGAAGCAAGTGAGTATCATCGCACTAACGAAAACTTTGCCAACGGAAAGAATCCACAAGACAAAGGCGACAGCAAACGTTATCATGTGCCAACAAAGAGTAGCGTTAGCAGCCTACGTAAGTTTGCCAAGAGCCATAGTGGCAGAGCCGCACAGCTAGCACACTGGATGGCTAATATGAAATCGGGACACAAAAAATGAAAAGACTAATAGCAGTAGTAGCATTTTTAAGTTTAACAGGCTGTGCAGGTATAATGGAAATGATCCCCAGTCGTTGGGACGTTAATCAAGCCAAAGCAATCACAGACATACAGTTAGAAGTTAGACACTTTGATTGTAAGGCAGACCTAGCACCACAAGTTAATCAATTAGCTCGAGATGTAGAATGGTTTGACATCTATGCTAAAACTAAACCAACACGTGATATTGCCAAACTAACTGGCACAATCACCGACACAGTTAAAGAACTACAAGATCGCGTAGCCAAAGGTCCTGTAAGTCCATTGTACTGTGACTTAAAGAAAAAGATTATACAACAACAAGTTGATATAATAGCAGGTTCAGTACAAGGGAGATTCTAATGAGCCAAGTATTAATGGAAGTAATGCAAAGCGGTCAACCATGGGCCGCTGAACGTGCCCAATACGCACTACAAGTACACGAAGCAGTTGGAGCAGGACAACTAAGCCCGAGTGAGGCCAAAGAAATTCTAGCTGATTTGATCAGTACAGACAAACTACAAGAAGCTGCCGCGGATCAACAAGCAGTTGCGGCCCTAGTGTTTGGCGTACAACAGCTGATTAGTTTGTATTAAAATTTTCAATCTTCAACTATGGCTAATTTAATCGTTAGAGTTAGTAATGACGGAAACATTGGCTGCGAATTTACAGAAGGCCACGGTCCACTATCAACGTTAGTGATTCATCCGCCTAGTGATTTACTAATAGCACAAACATCAAATGATCAAAATACCATTGTTGAAATCGAGGAAGAAATTGTGAATCAAGAAACTATATTATCATATTACGAAACACTAAGTCCAGGAGATAGGCAGGCGTTAATAGCCGCACTACGCACCGACGAGATTGCTGTTCAAGCACGTGAACGAGCAGAACGTACTTCTCGCAATAAAGCATTGGGCGTACATACTGGCAAGACTATAGATGAATATAGTACTAGTGCTTGGCAAATTAAACAAGACTATCCAGACAGCGAAGATGGCGTATATTGGATACAGAATGATGCGATTAACAACGGAGATCCGTTCCAAGTATATTGCGATATGACTACCTTAGGTGGCGGCTGGACTTTGATTGTACAAAACTCAGCGTGTGAGTGGCAAACTGATCAATTGTTTTTACTTAATGAAACAAATGCTCCTACACAATTAGTAGGGCATGACATACAGTCAACTGACTATAACTACAGCATCTTAAGTTGGGCTGATAAGATTAAAAGTGCAGAGTCAGGATTTGATTTTATGATCACAGCTCGTGAACACGGATCACTAGGTGGTGCGTGGACCGCTAATGAACCATACAGTTTTGTGCAGACTTTTGACAGCTCTGATATGGGTGATGCACAGTTAGGTACACCAGGTTGGCGCAAGAACATTACAGAACTAGCACGTTGGGGCTACAATGGTAATACGTGGAACTACGATGACAATGCTATGGAAGCACGTATGCCTTGGATAGGTATTGGTATCAACTACGGTTGGTTAACCACAGATGGATTCCGTGGTGGCTGGTGGGGCACACTAATCACCGGTGGGGGTTGGAATCCTGCTCCGTGGTTAAGCACTATTGAAGACGGTGCTCGTCCAGGTGCAATTTGGTATTGGGTGAGATAATCAGTAGGTATTAAACACTTGGACTAGTGCCTGCACTAGATCCTCGATCATACCATCATCATGAAACGGAGTGGGTGCAAAACGCAACCGCTCCGTTCCCACATCAACTGTAGGATAGTTGATTGGTTGTACATAGATGTTATGGTCATTCAATAGTGCATCACTCATAGCTTTACAGCGTTTAGCATCGCCTACTAGCACCGGAACTATGTGACTAGTACTACATTCCATTACAGGAATCCCGGCGACTTTTAATCTATGTTTTAGTTTGCGAGCACGATCTTGATGACGCTCACGTATCTCATTATGATCTTTGAGATACTTGATTGCCGCCATTGCTCCGGCACAAGTAACAGGACTCATGCTGGTTGTAAAAATGAATCCAGCGGCTACGCTACGAATAGCGTCGGCTACAATCTTGTCGCAAGCAATGTAACCACCCTGGACTCCAAAGGCCTTTCCCAAAGTTCCATTGACTATGTCTACTTTGTCTTCAAGCCCAAGCTCTTCTAATTTTCCACCTCCGTGTTCTCCATATAAGCCCACAGCGTGTACTTCATCGATATAGGTAATAGCTTTGTATTTGTTGGCTAACTTACAGATTTCTTCAATGTGTCCAACATCTCCATCCATGCTGTATACACTTTCAAATACTACACAAGGAGTTTTACCCTGTGCAAAACTAATCTTTAATTTTTGTTCTAGATCATCTAAGTCATTGTGTTTAAAGATAACTTTATCTGCACGGCTGTGCTGTATTCCTACAATGATTGAGTTATGATTATTAGCATCGCTGATATATTCAATATTGGGAATAATTTTAGCTAGAGCAATCAGTGTCCATTCGTTGGCCACATAAGCACTAGAGAACAGTACAGCTTTTTCTTTCTTGTGCAGGCTAGCAAGCTCATGTTCAAGTGCAACATGATAGTGGCTAGTACCGCCGATATTGCGTGTACCACCTGAACCTGATCCTGTATGATCTAATGCTGTGTGCATGGCATCAAGCACAACTTTGTGCTGTCCCATGCCTAAGTAATCATTTGAGCACCAGTTGACAATGTTTTTAATATTATATGGCCCATACCATATTGCTTGCGGAAACTTGCCGTTTTCACGAACGATGTCGTTAAAAACCCGATATTTTCCGTTTTCTTTAAGATCTGCTATTAGTCGTTCGAAAGGTTCTTTGTTTATCATAGTCATCTATTTAACGCTAAATACACGTAGAGGATTGAATTCATGGCAAAAAACGGTATATCAATACTATCAACTAAGCAGGCAAAACAAACAGCCAAACTTAACATTGCTTCGTCTAAACGACAGGGTAAAGTAGTTGCCGCTGATGGAACCGTAACAGGTAGTGCAGATCCTACTAAGAATTATGCACGTTCGAGAGCATATTACGATATTACACAGTTGCCTACACAATATAACGGCAACGGCATTACAGACAATCCTAATACAGGTGGATTAGTTGTTGGTCGTCCTTGGATTTCAATCAGTTATAGCATATCACCAAACGCATCAGCAGTTAACGAAGGCGATACAATTACCTATACAATTACCACAGTTGGTGTAGCAGATGGCACAACATTGTATTGGACCAATAGTGGAACAACAGTAGGTGCAGACTTCACTGGCGCCGCCAACAGCGGATCATTTACTGTTAACAGCGGCACAGCAACATTTACCAGAGTGCTAGCAAACGATTATCTAACAGAAGGCACTGAAACAGTCATAGTAGATATACGCACAGGCTCCACAAGCGGTCCTATCGTAGCTACCAGCGGCACAGTATCAGTTGCTGATACTTCAATACCCGTTGTTGACCAGTATGGTTACTTTGAACAGCAGTTAGTTGGCGGCACATATATGACATTTGACCAGACTATTGCTGGCAATAGTTTGAGATTTATCTGTACTAACTTTGACGGCAATCCTATATACGGCAGTTACATTAGAGTGAACGGTGTTATGGTTGCCACTGACCATACTCGCAGTCCGGATAACTTTGATAATTCAGCAGTTGGCGGCAGTGCATCATTTAGCGGCAGTAACTATCTGTCAATAGCAACTACACCAGCATTTGGATTTGGTACAGGTGACTTTACTTTTGAGGGTTGGTACTATCATACTACTGGTGGAATTAACCATCGCTTGTTTGATTTTAGAACCTCAGAACCGCAAGTTGCACCAATGCTAGGCATTAGCAATACCAGTGCTATCTATTTGTTTGTCAATGGCGCTAATAGAATTATTGGTAGTACTTTATCTTTAAACACTTGGACACATATTGCTGTAGTAAAACGCAATAACGCAACCAAGTTATACATAAATGGTACAGCAGCCGCAACGACTTACACAGATACTAACGATTATGGAACTACAAATCAATTACATATTGGTGCAGACTTCAATCACGCAAACTTTTTTGTAGGGTCGATGACCAGTGTACGAGTTGTTAATGGAACAGCAGTATACACCGCCAACTTTACACCATCGGTCAATCCATTGTTGCCCGTAACCAACACTAAACTGTTACTAACAGAATTGACCAGCGGTGACCTATTAAAAGACACCAGCCCAAGCAATCTCACAATAACCAATACAGGTACTGTCGCTTGGACATCAGCTACACCATTTACAGCAGGTAGCCCAACTACATTGCCAGCACCACAAGATCCTCCAACTAACAACGGACTTGGATTCTGTATGCGTCGTGGACATACTGTAGTGGCCCTAAACACCGACGGTACTGTACAAAGCGCCAACTGGTATGACACTTATAATAATGCCAGTTTAGGCACCAACATAGCCGCACTACTAAGATCATTCTTACCTGGCACAATCGTAGCTATTGGTACATTTGATGCTACAGGTGTTAATCAAGACTTCCGTGATTGCCTGACCAACTACTTTGGTGACACTACATTTTCTAACACATGGGGCGGATCAAGAATCAGTCAAATGTTCTTGGCTATAGTTAAGAAAAAGATCCTGGCATTTAATGGCAGTTCAAATCGCATACAGGTAGGCGGAACAAGAACAGACTGGAGCATACAGTTAAACTATACTATAGAGTTCTGGAGCAAAGCCTCAGTAGCTACTACATCCGGGGCACTGTTGACCATAATGTCTCAACAGCCTAACAACAATACAATTGATATATTTTATCAAAACGGAAATTTAAACGTTAACAACGGAAGAGTACTTTGTGCTGAACCTACTCCGGGCGTATGGACACATGTGGCTATAACTTGTAGCGGTGGTGGTCCAACTGATACAAATGTATACTACAACGGCGTTAATGTCTATAACGGCCCAGGTTATTACGCCAACGATACAAGTAATGATCTATGGATTGGGCGCCGCGGTAACAACGACTTCCAGTATTTTAACGGAAAACTAACTAATATTAGAATCAGTAACACACCGCGCTATTCAACTACATTTACTCCACCACTGACATTAGTAACTGATGCTAATACAAAACTAGCATTAGATGGTAACCTAGTGGATCGTAGCGCCAGCGCACATACAATTACAAATACTGGCACAACAACCAGTAGTTTAGACTTCCCAACATAACCCAATAAATAGATCATGTCACTAGTAAAAATATCAGCAATGCCAACTTTAGCTACTGGAACAGACGCAACTGTTGTACCTGTAGTTGAAAGTGGAGCAAACAAAAAAATAACATTAGCGTCACTAAAAAGTTACGCTGTAGATTATCCTGTAACTAATAGATTCTATATTGATCCTGCTAGAACAGATACATATACGCCAACAGGCAATGCCAACAAGCCATTTAAAACATTAAATGCCGCATACACGTATATTAAAAATTTAATTGCAACCAGTGTAATTTCACCGGCAGAAACGAATCCAATTTTTATGATACTACAGGGTAACATAACTGAAAATATTACTCTAGACACAGGACATATTTTCCTAGTAGGTGACAACGGTAGTATCCATGCTCCAATTTATCTGTTTGGTACAGTTACTATCAGCGGATCAGCAACCGGTGCAGGTGCATTAGGCGATAATCACTTTAGCATAGCTGGATTGGCTATCAATGCTCTAGCACAAAAGCCCTGCATCTATTATACAGGCGCAAATGCACAGCGTTTATTCTTGCAAGATGTTTGGATGACTGCCACAGGTAATCAAACAGGCTCAACTGTTTTCACAGATGCAGGCGGCTATGGCATTTATGCAGACTGTTCAGGCACTGAAGGTTCATCAAAGAGTGTGATACACGGTAACAGCATTAAATTAAGTCATAACGGTACAGGTGACGTGTATTGTATCCAAGTTGGTAAAGCAGACGGTACAAGTCGTGTAAGTTTAGATCTACGTGAGGTAGAATCAAGTGGTGCGGCACAGGTCGCATCTGTAAATAGTAACTGTACTATGAACTTTAGCAATAGCGAACTAACAGCCAACAATGAAGTGTGCCTAGAAGCATATGGCACAGGTGCTATGACTATCGGCAACTGTATCATTGGTAATAACAGCACAGGTGATAGTTACGGTATTTGGTTACATTCAGCAGGCAGCGCCGCTATTGTAATCAACAGTGTATTCAGCGTAGTATCTAGCACAGGTGCTAGCCGTGCAGTTAAAGGTGTAGCAGGCACAGTTTATGTTTATGCTAATAACTTTGTTGGCAAGGGACCTACACTAGCAGACTACAATGCCAAGATTGATTCAGCAATAACGAGAATTGCCGCAACCAGCACACTAACCGCAGTATAAGGAAAAACAATTATGAAAATGGCAGACATATTACACAGCATAGCAGATTTACTAGATGCGGTAGAAGATGATAAACCAGCACAGGCTCCTGTTGTGGTTAATGTTAATAACGGATCAGCTCAAGCGACTACTGACAGTCATGGTGATGATGGCGATGACGAAACTAAACATGCTAATCCAGTAATGGTTCCTCCACTGCAACAAAAAATTGAAATGATGAAAAAGCTAGCAGGAGTTCCTAGCAGATTAGATCAAAAAATTGACTTAGTATCTGACGATGAACCTTTTGATGGCTAAGGAGTAGTCCGTGGCTTTCATTCAAAAGTTCTTTACTGGTAGACAAAGTTATAGCAATGGTGAGAGCCGTATTGGCGAACTAGGACGTCTTTGGTATGACAGTATTACTAACACTATTCGTATTAGTGACGGAACTCCAGGTGGTAAGATTGTCAGTGGATCTAGTATGGGATCCACAGTCTACGAAGGTGCAACTCCGCCTCCCAATCCACAACCAGGTTGGCTATGGTGGGACTCAACAAGTGGCGACTTATTTGTCTACTATGACAACAACTGGGTAGCCGCAACGGCAATACCTAACTCAACATATACATTACCAAAAGCTACAACCAACACACTGGGTGGTGTTGAAATTGGCACTAACGTTAACATAGATGGCAATGGCAAGATCAGTGTTAGCTTTGCTGGACTGGCTACAGAAACTTATGTTACTAACTTATTAGACAACTACAATGATCTAGGCAACTTTGTTGTTAATGGTACTAACCTACAGACCCTATCAGGTACAGTATCGGGTGCTGATATTGTTATCAATCCTAACGGCGGTAGTGTACAAGTACCTGCTCTTAAGATTGGCACTGGTGGAAACATTGTAAACACCAGCCTATACATTGAAGCCTACATTACTACCTATGAACTAGTCAGCATCGTAGATCACAGTAACACAGTAGCATTAGCTACAGGCGTCTATGGTAACATCAACGGTGTACCTACTCCATGGACAGTATTTGAACTAACACCGGGCATCAGCGGCATACCAATCAGTGCTATACAGATCAATGATATATTAACTGGTGCTGGTATTATTCCTAGTACAGTTGGTGATCGCGGTACTGGACTATATGCCAACTATGTAATCGTTAACTTGGATCTAGAAGGGCTTGGACAAGTACTTCCTATAACTGGAGCT